GAAGCTCAGGTGCTTAGGTCCATCTCCAATACACATTTGGAAACACATAAGAAAGGTAAGTGCGATGCTTGTGGGCAAGATTGTGATATAACAAGGATCCAGGAGTTAGAGACCGGGGTTAAAGTTATTTCTAGGCACATTCAGGATTTAATTTCTGATGAAAATCAGGTTACGGCCCAGCATACTTCCTGTGTAGCGCGTGTTAAAGAGATCGGTAAAACCTTAGATGACTTAAGGAATACTCTTTATCGTGAGAATGTGGGGGTCGAGAAAACAACAAAAAATCTTGAAAATAATCGACGTGAAATTACCCAGGATAGGCTATCTACGCAGAGTCTACAAACGATTTTACAAGAGAAAACAAGAGAATTATGTAGAATAGAACCCGAGGTCGATCAGAAAGAAACATGGCTCAAAGAGAACGAATCTCGATGGCAGGCCTTAGAAACTTCTGATCCAGCTATTTATGAAGAACAACTGAAAGGCATACGCGCTAAGATTCAGGATTATAATCAAAGATTGACATCTAGGTTAGAGCGAGAAGCTTTCAACAAGAAGCTAGATGAGCAGATTCAAAAAGATTCTGACCAGGTGCAAAAGCTATCTGAGAAGATAAATACTCTAGACTTAGAAATCAAAAATCTCGAGTTCGTTAAGATGTTCTACGAGACTACGTTTCCCAATTTTATCAACTCAAAGGCCTGTACCTTACTGGAGTCTTATATGAATAACTTCCTCAGCACAACTAAGGAGGGATTCCAATTTAAACTTTTGTCCACGAAGAAAGGTATAGACTTTTTATATAAGGCAGACCCCGCGTCAGAATGGTTGAATGTTAAGTTAGCCTCTGGTTTTGAAACTTCGGTATCTAATCTAGCTTTTAAATGTGCCGTGGCTTTTTCATACCAGTCTGGACTTTTGGTTCTCGACGAGCCTGACGCATACAGTTCTGAGTCTAATAGCGAGCGGTTATTTGAAACCTTGACCAGTATTAACGACGGATTTGAGCAGATGATTATCATTACGCATAAGACTCAGGCTATGGAATTCTTAAAGGAGAACGGCGCCAATATTTATAAAGTTACTGATGGAGTCTTCGAGCAATCTGCTGACTAATTAAATAACGCGAGCGAGTTAGCTCTATAATAAACGTAATCAAGGGTATAGTTACCCATTTGATAAAAAGTACCGTAGTGTACAAAAAGGAGAAATGTATGGCAGTTTCAGATGATGCATTCAAGCAGTTTGCAGTAAAAACCGAACAGGAAGAAAGGGATCGCGCAGCTAAAGCCTCTAGCGGGGGCTATCAGCGAGATTTTGAAAATGTAAAATATTCCGGCCTTGAGAAAGGCGTAATGAAGATCATTCGTGGTCTCGGCGGAGTTCCTAATTCAGGCCAAGATAAGTTTACTTCTCGCACTGTGAGACATTCTCAGATCGTTGCAGATGATGGTAAGCGCATTCGAGTCATTCTTCCTCTCAAGACAGAGAACCCAGCTTTTATTCTATGGAAGATCATAGATAGGGTTACTGAGGTTGAGTGGGTCAATAAGGCGAAGGTATTCGTTAACGAGAGGAAGCATTCTGATATCTTTAGGATGGTGTCTGTTAATGGGTACGCAGAGGGAACTAATCAGGCTAAGTACGACAAGGGTTGGGCTGGTCGCGATTACTTCGTGATGAATTGTATCGATCGTTCGATGATGGATTGGCACAAGGAAAATAAGCATTCAGTTATTCTTTCGAAGCAGATCAACACAGTAAATACCGATGACGGTAAGGTACTGGAGTTTGCTGAAGAAGGTGTACCTGCTTATGGTTTCACTAATCTCTTGGCTTTGAATATCTTCAAGTTCTACGGTGATTGGTGTAATTATGATCTTGGCGTGGAGAAGCTCGGTCTTATGCAGAGCCCATTCCGACTCATTAATGCTTCGAAGCATGAGGAAGAGGTGCCTGAGGATCTTCGCGATCTCATTAAGTCTGGTCCTTTGACTGATGAAGAGAAGTCTTGGGAGTTGTACGACCTCGATAAGATTTTCGGTGTAACTTCGTACACAAAGCTTTTCAATAAGCTGAAGTTGTCAATCGCAAAGATTGATATGGCCCTCGGTAGTCATTACCTAGATGAGCTGAAGAGTCTCGCAGACCTAGAGGCTGCAAAGAGGAAGGAGCAGAATGAGCAAGCTGAAGCGGAGAAGGGTGCGAAAGATCCAGATGGATCCGAGTCAGCGGGTCTTAATCCTGATCCTGTACCGGAAGCTCGTCCGGCGAAGCGCCCACAGATGCAGGATGTGCCTGCTGATGTAGTTGAGCCTAAAGGATTTGCTACATTAACTCCTTCTGAGCTAAGTGGAATCACTAGTTGGGTTCCTGTAGACGGAAAGAAGTGGAATATCAAGTATAACGTTCCTGGAAAGCAGTATGAGTGTCCCCAGTGTGAAACTCCTGCCCCCGAAACTTATGCTCATTGCCCTGGTTGCGGCATGTCTTTTGCGTGAGAAGGATAATCACAAATGAGAGTATACGATAGAAACAATAAAGAGATTACTGTAGGCACAGAGATTGTGTGGGCTTCAAAGCACGGTTGTCGGGCGGTATTGAAGCGAGGAATCGTCGAACAGATATCTATGGAGGGTATCAAGGCGAGAATCTCTAATTTCTCCTGGGGGAGAAATGAGGGAGTATATCTTGCCAGACTTCCTTTCTCTCTATGGCGTAAGCCTGAGGATGATATTCGTACCGAAGCCGAAGTGATCTAAAGAGAAATAAAGACTTTTACAATAGCCGTTCGAAAGAACGGCTATATTTATTTATAAGAGAGGTGTCGACAATGGAGTTGAATGTAGCTGAGATGTTCGGTCCCGTGCTTCAGGGAGAAGGCAAGTCTCTCGGCGAGCCAGCTTTCTTTCTGAGGCTATCGAATTGTAATCTTATGTCCATAGGGTATAATCGAGGAATTTCTCAGCCAAAGATATGGATGAATAAAGGTGGAGAGAAAAATATACAAGATGTAAAGCCTGATGATGTAATCTGGGCCACAAATGAAAACGGAAATCTCGTTGAAACAAAAGTTCTATCAGTATTCGAATACGACATCAAAGATAGAGTTGAGCTAATAGTCGAAGGGATAGATCACCCTGTTTACTGCTCAGGGGAGCACCCCTGGCTAACAAATCAAGGGTGGAAGAGAGCTGACGAGCTTCTTAAAGACGATGAAATAATGCATTTTTCTAAGAAGCAGATTCAATCAGAAAGAATGAAAAAGTATAACCCTATTCATGATCCAGATACTATGAAAAGACATATTGAAAATACGAACTGGACAACTCAGGGAGAAAAAATTAAAGGTGATATTCAAAGAAGGAAAGCTGCAGACACTTATGTAGACGCCGTTACTTCCATGAGACGCAATAATCCAGAAAAGTATGCAGAGATGAATAAAAATACCTCAGTAAGAATGACAACTAATAATCCAATGTTTAATCAGGAAGTAGTTAAAAAAAGTAGAGGGACCCACCAGAATATAAATCAATATTACCCCTTTATGTCCAAATCAGAGAAAGATTTTTCTAATATTGCTATGAAAATGGGGCTGCCAGTTAAGTATATTGGAAGATTTGATCTTCAGATTAAACACAAGAGTAAAACATACTACCCTGATTTTATAATTGAGGGGACAAATAGACTTCTGGAAATATACTACTCAAAAGGGAAATTATATTCTCACAGGAATGAACAGTGGAAAAAAGAAAGGCTGGAGGCCTTCGAGGCTAATGGCTATTCCTGCACGTTTGTAAATTGTTCCGAGAGCAATATTAATGATATTAAAGATTTAATATCCACCGAAATAAAAATGCAGAACGGGGTAAAGATTATATCTGTAACAAAAGTTAATCAATTTAAAACCCATTATGAGGGAGAAAAATCGTTATCTAATTCCGATACCCAGTTCAATATTACCACTAAGCCGATGAGAGCAATTGATATTATGTGTTACCCTTATCATAATTTCATAGTTGATGGAATGGTTACGCATAATTGCGGCGGTCATAACGGTGAGAAAGTTCGCGATGGGTCCGCTACTTGGTGGTGTGACTCTGAAAAGATTTGGCGAGAAAGTAAATCGTATACTCCTGGTGAAATTATTGAATATATTAAGGACGCGGGTGAGCTTGATAATATTAGATCTGGATCTACTCACTTAGTTATTACTGGCGGCGAGCCTCTCTTACGCAGGAATATCGATCCGCTAAAACTACTTATTGAAATGCTGAGGTATGATAATCTCGCAGATCAGACATTCTATCCTTATATTGAGGTTGAGACGAACGGCACTTGCTCAACAGAAGACTTCTTGGATACGTATGTTGATCAGGTTAATTGTAGCCCTAAACTAGCTAATAGTGGTGTGCCTCGAGAGCAAAGAATTAAGCAGGATGCTATTGAGGAGATAAAGAATCATCTTAACTCTTGGTTCAAATTCGTTGTTAGCAAACCTGAAGATTGGAATGAGATCGAGAAAGATTTCTTGCCACTTATATTTAAGGATCAGATCATACTGATGCCTGCGGGAGCATCTCGCGAGGATCTTTTAGTTACGAGTCCTATTGTATGGGAGATGGCTTGCAAGCATAACGTCAAGGCTACAACAAGACTGCAGACCATAACTTGGGATAAGAGAGTTGGCGTATGATATTGGACAACGTATTCGTATTACCTATCATTCGAAGAAATTATCCCTCTTCCATAAAGGGAGAACTTTCACAAGAATTTCCTATTCAGGAGGACACTCGAGTTTTCTTGGGAGACTTTGCTTACGATAGAATGGAGATTTCTGGAGGATGGTATCATTCTTTCCTGAAGGGATGGAAATGGGATCCCTGGCAACTAATCAATGTAAAAGGGAAAGTTTCTAGATATGAGTCTAAGGGATTATTTAATCTAATACCAACTACTTTAACGTCCACAGAAATTATTGACACTTGTGATTCTATCGCCGACGAGCTCCCAGAGCCTATTCGTATTGCCTGGGAGCTTCGATGCGAAGTGTATAACAATGCACATCCGGAGATAAAGATAAATGAGTAAAATGATGGGTTTCGAATGCGTTGTGCGCGGCTTACGTATCGAGAGGCTGATGAAGAGAACATCGTGGCCAGATAATATATACATTACTTTCAAAGATAAAGAAGTTCGTCAGTATGCTATTCAGGAAGATGGGCATGATATGCATCAGCAATATATGGCATCTGGAGAAGATATATTAGCTACAGACTGGGAGATTTCTCCACGTGATCCTAGTTACAGAGGTTAAATGAAAGACTTCATACAATGCAGAACATGCGCAAAAAAGCCTGGACCTAAAAATATGCCAGGCTTTTTTTACGTAGACTTAGAAAATGGACAGCAAGCCATAGCAGAGTGTTCTTGCCACAAGAGATTTGTCAAGGAAGAACTTAATAGAATCAAAGCAAGTAAGGCTGGGCTTTGGTACTCTGATTATACTCCGGCGAATGATTATGTGGGAACTAAAAGTTTACAGAATGTAGAACACTTAGAAGAGTATATCAGATTTTTTAAATCTCCTGCCTACTCTAGTTCCATCATATATATGCACGGCCCCAATGGATCCCAAAAGACGACGTTAGCTCAGTGGGTCGGTTTGAGCCTTCTTCGTAAGGGATTTAAGGTCAAATATATTCTTATGCAGTATCTTGTATCGAAGTTAGCTAACGAGAACTTTGAGACTGATGAAGAGGCTATTAAAGAACTCGAGGATCTGAAGAATGTAGATTGTCTCATTATAGACGAGGCCTTAGATAAAAATAAGGTGACCCTGTATAAGTCAGGATACCAGTTGCCCTTCTTGGAGTCTTTCATTAGAGATAGAGTAGATTATAGGAAAAAAGGCATTGTATTCGTTAGCAACGTAGCGCCTAGTGATATTGAGAGCCAAGGATTCGGCAAATCTATACAAGACTTTATAGTTAGGAACACTGTTCCCAAAGAAACAGATCTTTTATTTAAAGATGTGTATCATCAGGTTAAGTCCTCTTTTGATGTTGATAAGTTGTTTAAGGGGAATAAATGAAAAGATCTAATCAAGACTTCATAGTACCGGCAGAATTTCAAGTACTGAAAATCCTTATTGACAACGAAGTCGATTGCCAGATTCTAAATGAGGGAATGTTTCCTCATGAGGAAGCTAAAGCTCTCTTTCAGTCAGTAATGAAATTGAAAGACAAGGGCGAGTCTATAACTGAAGGATCTTTACTACGAGAAGCTAACTTCCTCAACGACGATATCGACTTGCCTATGATCAAGAGTCTGATGGATCATAAGGCCGACCTCTCTAATTGGTTTCCGGCTATAGAGACCTTGCGGAAAGCTAGTATTAAGTATCAGTTGAACTTAGCTTTCAATAAGTTAGCCGAGACGACTAGTTTACCGGACGACTTAGAGTCTACTGGTATAAGTAACTCTCTATACGAAGCTCAACAGGTTTTGTCTCGCGGTAGTAAAGCTACTGAGTCTAAGACTTTGGAAGAATGCTTAGACGATTATAAAGACGTTCTGGAAATGAGACGTTTAGGAAAGTACTATCCTTTCGGCGATCAGTTCCTTGATTCTCATTTGACGAAGAAGGCAGCGCCCGGGCAAGTCATCATGGTTGCTGGTTCGACAGGCACAGGTAAATCAGCGTACGCTTTAAATATTCTAAATGGTATGATTAACTTAGGTCAGCCATGTATGTACTTCTCCTTGGAAATGGATACGGAGTCGACCTTCGATAGACTATTAGCAATGAGAACTAGCGTGCCTGTTGAAGGCTGGTATACATCTGGCAATCAAATAAATCCTCTTCTGCGAAAGCTTGAAGAGGAGCGAAAGCTCTTAGAGAATAAGCCGTTCAGGTTTATCGATGATCCCAATGTCGATCTCGGTACTATACAATCTCTCATTCGAGAATTCAAGATGGTATATAGGGTCGATTACATTTTTGTCGTTATTGACTTGGTGACTATGGTGAAGGAATTCTCTATGATGACCGGACAAAAGTCTTTAGCGAATGCTATAGAATTCGCGGTTAATAGGCTGAATGCTATGGCCAAGACAGAGAACGTGTGTTTCATGTGTGTGGCTCAGATGAATAGAGAGGCGGATAAAGAAAAGATAACTGAAATTGAAGATATTGATAAATTGAAGCCTACGCTAAACCATATCAAGAATAGTAATGCTATGGCAGAGCGAGCGAGAACAGTGCTATCTATATTTAGGGGCAAGTATTACGCGGACAGATATTTTCCAGATGACGAGGCAGTAGAGTATATGGACGATATCATGGAAGTATCTATTTTGAAGCAAAGCCAAGGAAGAGTTGGCTCTATAGGTAAGTATTTGTTCGAAGGTGAGTGTTTTCAATTGAAGCCTTACATAGAAGCAGACCACATTGATACTAATTCTGTAGGCGAATACTGAAAAAATCAGCAAAATAAGCGCCACCTAAGCGCTTCTTCGCCGTATATTATATACGTACGAGGTGACAAGATGCGGTGGTGGTTGTGGAAAGGATTCCCTTTCAGACGGTTCGAGTGCTGGCCAGGTCAGTACGCCGCTACCGAAGAGCGCTGGCCTGGTGAGATTGGCCGGTTTCCGGAAAGTCCTGCGGAAAAACAGGCCAGAATGGAAAGTCACACCTATCGTTGCGACGATGGAACAATTTACGTATACGGGGTGTACCAGGGTAGGTGGAAGCCAGCGGAAACCAAGAAAGAGGAGCCCAGGCCGTCATTTACCTATTCCTACAGCGAGAAACCTCGCCCCTCGGAATCTAAGATTCTAGCCCAGTACCGGGAGGATTACGCTAATCTCGGCCTATCTTACGGTGCGTCGTATAATCAGGCCCACGAGGCCTACAGGGCTCTCTTGAAGCGCTACCATCCCGATGTCAATCCTGGAAAGGGTTCTACGGAAATGACGCAAAAAATAAATACTTCCTGGAGGAATATAGAGAGGTACTTAAAAAGTTACCAAGCAGCCTGATCTGAATCTCAAATAACCCAATAGCCGGTTTGATCGACCGGCTATTATTTTTATGTTCGAAGGAGAATTTTATGTTGAAAAAAGTAGCAATTTTAAGTTATGTTTTTTTTGTTCTAGTCGCTAATGTTTATGCTGTGCCGCCCGGGTTTGATCCTCATCTTTTAGGATACATAGATTCTGTGTGTGCTAAGAATAAAATTCCCCCTGTTGTAGTCTATGCGATTATAGAGGTGGAATCCAAGTGGAATGCACGAGCATGTGGGCGAGGGACTGATTTCGGGTTGATGCAGTTGAATGTAAACTACATACCCGAGTTCATAGATAAATATGGAAACGCTGGTTACAAGTATAGCCCGAAAAGTGATCCGTATGATAATGTTGTGATAGGTATCCGCCATTTAAGACGTCTGTTAGATTTATTTCAGGGAGATTACTTTAAAGCCATCATCGCTTATAACTGTGGATACTCAAGAGTCATAGAAAGTAAAATCCCCTTATCTTCTATCGATTATCTCGAGAAAGTGCTGATGAACGTTTCTTTTACTGAGACTGAAATAAGAAATAAGAGCTCTTGGAGGAAATTCTACTAATTAAGGATATTGAAGGATATCCTATGGCCGTAACAGCTTTTGATAGATATGTTTCTGGTAGAGACCTACAAGACGCTTTAAAATATGCCCAGGTAACTCCTTTCGAGAAAGTCCTCGCGGATGCTCGAAATGGGGATATCCGGGCTATTAATTTTATATTTTACTCGAGCCGAAAACAAATAGCGGCAGCTTTCTGGAAGTATTTTATGGGCGGAAAGAAAGCTCCCCCTAAAAAGGCGATGCAGAGAATTAAAGCAGGACATGCTGACGTATTTGCGGCTGAGGTATACGGCATGCTAGCAGATCCGGAAGATTCTGCTAACCCCTTAAAAACATATGATAATTCTAAGTTCAAGAACGAGCCTGAGTACGAACAATTAAATAAACTCGGGTATTATATTTATAGATATTGTCAGAATCTTGCTTTCAAAATGCTACGAGAAAATCCTGAAGAATACAGTTATGGTAATCCTAATGAAAAAGCTCTTCCTCAGGAACAGGTAGCCTCTTCCTTTGATCAGCACATAGAGAATGGTAATGACTTAGCTGATGCTAACGCAGACTTTGCTCAGGATGTTGAGATAAGTGATACAGAGCAAAGATTCCTTCTTCTTCTGCAAACCAAATATCCTAAGCTATACCCCGTTATTAAAATGAGAACAGAGGGGAAGAACACTCAGGATATTGCTGTTGTCCTTGGTAAGTCTGACTGGGTTATAAATAAGTACACTGCTTTAGCTAAAGAAGTATTCAAGGAATGGATGCAGTGAGAACATTCCAGGCCCGCCTAACTAGTCGCTTAAACTCTCTTCATAGGAAATTAGCGGATAACGCTATCTCTTGGATGGGAGTGTCTACTGATTGTATTCGCATTACTTTGAAGAAAGATAATGTGGGTGATATAGTAAGTAGGACAGTAGATGGCTTGGATGTAGTCGAGGTCATATTCCCCAATATCATTGACGTACCTATGTGGCGGTTTATATCCTCTGATGGAACAGTGGAGAAGCGCGCGACTGTTATTAATGATCCAGAGTCTCCTTTAGAACCTTTTGAATGTTACGCCCCCGCTACCTCTAAAATAGACCAAGATGATCTCCTCATTAAATTCTTTGATAATCCCGCTAATGAAAACCCCTTGGTGATTGTTCTACAGGTCAAGGATGTTTTGGGGTCTTTTGGTCAGCGATCTATTTTATTTATGAAATTAAAAGCCACATACTACGATGGTAATTTACCTGAATTCATAGTTAATAGTGTATTAGATATGGCGACTAGAAGGGCTACCTTAAAGTGGTAGCCTGTGCTCGAACTAATTGTATATTAGAAGGAATATGTTATGCCAGAAAAATTTAAGAAGATGGTACGGGGTATAGAGAAGTCAGGTAAGCCTGAGGATCAAGCTTATGCCATCGCAACGAGTGCCTGGGAGAAGTCTCATGGCGGCAAGACTCCAAAAGAATCTGTCAATGAATCTTATGATGTTCTTTCTACCAAAGTAGGCGATCGTTGGGAAGAGACTAAGGCCTCTCTTCTTGCCCTAGGCATGGCAGAAAGTGATCCTAAGTTTTACTCCACTTTGCTAAAGGAAGTGAAGAAGTCTTTGAAGGAAGATACCTTTAATTCTGACTTCGATCCGGACGCTTGTCAGCGCGAAGATGATCCTAAAACAGTGTCTGGAGAGGATATGACTCCGGGCGAGAGGACTTTCAACAATCCTGAAACATACACACAGTATGATCCTGATGATGAGAATACTTTAGATCCCGATTATATTCATAACGATACTGGCGACACAACTCCCGAAGGCGCTGGCGATCCCAAGGTTAAAGAATCCGTGATTCGCGAAGCCGCAGATTCCCAAGAATGGGAGTGGAGAGGTCGCTCGACAGTGCGGACTGCCGTGGCTTGGGCTGAGCTCGATGCCGCTAGAATTTTTCAATTTAGATTTGCCTTATCTCGATCAAAAGAATCTCATTGGTGGAAAGCCTGGGATCCTCTTGCTGCAAAGGGCGTAAATTCTATAGTATCTTTAAGTATAAAGAAAGTCGGTTCAGATTTGGTTAAGTCCGATAATCCTAAGCCTTACATAGTAGATACTGTAGGCGAAGAAGATATTCCGGACTTGCTACCTGTGGCTAAAAAGATAGTCGCGGATTACTTGAAAGTATTTAATGCAAAAAAGTTATTTCAATACCTCTGCCTACGAGCTAACGGCACTGATAAGACCCGCATTAAGTTTTATGGCTTGCTGAGTGGCGAACTCAGTAGTTTAGGGCTAAAGAGAGACCTAGAGTCCGAGCAGAAATGCGAGAATCATATTAGAATTTATCAGCAGGCGGTTATGTTCCTTCTAGAAAATTCTAGTGGACCTAAGGAAAAACCCGTCACAGAACGCGTTGGAGACTCCTTGACAGGCAGAAATACTCCTTCTATTATAAATACGCATCCTGGAATAACAGGGCAGAACTTAGCTAAGGCTCCTGCGGAGAATCCCGACTTTACTCACGAAAGACCTTCGGCTCAAGTGTACTCGCAAGAGATAGTGATGGTTAGGGAAGACGAGATGAATGTTGCTACTCCCAAGCAACAGAAAGATACTGGCAGATTCCGGGCTAAAGCTCAGGCCTTGGCTGACACGAAGGCTACTGGCAGGAACTTTAAGAAAATTATACAGGATAAAGAAGGACTTTTAGGAGGCCTAGGTAAAGTAGCCAATATGGTACACCCCACCTCAGGTCAAACAGAATCTACATTATCTTTTGCCGCGGTTGTACAAGAGATGATGGATAATGGTTATGCTTTCAACGAGGCCGTTGCTTATACGTCTAAGCAGTATAAAATCCCTATGTCAGAAATTCTAGAAGACTGTGATGCAGTTGGTATGATTGATGAGGAAGTAACCTCTTCTTCCTTCGGGGGCCCAGGCGGCGGATTTTTGCCAGCAGACGCTAAGCACGATTGGAAGAAAGATTGGGCGGAGCATAAGGGCGGATCGAAGCAGATGGAGTCCACTGAGCTAGCAAATTGTCCTAACTGCAACATGGATACTGGAGTACAGGATTCCACGTATGGCGATTATACTTGCATTAATTGTGACCATTCCTGGGGTCCTATCGGTACAAGTGACTCCAGGTCCGCTGGATTGTTATCTGACATAGACTGTGATGACAGCTCCAAGAATGCGATGGATGCTGCTGAGTCTTTTGAAAGACAAAAGGAAGGCATTGTTGGCCGTGAATTTAACTACCAGAGACCCACGGACGATAACGACGACATTGATTGGCCACAAGATGTGCGCGAGCCAATGTATAATATGGATCCCGAATTAGATACTGACTGGGATGAAGATATCGACCCCGAGGAACGACAAGAAGAACGCCCAGAAGTAGTTAGAGCTTTATGGAAAAACTTGGCAGATAATCTTACTACTCTGGGAGTAACTCAGGAGAGCCTTAACGGGCTTTCTATGACTATCCTAGCGAGAGCTTTGGATCTTTGTTATGGTGGAAGATACTGGGAAGCAGCTGATATTCTTGAGGCTTCCATAAGGTCTGATGAACCAAAGTTGGGTCGAGAAGATATGCCGATGCCTGGTTACCGAGAATCCTATGATGATACTATGAAGGAATTGAAATCAGGACTTCTTTCATTTGAGAATCACCTGAAGAGATTAAAAGCACGAAGAGCAGATCCTCAGGAGATAAGAGAACGGGAGAAAGAGATAGAATATTTAAAGCAGGATATTAAAGATCAGGAAAAAGCCGGATCAGATTTAAACGAAGAGGTCGACGGCGCAGCTATGGAAACTGGCGGTAGCGGTGATGGTGGTCAAGACGGATACGACGTAGATGGAGAATCCTCAGGAGGGATTGTATAATGAGAGAAGCAAGAGAGACTTCTATAGACTCTGAAGAATATCAGTCAGAGAATGGCTATATCGACTCTATTTATGGTGCTATTGATGATGCCATTAGTGCCGGTGCACAAGACTCAGAGATCGTAGATATGCTCATAGATAGCTTTGATCTCGATGCACAGACAGCTCGTGAGATGGTTGCTCCCACCGTAGAAGAAGATTCTGATGGGACCGCTGACAACTTTGTACAAGGCCGCCGAAATCACCATGGCGAGAGCGTTATTAAACTGACATCTGAGGATGTCCTATACGCTATTCTTGAGGACAAAATTTCCTTAGCAGAGGCTCGCTTAGCTATGGAAGAAGCCGTCGCTGTTCCCGCTGAGAAAGAAGAGGAAGAGAAGCCAGCACCAAAGCCGCCTTTCGCTGATTTCCCTAAGAAAATCGCTAAGAAGGTTAATAAAGAGAACCCAAAGAAATGAACATCATCGAGGATTTTATAACTATCAACCCTTATAGCAGGGGAGGCAGTAAGCTAATCAAAGTGCAGGCTATTGTTTTACATTGGACAGCTAACCCAGGCCTCTCTGCTAAAGGTAATAGAAACTTCTATGAAGGCCGAAAGCTAGGAAATGACGGCTATGGCTCTGCAACATATATCATAGGATATGATGGAGAGATTGAACAGTGTATGCCCGAGAATGAGAGAGCATATCATTGTGGTACTTCACAAATCGACCCCGCTTCAGGTAAGTACTACACAGATTGGGCTCGCGAAAAGTTCGGCTCGTACGCTATTGATCATGTCAATAGCTCTCCTAATAGTGTGACTATTGGAATTGAAATGTGTCCTGTGGATCTTGATGGAACTTATAATGATGCTACCTGGCAAGCGGGCCTTGACTTGACTGCTTACCTGTTGAAGAAGTACGAACTAACCATAGATGATGTATGTACACATGAACAGATCGTAGGATGGAAACCATGTCCTATGCTATTCCATAAAAACCCCGAGAAGCTTGATGAATTTAAACAAGCAATAAGCTTATAGAATAAAAAACCGCATCTAAAGATGTGGTTTTTTATTTTTTTCATCGCAAGAAAACCTCGAAATCTTTAGTTTCGAGGATGAATTGCGATCATCCCTGAGATTCAATATACTTTCTAATGGTTTCATCAGAAGCCTCTCCTATTGAACACGCAAAGAATCCATCTGACCAAAAGGTTCTCTCATTCCAGAACTGCTTTTTCAAATAACCTTCATGGTCTTCCCAAAGTCGAGGTGAACTTTTAGAGAAGTCTTATGGCTCATACAACACCTATAACCTTTCTAAATTAGTGCTACTAATTAAATATGAGCGGAACGATACATAGAGCATTGAAAATAAGACTCTATCCCAATAGAATACAAGAGACTCAAATACTGAAGACGCTCGGTTCTTGTCGTTTCCTCTATAATCAAATGCTCGCTGAGAGGATCAAAACCTATGATGAATGGAAAGCCTCTGGCGAAGATGTAAGAAAACTCTATGAATATCAATATAAGACAGAAAAGCAATATAAGCAAGAATTTGAATGGCTTTCTGAACCCGATTCAATCAGCCTCCAACAATCTCGAATCGATCTCTCAATGGCTTATCAGAACTTCTTCAAATCTCAATCGGGTAAAAGAAAAGGAAAATCAGGATTTCCAAAGTTCCATAAACGAGGTCAAAAAGACTCATATCGAACTCTCAATCTTGGAACCAACATAGCAATCAACTACGACACTCGAAAAGTGAGACTACCTAAACTTGGTTGGATTACTTTTCGTGACCTTCGCTGTAATACACAAGGAGCAATCAAACAAGCTACTGTAAGTCGTAGCAAAACAGGAAAATACTTTGTATCTATTCTATTTGAGCAAGAACTCGAATTAGAAGGAGTTGAAATCAATCAGGATCTGAAAACCAAGGGTCTTGATATGAGCTTAGCGAACTTCTATGTAGATGATGAAGGAAATTCTCCTGCATACGAACGTATCTACCGCAAAAATGAACCACGGTTGAAGTGGTTGCAAAAACAAGTCAGTAAGAAGCAGAAAGGTTCAAACAACCGAAAGAAAGCTCAATTAAGGGTGAACCAAGTATTTGAGAGAATTACGAATTCCAGGAAGGATTTCTCTCAGAAACTATCTACAAAACTCATTCAAGAAAATGATGTAATTGTAGTTGAAACTCTTAATTTAAGAGCAATGGCTCAGTGTTTGAAACTTGGCAAATCGATCAACGACCTTGGTTATGGTGAATTCCTAAGACAGCTTCAATACAAGAGCCTTTGGAATAATAAGACCTTGATTGAAGCCGATAAATGGTTTGCCTCTTCTAAAACCTGTTCAAGATGCGGATACGTTCACAAACAACTACAGCTGGATGATCGAATTTTCAATTGTCCGAGCTGTGGCTTCGAGATTGATCGAGACCAGAATGCAGGAATCAATCTCAAAAATTATGGTCTAAAAGAATTAGGGCTGGGACAGCCCGAAATTAAGTCTGTGGAGACATCGATGCACAAGGTCGAGTCTGTGAAGCAGGAAGCCCTGAAATCTTTAGTTTCAGGGTAGTTCACTTAACAGATCCCTGTCAATCCGGAGTCACTTAATACAACGGTGAGATTATTTTGATACCAGGTATTATTTAGAGCACATAGATAATTGACTTGATACGTACCTGCAGAAACCATGGGCAATAGGCCAGGATTGCTAGGTATGCATAGCCACCCCACTTCATTGATATCATTTTCCATTCGAGAAGAATGTAATTCTCCCAAGTACTTTTCTGTTACGTCTATACAGAAAGCTTTAGTCATCGACACATCTATGTAACAGGGTAAAGTAGATACTTTAATAGTCAAATCATTTCCTGTGCAAAGTCCAACTATACGGCTTGAGCTTACTTTATATCTTCCGTCATAACTGAACCTAACAGGAATAGGGGGATTCCCTATATAGATGGTGTATTGACCACTAACTCCCGAGCTTGAATCGGTTGTACTAGAGTAAGGGCCTGGACTATCAGCATTATACATGAGAATCTTCTTTTGAGATCCTGGCACCGCTGTTTGATGCAAGTACAGGGGCTTATCGAAGGAAGGATTTAAAGTTTGAATAGAAGATATAGATGTATAATCTATATAAGGCGCCCCAGTATACGCTCCATTGTATGATACAAAAGCCTCTGAGGTAAATCCAATAGCGTTAAGCATTAACGGTAAATTATTACCTATAGGTAAATCATTCCAATCCGCTAAACGCCAGCCAGGATATGTTGTTGATACGATATTGATCCAATTAGCATTTGAGTAGGCCGGTAAATCAGTTAATTTGAATTGAAATACATTAAATGTAGGTACATCACCTGCTATAAATCCCGGTACATCAACAGGTGTATCAGATACGACAAAAGAATTCTTAAATACTTTTTTAGCCGCCACTGTATAAATACCCTTAGTTACTTTCTGTACAGTAGTTGTAAAGTTCCAGGTTCCATTGGTGCTGAGAAGAATAGATATATCTGTGTTCGCCGAAGTAGATCCCTTACCTGAGAAAGGAGAAATGCCTATATCGGTAGGAGTACACGTCCAGGAGTAAGTAACGGGCAAGTCAAATAAAGAAGACTCCACTCCAGATAAAGGAGGTGTTACTACTTTATAAGTTAACTGTGTAGGTCTTGCATAATGTGCAGAGAATCCTGGACTTATGGATGCAGCCATTGATGGAAGAGCTGGTTCGTTTGCTTTATCTAAAATAGCAGATAAGTTAGTTGTAAAAGCGGAATTATCCAAGCCGCCCCAAGCAACTACAATCAGACCGGAGAACTGATTATTTAAAGCTGCCTTTATTTGAGGGGAGGAATAACTAGCAGTTAAGGAGTCAATCAGGTGTTGTACTCCACCAGACTCATAAGAAATATTAAACATATAAATGCCAGTAGTCGCTAAGGCAGAGGCAAATTGTTTAATTATATCCACTACTTGATGTATGAGAACCACGAGGGCTTTAACTTTATCGATGATAGCTTGTATGAGTGCCAGTACTGCTGCTTCGGTTGCCTTGGCGACATTTAGCATAAAATCAACGAGGCGGAAACAAGCGTCTAAAACTTCTTGGAGGATGCCTAAGTTCTCAGGACTAAAAGTTTCCCAATGAGCTCGAGACTCCGCGGCATTTAAATCATTGACAAGAGATACTTGTAACTTCCTAATATTGTCGTTAGAGTCTTTTATATCCTTCACCACCTGAGGCTTCTCGTCGCCTAAAGAAAAATTGGTAACTGATAACTGAGAACCTTCCACAATAATGTTATCGTGGATTTTCTTCATATCCGTGTTAAGCTCTTTCGCATACTGGTTCACGGTATCTTTATAAGTTTTTGCTACTTTTTCGAACGCAGAGAAATCTGTAAACCAACTACCCAGCAATGTCATTGTTTTAATGAAGTCATTGGGAAGTGGAGCGGTGACAAGAAAACCCCAAGCGCCAGTCTGAGTGTACTGGCCCCATTGGGGTCTATAATGATCTTTCGTATTTGCAAAAGAAGCGTTAAATTCTTGAAAAGCTTCCATCGGAGTTAAAGACGGGATTTTAATATATACGTCTTCAACAATACCCACAGTAGATTCGCGCTTATTTATAGCATTCCACGGGTGGATAACTATGTAACCACCTCCGACAGATATGAGAGCTTTTAAGTATAATTTTAATTGATCAGCAACTGCTTTAACAGTAGCCGCAACAGGGTCTACTAGGGATTTGAAAAGCCAAGCTATGTAATTAAGAGCGGTTTGTACCCACTGAACTAAGTTATCTACCCAAGATAAAAAGTTGTCAAGGCCGTCGAGGACGCTCTGTATCTGGTCCCCTATGTCTACTCCCAAGTTGTGTATTGTTTGCCAATTGGCTGGACTCGAGGACATGTATTAAAACCTCCACACTCTTTGTAATATCTTCAAACTCTTTTTTGATTTCGGCTATCATCTCCTTAGAGTAGACCCCGAGAATATTACCTAGCTCTTTATTTAGTGGTTTTAATGTTCCGTCATCGAGTCCAGTCAAGTCCATAGTTTTTTACTCTGGGTGCTTAATAACTGCAGACAAGCCCAAGGCAACTGTCCCCGTCACTATCGTTTCTATCTTGTCGAAAATACTCTCAGATAGCATGAGGGACTCAGGGAACTCAATTTCCTGCTTTGCCATCTCCTCAATTTCAGCGTTCACTAAAGTCTGTTGCTCTGGCGTCAAAGTATAAGATTCCTCTTTGCCTTCTTCCACAGGATTCTTTGTAGAATTCTTCTCTATGAGTTCTTGCCTCTTCTTAAAAAAAGCAGCTACATCTGGCTGCAACTTCTTAATAACCCTTTCTAGCTTAAAAGAGAAAGAGATAGGAATATCTTTTTCTAAGATCTTATTTGCAGATTCGACGACAACTATAGCCTCATTCAATTTCATTTATTTTCTCCCTTCTTAATATGATAGACTGAATCTCTAATAATTATTGTATTACTGGAGGGATAACCTCTCGCTCATTATTTGATAATGTCTAATTCTCTTCTATGCTATCTAAAAGTATATAGATATACTTAGCTTCTATGTCAATGTCCTTTATATCCTCAAGCTTTATCTTTGGCACGTCAATATCAACCTCGATATTAAGAAGGTCGTTCATTGTCTCAGTATACTTATCAATGTTTGCTCTAGGTATCGTGTACTTCTCACCATCCTCTGAGGTTCCTAGCTCCTTTAAAAGCTCATCCCTTTTCTTTGTGAATGCCTCATACTCTGGCTGCACCTTCTTGATGAACACAGATAGCTTGAAACCAACCGATGCCTTCATTGGCTTTGTAACCAATACGTTCATCGCCTCCAGTGCCTCAATAACCTTTCCTAGACTTGTCATTTTATCTCCTTCCTGTATTTAGTTCAAAATGAAAATTTTATAGTTTATCCTGCTGTCATTACTGTGATGTACACCGGATACGTTCCACCAGTAGTGAATGACCAGGCAACCCCTGTATTAGCCCTTGTACAGGTTGCTCCTGAACTTGAAAATGTTCCCATTATATTGTTTGCTACCGTGCCATTAGTATATAATATTATCATTCCACTGCCACCAGACATTTTCCATATCACAACATGTGTTCCCGTTATATTTAAATTTACAGTTGTACTTATTGGTATATAAGTAGCCCATACCGCTCCATTTGCTGGGTTACTCTGCCCAAAGTTAATACCTCCAATAGAACCTGTATAATAGATATTTGTTCCTGATACCAAAAGAGACACTGTAGAAGGGTTAAAGGTAAACCCTGTGGATGTCTTTAGTGTTCCTGTCGATGCAAGTGTAGTAAACAAAGGATAATAGTTTGCAGAAGTTGTATGATCCTCTGTTGATGTCAGTGTAGCACTAGCATTTATAAGGGATGCCCAAGTTCCCGTAGCTACTGTTCCTACCGTAGTGAGATTGGAACATGTTGTTATGCTTGATTGCGTAGCAGATGACACTGTGCTAGCGCTTGATACTGTAAGGCTACCACCACCAGTGGTAGTTCCACTTATAGTTCCACTTCCAGTTACATTTGTAGCGTTTGTGGCTGTTCCTGATAGACTACCACTGAAAGTAGTTGCTGTAACCGTTGTTCCTGATATTGTCATCCCTAAAGTCCCACCAGCACCAGCATGTCCTGAAGTATCAAGAGCAGAGGAAGTCCAAAACTTCAAAGCTCCCATAGTGGTTGCCATAGAAGCCCCTGATTGTGCATTATCCATCCCTATAGTCAACTGAACTGGGGAACCATTCACTTCTGCTATCCTGATACTTGGGGCATCACTAGCACTGAAAATAGCTACATCATAAGCTACTGCTGCTGGTAAGTTCGCGTATGCCACACCTTTACTTATATTTAATACAGCCCCTGCTGTTACAGGAGCATTGGTACCATTCATCCAAATATTTCCAACACTATTAACCTGAAAATATGCATTTGTTCTATTTGGAGAGGCTGGACCAAAATGATATGCTATGGAATCCACTCCCTGATAACCCCCAGTTCCTTGCAGATACCCAATTCCATAATAACCCACACCTAAATTTATCATGGGGGCATAGCCACCAGTTACATAGCTAGTAGTAAACCCCTGTGTTACGACGCTACTTGTTGTTCCATACCCTGTTGAAGCTCGCACTACTCCACTAGCAGCTATATTTCCCCCAGCCATAGTGATGGCATTGTTAGTGATAGTACCAGAATCACTAGCACCACCTGATACAATCATATAACCACCAGAACCACCTAGCTGGCTGAGCCTTACCACATACGAGGTATTTACATCATTATAAACAGCAGTTCCATTATGATATACCCTATATTGTGAGGTTGAATCCTTGTAGGCATCAATGAAGAAGGTATCAGTAGCACCTGTGGTCTGTAGCTTTATTCCTCCTGCACCTAACACATGGAGGATAGTGCTGGGGGCAGTACCAATACCAACATTTCCTGAGCCATCTATCCTCATTCTTTCTGAACCTGAGGTTCCAAAAATCAATGGTATTGCATTGTTTACCCCAAGGACAAAAAAGGTATTAGAGTTAGAATATAACAGTGTCATATTGTTAGTAGACTGTCCAAACAGTGTATTTCCATTTGCAGTGCTATACTGGTATAATTGTCCAACATAGGTAGAATTTGCCTTGGCTTGTATTACGGCATACCCTGTAGATGAGGATGTTTCCACATTGGATTTCAATGCTGAAGAGCTATATACATCAAGAATATTTGTTGGTGCCCTACCTATGCCAATATTTCCACCAACATACAAGTCCTGCGCTATGTACTCACCACCTGATACCAGTAATGCTCCCGTTGATGTAGACGTGGTATTAGTGGCATTCGTCAATGTAAACTGGTTTGCGTAGGTTCCAGACAAACCTAGGGGACTCGCAGGAATTCCCAATCCTATTAAAGTATAATCGGAGTCGACCGACGTCATTCCATTAAAGGACCCGCTTATAGATGCTATCTTCGTAGCATTGATAGCGTCAGTTTCTTGTATGATCCAATTGCCGCCTTGATACCTCAGTATAACTCTTTGAATCGGTACCATTTCCGGTATAACTGCGGCTAGTCCACCTAAGTTAAGAGAAGTAAAATTGCTTGCCTGCTCACTCGATAGAGAACCACTGCTTTGGCCTTGAATCCAGATATATCTATAGCTTTGGGATCCCGCGTCATTCGTAGCAGGCACACTTAAAAGCCACATAGACATATAGGAATTATTACCCATCGATGCTTGTTGCCACACAGTTCCTGTCCACTGGTTCCAGTAGGGGGTATTGCCGCTCAAAAGGGCAATGTCAGCTTGGCTAGTTGACCAGTTTAAAGCCGCACCAGCTCCAGATAAGTACATTATAGTGTACACACTTGAAGTGTAAGATGGATTTAATAAAGAGGGATTAGCTGTGATAAGGTCTTCATCTTTAATATTAGATAAGGCTACAACGGGCCGCCGAGCTGTAGCTGTATTAGAGGAGGGAATAGACCCTTGCCATGAGAGTGATCCGCCGCTCATCAGGTATGTTCCAATTGTTTGATGGAGCTCTTGATGAGTCAGATAATTCATCATACCGTGACACTCTCGCAGAGCAAATCTAAATGTCGCGGAGGTGTCCCAGTAAACGAAAGCTATTTGTACCTGATCGAATGTCCACGGGGTTGTAGCCCAGACATAATTCAGTCCATCGTAGTACAGATATAAGGGTGTAGTTGGCGCAGCAGCATGAACAGGAGAAACCCATCCATCAGTTAAACCAGGTACTGGTCTTCCTCTGAAGTATCCTTGGAAATTGGTGCCTGTGAGTGTTATTGTTCTTGAGGCTGAACTGTATGTCATAATAACATTCGCGGGGTTATCAAAGCCGCTAGGGTCTTTCTGTAGGCTTCTTACCGCATTAAGATCAGCGCCGCCTACGGTGACATTAGATAAATTAGGATTACCCCCGGAGTCTATAAAAAAGGCTTCGTTGCCCAGCGGTATTCTAGGGCTCTCATAAGATATATTTTTTAAGTAGTAATCGTTTCTATATGTCTTAAAGGAGGGTCCCGTCCAAGCGAAAGTATCTATGTTAGTAAGATCAATGAGTCTGAAATCAGATAGCTCAGCGTTGGCGTGATATAATCCTCCTGCGCTGTATAGGGTACATCCCCCTATTTCTAGGACGGGGTCAAAGGACCATGCGGATGTGCTGACAGTTGTATACGCGTCTGCTAAGACAGTACTATCTTCTCCTATGATATAAAGATGTTGCTTATTATTAATTCGATCAATGCTTACTCGGAAATATAACCACTGCTGGATTTGAGCATTCGTAGTTACTGCGTTTCCAAGAGGTAGTCCACTTCCTCCAGACTGAGAAGAATATATTCTAAATTTATGTACGCTTTGATCATAAACAAGGAAGTCTAACCAATCAGCAGAGCCTCCTTTTTCAATACCGAGGATATACTGAGAGGTTGCAGTATCATAAGTAAATCTTGGTCGTATCCATCCCTCCCATATAAAGGAAACAGGATGCGCAAAATTCTGATAAACCAATTGATTTAAAGTCGTGGTGCCTAAATGAAACGGCGTTGCAATACGACCGAGTTCCAACTGTACTTGAGTAGCATAAGTGAATTTAGGGCTTGATCCATTATGATCAATTCTTATGAACTGGTTAGCCCCAGTGATGTCTCCTGAAGTAGTGAAAGTAGACTCAATCTTATACCACTGGCCGACAGGAATAGACGCAGCTAAAATCTGATTCTGAACTAAGGTACCTGTACTAGATAACACATATAAATTAATGAGAGAAGCAGCCTCCTGCATAACCCAAGCGGACACAGTATATACCGTATTAGGAGATAGGGTTAATCCTAAAAATTCATAGTATTGCTGACCAGCGGATGTTTTAGAAAACTTTCTTACGTTGCCCAAGTATCCGTATGGAGCTTTTACTACCTCTGTGAAGGTGAGCCCTGTATTCGTCCATCCCGTACCGCTCTCAACAGGATCAAGGATTAAGTTTGACGTGTTATCATAGAGAGAAATATTGGGAATTCTATTACCATCAGCCCACTGTTTGCATTTTATATTATCCTGACCCAAAATATAGGGAACATTAGTATTAACAACATTGACAGTAGGTACATTACCTTCTGAAGAAACACAACCAGAGTCCCTGAAGTCAAGAAAAACTTCACGAGGATTATTTGGAGTTACAAACGGTACAGGCTTGGATAAAGCCTGTACCGTTGCTGATGAGATATTAATAATTTCGTTGGCGTTGGCCATTCTTTAATCCCTTATTAAAGAATTAGTAAGAATTTTACCCGCCAACACCTTCGCCACCATTGCTACCACCGTGATCTCCTTCTTCGGCTATTACGTCAGGAGGAGTAGGCCAGAAAGCAACTCCCCTTACTGTAAGATTAGTCTCACCCTGCTCTTGAAACGCGTCACCAGTGACAATCATATTCCCATTGGCAGCAAAATACTGACAAATTGCTTTACCTATCTTTATCCAAGTATCAGTTAGCGTTTTTCTCATGGAAGCTGGAACACCAGGATCTACAAGAATAGAGGCTATTAGTTTTCCTAGTTCTTCGCCGTCTAGCATGATTTTTCCTTTTTTAAAAGCCGGCGAACACAGCCGCAGTGTGTGGTACGCCTGTGAATAGACAGAAGGGTAACCCGCAGAAGGGGCCGGGGCCTCCAGCATTTGGAGTAGTAGCTCCGTTAGGGAATTTTAAAAAATTAGAGGTAACGTATAAAGCAGATGTGGACACGGTGATCGCGGGTGCCGTTAATGTAATAGCGCCTCCTGCAGTTATGGTAACTACTCCAGCTCCAGCTGTTAAAGCCAAAGCCCCGGCCGCTACCGTCAAAGCATATGCTCCTGCTGTCACCGTAGTGGCGGATCCACCCGCCACTATAGTTTTAACTTCTCCTAATCCAATTACTTCTGTTTTAGTTGTAGTAGTGAAATCATTGCGAGCGGCGAGAGTAGCCATAGACATGTCGCCAGAGGCAGTAACCTGATAAGTGCCTCCAGCTCTCACCCCGACAGATCCGTGAGTCTTAGAATCATATGATTCATGTGTTTCTGTATGACTCCCGGAGTTTATAGTCATAGAATCAACTTCGAAATCACCCAAAGTACCCGTAACAATCATTTCGCCCTTATTAGTGAAATTGATTTTCATTTTTCTATTCTGTACCACTAGAGTGCCATCAGAGTCGTGCATCATCACTAGTTTATTGCTGTATACCATTCCGGAGATACCTAAGGCTTTATCCGTGAACTCGATAGCATCATTTGCTTTGACTATAAAGCTAAGATTATTATATCGGGATAGCTTAAAACCAGCGTTGGTCTCAGCCTCTTGAATAAGACTTATGGCATTTACTACTTCCCTCGAGCCATCCGTTATCTCTGCTGGGCCTAAAATAAACCCTACTTGGAAGTCTTCCACGGTCAAGACCCATACATAATCGCCTACGTTATAGGCACTCTGAGTATTCTTGAAGAAATTAGGGAAGCGAGGTAACTGGTCAATTACCGTAAAGTCTTGCATATCAGGTAGAATACGACATGCATAGTTATTATGATCAAAGTTCTCTACAGTATCGTAGTATTTTTCATCTTCGATTACGGCCTTACATAATCGATAATCAGTTTTTATCTGAAAGGGCGCGTTCATCTTCGTTTTCCTTTAGCTCAGATTCTTTTTGAATTGACTCTTGCGTCTGCTCCAAAGGTTCGTCTCCGAAAAGACGCTTTTCTAAGTAATCTAACTTGACAGAGTCCATTATGTACCTCTATTATTTAGTGAGTTTTCGGTATTAGTCGAACCCACTTCAGCTATGATATTTTTCGATAACTGAGAAAGTACATATTGCTGTGTTTGCCACGACTCCAATAGTCGGCGTAGAAAAGACACCTTATGATCTGCTACTAGGACTTCATCATTTAAAGCTCTATACTCCTCTTTGAATTCCTTGCGCACCAACATCTCTAGTTCTTTAGCTGCTACCCACTTCTGAGCTGACATATCAGATCGATTTTCTCTATGCCGTATGTCAATATACTTATCCGCATACCAGTCGTCGAATTCTTCCTTCTTCTTAGTATGGTCAATCTTGGCTACATTGTAAAGACTAAGAAGAGTTAAATATATTAGCTGATAATTGCATAATGCTGAATTGAGTTCGTGAAAAGAGATTTCTTTGTCGGATCCGATGTGAGAATACTCTTTCATCTTTTCGATTTGAGCATTGACAAAAATTATAAAAAGCTCCTCCGGAGGAGCTTTTTGATCAAGAATACTGGGCTGCTTCACTGGTCGCTGTTCCATTACTCATCTCCTAAGTCGTCCGATTCTTCGTCGGCTTCTAGAGAATCTAGTACTGTCGCTTTAGTAAATGATTCATTTACTATGCGTTTACAATCTTCAAATTTTTCTGGGTTGGCTTTGAGGTAAGTCAAAAGCGAATCCCTACCTTGTCCTTTCCAACCCCAAACATCGTTGGACATCCAACCTGCGCCAGCGACCTTTACAATACCTAGATCCATGATGAACTGGATATACTCGTTATCGGGATCAAAACCAGTCTCATACTTTAGATCAAGTATGGCGGATCTCTTAGGAATACCCACTTTGTTTTTCACATTTCGAATCTTTACAACGTTACCTATAACAACTTTCTTTATAGCGATATCTTCCATCTTAGATACTTTAGCTCTCCAAGAAGCGTAGAACTTAATAGCTCTTCCACCAGGAGTAATATCTTCTGGCTTTCCATTAGGAGACCACCCACCTATATTATCGCGAACCTGATTAAGAAGAATAAGGGTAATATTGAATCGAGATATATAAGGATTTAATTTACGTAGCCCCTGCGAAAATAGCTTAGCAGTGGCTCCAAAATTCGATTTCCCATATACATCTTCGACTTCAGCTGCTGAGGGTGTTGCTGCAATGGAATCATAAATAATGCATCCTATCTGGCCTGTCGCAACAAGCTCTTCCATAATAGTAAAAGCTTCCTCTCCGTTCATAGGCCTCACGAATATGAGATCTTCATCGGCAAGACTTAGTCCGGCTACCTGAGCGTACTTCTTTTCGAAAGAATGTTCCATATCAATAAAGAGTACCATCTTAGGTCCACCATCTGTTCTTCGTTGGAACTGACCTCCAATATAGGAACTGATAACAGTATTGTGTGTAGGAATAAAATTATCTGTAATATACAGATGCTCTACATCGTCTACCATGATACATGAACATTCTTCTTTTCCCACATACTCGACGCTTTTGATATATTGATATCTAATTGTCTTCCTTGACTTCGAAAGAAATAAATCTTTTTTTCGCTCCAGAGCGAAAGGAGATCCCAACTTCTGTGGCAGCGCCAAGTGTAGCCTATACGATAGAGCTCCTTCTTTTTTTTCTCCTTTGTAGGTGTACGAAGTCTTTTTTACTTTTATCCTGGCTGTGCCTCCCAGGCTATGAACAATATCGACAACATCTTCAGCTAGCTTTTTGCTAGAGGAAGAGTATTCAATGCCGCTGTGTTTAACATCCTTGCCAATATGCCCATCGGTGTCCAGTAAACCCCGAAGCAAATTCATTCTATCCTCTATAGAAGACCATTTATAATCGAAGGGAATAAACTTATCATAAGAATTTCTACCTTGAAGGTCTAGTTGTTTTAGTATTGCCGGAAGAGACCCCTTCGACTTTATTCTCCAATCATAGAAGGAGGCTTGAGACAACTCAAACCCCAAAATACTTTTTATCGAATCTATAAGTTGTTGATCTTCAGAGGAAAATTGAGTCATAGCCTGAGTCATGCATCCATCACCCAAAAGAAGTCCTAAAACATAAGGATCTAAGGGCAAGCTTTTTTTAAGGAACTCCTGAGGCTGAATCAATTCTAAATAATCTGCGTCAGGACTATTTATTTTCCCATATTTAGAAAGAGACTTATTGATATTTTTTGCCAGATCCTCTGTGGTCACTGTTTTTAAGCAGGAATCCTCAAAATTTTTAGATTTTCTAGCCCATCTTGTAGAATACTTTGAAGACTTAACGTTCCATAGATGATCTCTTCCCGCCCTTGTTGTAGATCCATCTCGAAGGGTTATCTCAAATACATCTTTTTCTCCCTGCGGAAATACACCCGTGACATTAGTTACTCTCCCTGAAGGAGTACAAACCTTATCACCTACCTTAAGATTTCCCATAAGGGTCCATCCGGTTGGTGTCAGTACCCTAGAACTATTAGGCTGTTCTTTGCCACCGCTCTCCGGCCCAAAGAATTCTATTATACGACCGAGAGGAACTCCTCCACCCATAATATAATTCAGCTGAGGAGAAGACATCACTAATCTCCTCACGAGACCAGCTTCCTCTACATTGGGTAGGGAGTCGGAGTAATCCTTCTTTAATTTTGTTAGAACTTTTGTTAGTTCCTTATTCACATATTCTCCTTAAATGTTGTTACACGGTACTGTATTGGATTTTCCGCTTCACCTTTCTCTGTTTCGGAAAAATCCCAAATAGAGGGCTCGATGGCGTTTGATATACTCTTATCCATCACTGCTACAAGTCTTCCCCAATCTACAGGCTTTTTTAAACGGATATATAGATTTTTTATTTGAGTGAACTCTTTGGCATTCCACTGAAAAGTTCCTCGACAATGCTCTTTCCACAGCCACATCATTTGTGATAACTCTTCCGATATATTTCCGGTGGCTCTCATAAATTCATCATAAGTTCTCGCCTTAGTAATAGCGGTATAAAACTCTTTCTTAGACACCACTTCTTTTAAGATAACCGGAGCACAGTCTAGAAGCAGCGCCTGTATATTCCTCATGTCTAACTTGAAAAACCTCCTTGCAGGCATTCCTAATCGCTTAGTTTGTACCAGCTGCTTCTTTATTAAAGAATTGATAGCCGCGCATTGACGATAGTATGTCATACCTAAGTCTCTCTCAAGATAATCTACAGTTTGGAAAAACCAACCATCAGTTGTCTGATCTTTAAAGTACTTATACGCGGAGACGAGCTCCGTCAGCACTATGGCTTCATCGCAATCCTTTAATTGTCTTAAAAGAGACTTATTAACCATTAAAAATGTATCGTTTGATAGAAGCTCTAAAACATACTGTTCTGAACCCACATTTATCATAGACCCTTTCCTAGGAAGAACTCACCGAGACTAAGAACAAACTTATCTACGGTTGTGCATTCCCTCAGCTTCCTTTGTAGTAGAATATAGTGTCTATCTCCGAAAGATACTCCATGGTCCTCAGTTTTCTTTTTGATTAAATCTGATACTTGGCCAAAGGTGAGACTCTTCCATTTGTGACCCGATAACTCATTCTTAAACAGATCCTCTACAACCGAGAGCATCGAAGGATACTTTACGATCACTTCTTCTTCAGGAGGCTTCAAGGTTTCAGTATGCATTCCATTAGTCATTTCTCATGCTCCTCGGAGGACGCACCCCAATGATCTCCACATTTCTCTCGTGGAATTCCTTGTCAAACTGCTCTTGGCGAGTAAGAGGAGTTTGCTCTACCATAGGTCGAATAGCGTTGCTCTTCGAGAACCAATTAGCCATCTTGCTGAGAAAGTATGCCTTGCGGAGGTATGGCTTTGTCTCTTTTGAGAGATCATCCATAACCACTAGAAGTTCTCGAAGGCCAGGACTTTTAGCCATCGCCTTAGTTGATGCTTCATAGTACTCATTCTTTGTATACCCTGTCATACCATACACATAGGCGTCCACAAGAGCCGAGTAGGCGATATTGAAAAAATCTTCGATATTGAGATCCGCTATGTCTGTAAAGAAAGTGAGGTCTCTATTTAAGAGCTTCATCAAAGTTCCATTAATGGTGCTTTCATCGATAATACCGAGATTAGATTTAATCTCTTCGACTGTATAGTACTTGCCTACGAGACATTTTTCTAAGTACTGAACACCCTCGCGAAGAGATCCGCGAGCAGATCCGGCGATAGAGGCTAATCCTGCGAGCTTGAATGAATCTGGAATACTTTTATCATTCCAGAGATTCATCTTCTCCAAGATACCCTTGAGAGCTATCATAATATCTTTTGTATTGAAAGGTTTAAAATTGAAGGTTTGGCACCTACTCTGTATAGCGGTAGGGATGCCAGTATTAAACATAGACAGGAGAATGAAGTGTACATGACTTCTGGGCTTCTCTAGGATCTTCAACATCGCACTTTTAGCCTGCGCGCTAAGTTGATCAGCTTCCTCAATAATGAGAATTTTCTTCTTATCATACATAGGAGCCGAATCTGCGATCTGGCCGAAATCAACTACGTCATCCTTACCCGAGAAGGAGGATCCGTCTAGTACTACTACATCCCTATCGAAGCGCTCTTCGATGATAGACTTGCAAGCCACACATTCACAGCAAGGATCGCCTTCTTTTGTGAGACTCTTACAAACTAGAGTCATAGCGACAAGGTGTGCCGCTGTTGTTTTTCCTGTTCCAGAAGGACCCTTCATTAACATGGCTGTGGGCCAATCTCCGGAAGTTTGTCTAGCCTTTAGTTCTTTTACAACTCCTTCTTGATTGTATATATCTGAAAACTTTCTAGGCCTCATTATAATAGACAATTGAGTAACTCCCATTCATCTCTCCTTAGATACTGAATATAGGGATGAATGGGAGTTTTTATTTATAGGGAAATTCCGGTTCCTGCCCCTTGTGTTGCAATTGGAGATTCTCCGGTGACCACGTAGTATTTTGCAGTGTCTGTGGCATTCAGATTAGTTGTCAACGTAGTATTTCCTACTCTAAGAGTGGTCTGAGCTCTGTTTCCTCTATATATGGTTAAACTTACCTCTGTACAGAACCAGTCTCTAGTATAAAGAGAGGGGTTAAATACGTCTGTTGACAATTCGTCTTTTGATAAGTTTACAGATATGTAACGGCCTAAAACAGCGCTGTGTACATAGGGGCAAGATAACTCGAGATGGAATCCTTCGAGAAGCTCATTACCATATCTAGTCAGTAATTCTGTCACGGTATCACTGCGGTCTTGGCTGGAGTCTTCTTGAATGATTCTAGTAAATTCCCCTGGATTGATAAGGCCTCTTTTGGAGGTAATGGGAACAAATCCTACTTCTCCCGGTCCAATGACTAGAGGAGTGATATCTTTCAAGAATCCTTTCATAGGCTCGTTTACGGCTCTATACTGGTTTATGGAGTACATGTAGGTAAGACCAGGATTAGTATTTTGCCAGATTACTCCTCCGTCCACCATCAATTTGAGATTGTTAATGAATATATCGCCATCGTAATCCGGATCTGAACTAGATAGAGGCACTAGGTGCAATGCCCTGTCTGCAGCCCTGAATTTCTTATGAGATTTTTTAACTATATTTGTCGAGGTGGCTACGAACTTATGAGTATCGTCCGTATAGATGAAGGGGGGACAATAATTTTCTCCCCTCATATGAAATCTAAGTCTATCTTCGATGAACTTGCCTGGCGTCATATAGGTTCTCCACCTAGTCAGTATATCGTCGGCACTTTGATTGATTTCAGCATTAAGAATAAATGAAGATAACTCTGCATCATACATAGTTCGCAGTATATCTGTTATTCTTCCTGTGTATGCTCTGGATCCTATTTTTTGTTTGAAGTACCAGGGGCTTATGAGAGTAATAGTAACTAAGCCAGGTATTGTTCTTCCCGAAGTTCCAGGACCTGCTTCTATTTTAAATATAGATAGTGGCTTCACGGAGTCGGGGCTATAATCTTGGCTAAATACAAAAGTTAAATCCTTCCCTACTATAAGGGTTCCATCTTCTATATAGTTAGAAGGTGCATTAAAGGTCCATGTCCCCGTTGTATATAGGCTGTTTACATTTGAAACAATATTTAAAACTTTTGTAGCTGCTTTAAGGGCTGTCAAGTCCTCTCCAGTCTCAACGTAGACTTGCCAGTCTACGTTTGCAGTAAAATCAAGTGGTTCAGGCATTATTTGTTACCTTCCATTTATTTATGAAACCGAGAATATCTTTTCTGGTAGGTATAATAGCCACATCTCCAACATTGATTAAATCTTTATGAGCTATATTATTTATAGTTAAAATAATATCGTCGTATTGTGCAGGCTTGTCCTGTGAAGTACTTCCATCTAAGAAGTACTGTATAATTTGAAAGGGCTTGCTCATAAAGGAAGTATCCATCGGGTACTGAAACGGAGGCTCTGTAATTTCGAAGGATCCAAAATCAACAGACAGAGGATCTGGGTACTGCTGGTTATCTATATCAACTTGAGTACTTGGTTTCATTAGGTTGTATCGAGATACAATGGGATCTGCCATTTCAATTTCCTTTTACGTGGATAAATAATTACTAGTAAAATCGGCCGAAGTAGCAATAGTCTGAGATTTAAATGTTATGCTTATTTCTCCAGATATTGGGTATCCCTTGGAGTCAAGTTTATTGGAGAATTTAAAATTAGCTGTTTCTGCTAAGTAATTTTTTAAATGTAGAAAATCGGGGAAACTATTATTCGCTCCGAAAGCTACGGTCCAGGTACTCGATACAGTATCTGACGACCGAGTCGCGGTTTTAAAATAAGATTCTCCGAATGCTGAAAAAGCGCTGAAGGCGTTGGTGGCCGGAGCGGTTAATAAGTTCCCTACGGCAATCTCAGAGGGCACGCAAGCAGACATTAGAGTCATAATGGGACTAAAAACTTCTGTGTTGCCGTCCCAGGCATTCATTTGTCCGAATTGTAATTTGAGAGTGATAGAAAAGTTTGCAGGTAAGGATTCTTTCCAAGCACTAGCCATATAGTACTTATTATACATTTTTTGACCTAGAGTATCCGAGGCAGTTGTTATCGCGGAGAACACGCTACTGATGGCGCCGGTGCCAGCAGCCTTTTTCATAGATTCTTGAGCTCCTTCAAAGAAAGCTTTGACTGGTTGAAATAACTGGTTAGTTATAGAAAATCCTATGTCATCTATATAGGGAAAATATAAGTCTAGGGATGCGGGTCCTGTCCCTGTTACGGTGCTTTTAGTTAATCTAACATAAGGACTACCGTTAGGAAAAGTTTTTGGGTCCGAGTAAAGAGCGGTGCTTAGGGCCATAGTTATCTATCCTTTTACGAGTATGATTTTACTTTAAGTTTTGGAGCTTCTGGAATATTATCCGGTCCCTCAGAGGTGGGAGCATTAGATATTTTTTCTAAAATATTATTCTGCTTGCCCATCGCTTTTGAATCTTCCTGAGCTATACTAATCAATTGTCTCAATAAATCTGCTTGCTCGTTGATTTGAGTAACAGAAGATATTTGTTCTCCAGCATGTATTGTAGCTGCAACTGCTTCACCAGGGACCCCAGGAATTACGCTTCCTGGGGAATAGTCCGTACCTATCTCAAAAGATGTTTCCCCTACAGAAGATTTAAACTTGCTCCAGTCGCTTATGGTTGATTTTTCATATCCTGGGATAGAATGTAGCAGATCCAGCTGTTGCGCCCCACTTAAGCCCGCTATGGGGATGCTTTGACCATCAAATACTATGAAATCATCCATGGCTCTATTTCTGCTATTGTAAGGGCTAACTAGTTTTCGTCTACCTTTTGCTGATAATAATCCAGTTGAGTCGAGTTGTGCAGCTGCGCCTCGAGACCCGGGAATAGTAGTGGGTTCAGCCAAGGCGGCGGCCGCGGTGCCAATTTCAAAAGAGTTTGCCTTGGAAGAGATAAGCGCGATGGCATCTAGATCATTTTCTTTTCCTTCCTTTTTGAGTTTAGCTCTCTGCTCAGACGTTAAAGATTTTGCTAATTCCTTTGTTCTCTCTTCGTAAGACTGGCCAGAAATTCCCTCGTATAAGGCAAAAGCTAAAGCGGCTGCTGCTGCGATGCCTAATCCTATGGCGCCTGCTTTAGCGACAATGGGTAGAGCTTTCTTAACTAAGTCCTTAGTTAACTTTCCACTCATCAAAGCATTTATTATGCCGCCCTCTATGTCTCCTTCTACTCCGGGGCCTCCACCTGAAGCACTTATATTTTTAGTATCCTTCATAAGAGCGTCTAATTTTGATCCGATATATAAAGCAGGCAAAGCGTATTGTACAGGAAGCTGCAAGATATCTCCAGCAGAAGGATCTTCAGATTTTACAACATTTATTTTTTCATCGGCGCTTCCACGACTTCCACCGCTTCCACCGAAGGCGCCCCCTGTCTTATACTTGCCTCTGCCCCCGCCAGGTCCGCGCGGAGGTCTTCCATTGTTAATATCTATAATCTCCGGTACGCTTTCTAACAAGCCTGCTAATTTCTCTTGGTCTATTCCAGCTTTTTCATAAGCAGCGGTGCTGGCTCCAATAGCGCTTTCTCCGAGACCTCTATCGAGTAAAAACTTACTAGTAGCTGCCTGCGATTTTAATTCAGCGCCTTTATTAATAGCCTCATGGCCTCTGCTCATATACCCAGACTGAAATTCTTTGGTTGGAGCATTGAGTATTCTATCTAATCTATTCCCGGAGTTATCCCCCGAAGTCAAGCCTAGCTTATCTGTCGCTGTACCGAAGAGCTTCAAGAAAGGCATTTTCTCAAATATTTCTTGTTGTATGTTCGAGGCAAATTGTTGATCATCAAACTTACGCGTTTGTTTGCCTGCTTCTCTTCCTGCTTTCTTAGTAGAGGCTCTATATTCTTTGGCGTCCTTTTTATCGCTAAGGAGAGCATCTAAAAGTTCACTGTTTAGCTTTTTCTGATCTTTCTTTAAATCGTCCAAATATCTCTGTAATTGATTAGCTGTTTTGATGCTTGCATCTATAGATTTCTTTAACTCATCTGATGTCTTTCTTTCCTCGATAGACATCGCAGCATATTTCTTATCTGCTTCTTCTTTTTGCTTCTGAGCGGCCTCTTGCATCTCTAAGATTTTAGGGAAAAACGTACTAGATAATAAATCAAAATTCTGAGTCGTCTTCCCTAAAGCTTTGACAAGCGCAGTCTTAAAGCCATCAGGCATATCGCCCATTGCTTGTGTGAGTTTTTTTATGCCTTTATCAATATCAGCCATGGAATCACTGACGCCCGGGGGCATCATGCCATCTCCCTCACCAACTACGCCCGCCATGTATCACCTCATACCCAATTTAAAAGCCCTGATGATCCAATATTAGGATTCTGTTTTATCAATCTAGAAATATCCTCAATCTTTTTTTCCAACAATTTGTACTGAAAATAAAACTCATGGAAGGGCAGACTTGTCAGATCTGATATCCCGTTGTGAGTCTTAGTCGTCATAAGAAATATCATACTCATCAGAGTCTGATAATCGTATGGCTTGAAGAATATCCAAGAGTCGAAAAGAAAACCTCCGTGTACATACTTCTTTCGTTATAGGGTTCTTCAATTCGATATTAGGATCTATGCCGAAGTCTAACTTAGAAAACTGAGTATCAACCTTCTTCGTAATATTCACATCTAAGCGAGGATCCTCACTATACTTAAGTTTTTCTTCAATAGTAGACTTGCTGAGATCAATACCATTAAAAGCTACTATGTAAAGGGCTTTGGACAGCTTGCTCATATAGATAGCCTTATTTATATTATGTAGCTGCCAATCTAGGAATTCCTTCTCAGGTATGACTGGTAAATCCGTAGATCCCTTTTCAGATCTTGCTTCGCGCAGGTCTATTAATTGCTTTATCTTTTCAAATCTTAAATCTTCTTTTTCAAACTTATCATCTGCAGCTTTCTTCAAAGCTAAAGAATCCCCGATTCTAGTGTACGCTAAGAATTTTACTTCCACGTAACTAGGATCATTTTTCGGAAATCGATTCTTTATAGTAACATATGATTTTACTTCACTAGGAAAATCTTTGATTTTCACATTGCGTAAGTCCACATCAACCTTAGGCTTCCATTTTCCGGCAATAAGGTTATTGGCCTGCTCTTCTTGTCCATGAGCTTTAAGCCAGTCTAAATCCTCCTGGTTCCAAGGAAAATCTGTAGACGTAATGAGAGGTGTAAAGAAATTCGCATATATCTTTATTAAGAGCTCCACGACGGCCTTCTCTGGCCACTCTTCTACTTTTACAGGTTCTAGGATGAGATCTTTTAACAAGTGTATAAGTCTCTCAGGCAAAAGTTCATCGGAGGCCATTGAGAGATCAATAAGATTTTCCGTATTAAAGTTTTTCACATGTATTATCTCAGGTACTCCTAGTTTTCCCTTCGTAGAAAGATTGATAGGAATATATCCGCCAGGAATATTGAGTTTCAGAGACTGCTGTACCTTGTCTATGATCTTTGTGCTTTGAGTCATGTCGTCATTTTCGTCGACTACTTCGAACGGCATATAGTATTCTCCCCTTAGCTTAATTAGTGAAAATTTTTGAGCAATAAAAAGCCTCTCCGCAGAGAGGCTTTTATAGTTTACTGCTTCTGCCTTGTGACAGTGAGAAGTGAGCTCGTCGCTGTCCCCAACGTACATTTTATATAGCCATAAGGTTTTGTTATGGAATCCTCTGTGTAAATAGATACGGCAGCAATCGTAGTCGATATAATCCACGAAGGTGATCCCTGCAAGTCAGCATCGGGCATAGTATAATAGACTCCGGTTACTGATCCACCAGTCGGCGTAACTGATGTTAAGAATGCACCATTTACCATTACTGCGTCATTAGTATATAGAATACTATCGAGTAAGCTTCTCGTGCCCGTGATAACTAATCGCTTAGTTGCTGGAATCGTTCCTCCTATAGCACTGATGCCTCCGCCGCTTGGGGGAGTATAATTTAGAAGGGGTCGTATACAAGAAAGTGTGATTGTCTGTGCAGCTGTATCGGAAGATAGCGTCCATGCAACTCCGTCCATAGTATTGGATACTGCAGTCAGTCCGGATTGAAAAGCCGTCACTAGGGTACCGAAGGTCATACCGCCTGCTAGAGTAACCGTGGCTGGCGTTCCTGTTCCTATAGTTAGGGTTCCGGCTCCGTTTGGTACTCCATTAACCTTGATAATATTCTGCTCTAGGTATTGTTCACCCTGTTTTATTGTATTTACAGTTAAAGTAAATTCAGCAGATGTAGCTGGAACAGGAATAATCTTAAACGTAGCAGTATTTCTATTTACTCTATATCCTGTTGTTTGGATTCGGGCAGTAGCAACCATCTTTATAGTCCTTTATCAATTAGTAGCGTTATTTGTGAAGTTCTTCAGCTAAGCCAGCTTTATCTAACTTCGAGTAGTATACACCCGGATGATCTCTCAAGTGGTCTTGGGCTATATGTTTGTATAACTCTTCTGGTGATGGAAATTCTTCGTTATCTAGGGCATATTTTGTAAACCAATCATAGGTAGGCTTGTGCTCATGCTCTACTATGATTCCTGCTTCTAACTGTGTCATACTGCTTACTCCTTCGGCTTGATAAGAACATATGCCTTGCCCAGTCCGATATCATAGGTAACTAAGGTGTATCCTAGTTTTTTCGATAAAAGCTTGGCATAACTATCATATAAAGGTTGTCTCGGAATATCTCCGGAGAACATCAATATATCGATATTTTCTTCGTGCTTTTCTAAGTAGCCTAAAAGAATGTCCTTCACGGTAGCGAAGACTTCAAATACTGTCTTCTTACTCAAGCCCGATACATTCTTATAAACAGGATCATTGTGTATGGGTTCCAAATAAGCGAATTCAAAAAGAGACATGTGGTAAGGAGGATTTAGTAAATCTAAAATCTCCATGCTCTCCGGATCAGATCTATCCAACAAGCAGTAATTTAAAACCCCGTTCTGAGTCCTCATTGTAACTTGGGAGATATTGACTCTATAAGTACTATTATCGGAGGTTTTAAATTTCGAAATAATTTGAGAGTCTTTTCCGTTCTCATCTCTTATTATTTTAAAAGGCGTCCAAGGTCTTACCAGGTCGCCTAGTTCTTTAATCTTCGTCTTCATCGTCTTCATCGTCGTCATCCAGTAGAATACTAGGATCGAACAAAATGTAGGCTTTACTCCTGTAAGCAGTTTCGCCCGCCATTAGATAGAATCCAAGATGTTTCTCTATCATTTTAGAAAATCTATCATATAATTTTTGTCGAGAAGGTTCTTTCGCGGAAAATTCTAGAGCATCAAACTGATCGTAATATGTTTCTAAAAAATTCAACATACATTCTTGTACGGTGGCAAATACCTCCAGGCCTACTCTGGGGCCGAGATTTAGAATATTAAATGACTCTTCCTCTTCATTTTCTTCCTCACCGGTGGTTCTCGCAAAAGTTATGATGTAACTACTTATTGGAACCTGCGATGCATCAGATTCTTCGAGATATTTATGTAAGTCCATGAGAGGTGTGACATATTGTTCACCCTCGGCGGGTTCACCATTAAATTCCTCTACAAGATCAGCAGGCCATAGCCCGTAGTACCAAAATAATACCTTATAAAAACCGCCGTCTGAAGTTTTAAAATAATAGTATATATTTTTGTGCTCTGAGGACTCATCTTCCTCACTAATTTCAGCTTTTCTTTTCCAAGGGCGTATCGATTCGCCGAGCTCTTTGATTCTCATTATTAATTAGTCTTTGTAAAAGTATATACTATGGTCCCACAGTCCCATACTCTATCGTATCCATTGATTTGCATATTCTCCCATTCTGTTTTTTTAAAATCGAAGTTAGGCAGTACCTTCTTTAACTTGTGTTTCTGAAAGGTTAGTCTGTGAATAAGTTCCTTGTAATCTTTCGTATAGTACATGCCAGGAGAATTCGTGTGAGAATATTCGAACCCTAAATTAAAAGTACTCTTACCATTAAAAATTCTTTTGTCAGTATACGATAGAACTGTACTACCTAGTGGTAGCGATTTTACAACTTCGTTCCACAACTTTGATATACCGCCGACTACTACTGTGTTCAAAGAGCAAGCAAATCTAGTTAACTCATACGTATTTTTCTTAAATCTATTTTTAGACACGACTATGTGAGCCACTAAATTTCCTTCTTTGTCTTTTAGACCATACCTCATAGAACCTTGGGCGTACCCTTGAATGTGATTAACTTCAAAAAAAGATCTGCTATCAGCAGGGGACACTTGAACTATAGAGCATGATCTAGCTCCTACTTTTCTGTCACATATTCCTAATTTATTTTTTATGATGGACTTAACTACATCAGATTTATTGATCCACTCGGAGTCCCAAAAATGTAGTAAAGTAATATTCTGAGCTTCACAAAGACTAGTTTTATTGAAATGATATTGTGTTCCTCTCTGGCCCCTAATTTCTGAGTGCCAGTATATTTCATTCAATTCAATAGCTAAGTTCCTATCTGGTAAGTATATATCTAATTCAAGCGGGGATATAATTCTACGGGAATTCTCTACGATTCTTTCATTAGGCAGTACTTCTTTGAGCCAAGCGACGATTTCCTTTTCTATGATCCCTTGCGAGCCGGGGGGATAACACGTTGGACACCGGGGATACTTTCCATTAGCTAAGTAATCTTCAAAGGCAGATCCACAAGTATTACATTGAAACTTGTAATACTTAACCTGTCCTTCCGTATCTACAGTAGAGATATATTCCTCTTGACTGAATAAAGGAGTAGCTTTTGTTATTCTTTCTGAAGACATCAGTTTACTCCAGAAATCCTGTCTCTTAGTCTTAAGAACTTTTTGCCAGATATCCGGACCATAAATGCTACATTCATTGCCATACTTTATTAGATTGGTTGCTTTAGCCTTCTCATGAGGCTTATTTCCGTGGGCACTAAAAGAAGTAATTTGAGCTTTTTGCGCGGCCTCAGACCTTACTTGATGAACTTTATCACCATACTTCTCTTCCCACTTCTTCCTAATATAATTTTTATCTTGAAAGATATTATCTACGCCAAATCTTTCCTTTGTAGTTTTCCTTATTTTAGCTTGAATCTCTGCAGATTGGGCAGGCCTTTCTACTCCGTATCTTTCTAGGTTTGTTTTGGCTACTTTGCTTGAGGTTCCCTTAGCTTTGCAAGAGTTAGAACAGAACTCTCTATATCCTTCTTTAAAAGATATAAACTTAACGGAGGAGCCACATATCATGCAAGTCGGCTTTGTAGTAAAATTATGGGATAATAAATATAACTTCTCGGATGTTGATCCTACTGTGGGACACTCGGTATTAACAATATCTAGCCACTCTTTTCTGTTTTTTAAAAACGTAGGAAAAGCAGGATTGAGTAGTCCGTTTGATCTGAACATCCCTAGTTTTTTTAGTTCTTCCAGTAGCACCATTTCAGCCTCTTACTATTATTTAGTATAGGTTATTCCCAGAAGTTATATTAATTTTATTAAGTGTTATAGTGTGCGAATGTTGTTACGTTGTTAGCACTCTCTGTACTACCGTGTTTGAGTATACCATTCCCTTCTCTCGTATAACTTTGACTATATTATTTATAGATAAGCCGGACTCTCTTAATTGCTTTATAATAAATAACTCCTCCTCGCTGAGCTCAGCTTTGTTAGGGGCTTTTCGCCCCTTTAGTTATATAAATAAGTTTTTACTTTGCATTTTTTTCCTACCCTCTTATGCTCTGTCCATCTGTTGCGCAACTTACCGGTGGTTTGCCCCACGTACTGATGTCCATTCTCTATATTAGTTATCACGTATACTATTCCAAATTGTTTCATCGTAGCTCCCTTTGATCTTTAATTAATATCCCCCTCTCAAAAAGAATCAGAAAGCAAAATAAAAGCCGCTCTTTTCAGAGCGGCTCGATTACTAATTCGTTACTATATAATGTTATAGTACACGGATGTTGTTGATTTGGATGATCCCGAAGTATTTTGGATTAAGGACCTGGTAGTCACCGAAGGACGCCAAGCCTGCTTCCTTGTAGAAGTTCTTTCTCTGGAGTGAACCAGTGCTGAAGAATGGTACGAGTACTCCGAAGGCCACGCTAACGTCTGCCTCGTTATTCTCGTTCTTCCATACGCAAAGAAGCTGATTATCCGGGATAATCTGAGAAGGAACCTTGAACACTGGAATGTTGTAGAGCTCTCCGACCTGGTATCCACCGATTCTTGGCTGTGCACCCTTGGTTGTGAAACCAGCGTTGAGTCGTAGATAGGTAACAGCAGCAGGACCACCAACGATCCTCGATACGCCGCCTCGCATAATGTCGTTAAACATTACGTCACCAACACGCTCGATAGCCTGAGAAGCAGTCTGCGCGGTATGGATATAGGAGTCCTGAGTACCGGCGCCACCTTCAGCGTCAAACTGAAGAATTGGGTAGCCGTTCGTTCGTGCAGCAGCCCAAGCAATTCTTACAGCGCGGAAGTCCAGAGCCTTCTTGATTTCCTGTCCAGCTGCGTCCATGAGAACTTCCTCAGTGGAAACACCAACAGTAGAATCAAGATACAACTCAGACATGGTCGTCCAGCTAACGCCCAAGGTCATAGGTCGAACCCTGAACTGATAATCAGTCATCACGAGGTCAACTTCACCGAGAGACGTACCAGAAGTATCCAATTCTGATGCATACCTACCGATAGCGAGTGTAATTACACCAGCATCAGATCCAGACAGCGCATACACGCCGGCACCGGAATAAGAAATAGTAATATTTAGGCCGGCGCGAATAGACCAAGTACCAGACCTGTTTTCCATAGCTACGACATCACCGTTAGCGTCATAGCAAATTGCGTATCCCTGAATATAACCGAAGCTAAATTCAGTGGAACCACCAGCGAAGGTGATCGATGTTGCTGAAACAACGACGCCGTTAGCCATTTCCTCAGGATACCTATCTTCCTTACCTTCGTAAGTAACTGCACTGTTCTGGAAAGCTCCGGGACCAGTGTAGGATCGGTTAATACCAGTGGAAACACCATACTTGTCAACGTAGATAGGCTTAATGTACTTGATAGAATCGCGAGCAGTCTCCATGGCGAACTCAGTGAAGAGCTTGTCACGAATACTGTTAGGATAAGCAAGCCTTACAAGACGAATCATGTTTTCAGGCGTAGCAGCGAACTGTGAAGAATACGTGGTTTCAGACAGCCTGGACATGTGCCGTGCCTGATTCTCTAAGAGGATCGCGGTATTCATAGCCTTGCGATCTTCCATGGCCTTTAGGCCCTCTCCGATCTCAGGAACTCGATACCACTTCTCTAGGAGGCGGCTCGCACGAGCTTCCCGCTCGGTATAAATAGGATCGGACTCATTGAGCTTCATCCTATCTTCAGTCATTCTTGACTTAATACTCATAAAATTAAATCTCCCTTTATATTTCTTATCGGGGAGGTTTCCGTATATTTGAAGAAACCGCGCTTACGAGGGATTGAAGATATCGAGTGTCTGTTTGTATTTATAACAGCATCTACTCTATATGAGAGTAATGGGTGAAAACAATCAATATAAGATTGTTTGATATTCAATCCTTCCCTAAAAGTAATTCTATTTCTAATTAGTCCTATAATTGATTGGCAGTGAGGTCTGGCGCAAATCCCGCTGGTCCAGGTGTGCCTGTTTCTGATTGTACTTCTGCTGCAACAGCTCCTGATGTAGTCATACCTTGTAACAAGGCAGCCAGGGTAGACTTATATGTTTTCAGAGCCTTCTCTAAATCCATATCTATCTTAATCCAACTATTAAAAGTAGCTTGATCCTGAGACGCTAAGGAGAAGTCTTCAATGATCATCTCCAACATATCTCTTGTTAGACTTGTGCCACCGAATACAACATCAAGCCTACAAGTTTTTAAGTTCTGAAATGCGCTAGCGGCCTGCTTAAAAGGATCGCTAGCGTTTAATTGATTAAGTGGCATTTCTTTATTACTCCCAGGTTGAAGGAAGACGAGATTTCATAGGCTTATGATCACTAATGTGGCGGCCGGTTACTGATTCCATGATCTGCTTCCTACCTTCCCACACGCCGTCATTCACTGCCTTAGGAGAATCCATTTCTGCTAAGATACCAACATATAGCTTAGCTGCTTCGGATAGAGTCTTACAAGCCATAATTCGAGTTCGGAATGCTTCCATTCTCTTTCCATGTCTTTTTACGAGATCCTTGTAGTAGGATTCTACCTTGGTGTGCTCGTTCATATTAAGCATAGAAGATGTTTTTTCAGTGAAGGATGGCTTAAATTCAGGAAGCCTCGTCGCCGCTTCCACTATGGATTCGTTTTCTATAGTGATCTGCTCGATGATCTGATCTTTCTGTTGTACTGTTTCCTCGAGTTCTGTGATAGCCTTGGAGCCTTCAACGATAACTTTCTTATACTCGTCTAGTTTCTTGTTAAGAGAAACAAATTCCTCGGACATCTTATCGGTAATAGCGGAAGTACTATCAAGTTCTTCGCGCATAGCGTCTATTTTGCTCTTCATGAGCTGTTCTCGCTGATTAATAAATCTCTTCATTCTCTCGAGCTTAACTTGAGACTCTTCAAATTGCTCAGGAGTAGGCATACTCTCAATTTGCTTCTGCATATTGCGAATCTTAACCTGGAGTCCCTCGGCAATTTTCTTCCAGTCCTTAGACTGCTTCTCAAAAAGCTGAGTCTCGTTGACAATCTTCCTAATGCCCTCTTTGATAGCGCCTACAGAATCAACGCCAAGCTCTTCTTTGAGCTTGATCTGCTCTTCCTGGAAGGTACCAAGAAGCTTTTCAGTTACTTTGATTTCCTCTTGAACCCTAGCTTTTAGATCCGGGGTAGAATCATCCTCAAAATAATTGAGAAGTTCATGCAAATCAGCTAAGCGATCAGCCGGCTTTGCAATAGCGGACGCTTCCTGAAGGAATCCTTCCACGTCCTTGCGGAATTTTCTTTCCTCAAGCTTCGATATTTTTCTAGTTGAAGAATTTGTAGATTCATTCATGGAAACCGTCTCCTTTGATTCTTTTCTCACGTTATTGATTGTTCCGAAAACTTTTTGACTAGGATTCAATACAAAATCTGATATTCTTTCTATCATGTAAGAAGATGGGTCAACCGTGCGTCCATCTTCTTTCAGTTCACCAAAACCAGAGGAGGAAAAACCTATTTTGCCGCCGGCTTCCATAATTTCGCGGGCTAGCTTACCATGAGGACCAACTAATCGCAACTCTGCCATCACAGTCTGTGTCGACTCGTTGAGGTGAAGATTGTGCCATACACCGAAAATGTTTTTTACCGAACCCTCATCCATATCACCAGGATGATCAGCAAGGCCAACAGAGCCTTCCCAGATATGTTTTTGATTCTTAATAACATTTTCCCATAAAGCTTTTCCGTATAATCTACCATTCTCATTTATAAAATCGTATCGAGAAACTTCTACATCCGCAACACCTACGCATTCGTACTTCTTACCGTCAACTTGTTCATATATCTTGGTAGCAGATTCTTCCATAGAATCGCTGCTGTGAAGATGAATGTTTTGGGGCGATACAGTATAATTCTCTTGAAGCCTAATCATTCCATTATCCTCTTACTTTAATTAGTAATATCATTCTATTGAAGTAGTTGCTGCGTTTTTTGTCGATGTAAAAGATCCTCGTCACTTAAATCTTCTGCAGTGTCAGCGTCAATTTGATCTTGCTCAAAAGTACTTTTTATATCCCCAAAATTTAACTTATCAGGTTTGGTTTTTGGGTTTTGTTTTTCCATTATAATCTGTACGGACTCTTGTAAGCTTTTCTTTTTCTCGGGAGTCAGGCCCCCCTTAGCAGCCTTCAAGGTTTCATATACGTCTCTCATGTTCGAAGGAATCTCTGAGTACTTATAATGGCGATTATTTATCGTTGCTTCTTCTAAATCTAGCCATTTCTGCATGATAGCTTCTTGTACAATTTCTCTTGATTCAACGTAACGTACTGTGAGTTCTCGCACTCGAGCTTCGCGCAAGCGATTCTTCTTCCAACGAGTAATTTCTTCCTTAGCTCGAGGCTCTTCTTCCTCTTCGCCCTCTTCGTTGCCAGTTTCATCCTCTCCGGCAGCTAATTCTTCTCCAGCTCCAGCGTTTTCTTCTCCGCCTTCTACGGCTCCAAATCCTCCGCCACCAATTTCAGTACCGAACTCATCACCGCCCTCAAATTCTTTATCCTCATTATCGCCCTCAAGACCCTCTCCTTCGACTTCTGAGGGCTCTCCAAAATCATCTCCTCCGCTGTCTCCGTAAGCTCCAAAATCGTCAGCAGACCCTCCCGAGCCTCCGCCAATTGACGAAATGCCTCCGCCACCACCTGTTCCAGACTCATCTCCTCCAAGGTCATCGGCTGCCTCCGTATTATCCAGATTCCTCTTCTTTACCCACTTCTTAATATCCTTAGGATCCAAGAAAGAGAATTTAGTTAAAATATCTTGGACGACTTCCTGAGGCAAAGGATCATTGATGGCCCCTATAATACCAGACACTGTATCTATAACGTCTTTACTCAGAGATAAGCTATTCGTTTTTGATTGAACTCTCTCGTCCGAGGATTCTTCGTTAGGGAATTTCATTGAAAGAACGAAAGGCTCGGTATAGTCGAATTCACCTGTAATAGCGAAGTGTAGTCTAAACAGATTAGATAATCCGTCGATGAATGCTGATTGTAAGGTGTATACTCTTCTTGCGAAGGGTTTGAATTGCTCGACCAGCGAGATTGCAGACACTCCGAAATTGCCCCATTCATTAACTAAATATCCCTTTGGAATTCCCGAAGCAATAGCCACGTCGTCCCGGTACATTTCGAGGTCGCCGATAGCATTAACATCAATGTTAGGAGAGTGTACGGATACGTTGACAAGACCGTCAGGTACCCACATCTTCGTATTAACGGAGTAGGCTTCTGAACTATTACCTTGCTCGCCAATATTTTCATATTGCTCACGAGCTTCATTGATTTTTTCGAACTGCTGAGATTCGTCCATACCGGGCGTAGTTTTTACACTATACACTGTGATAGGATACGACATTACGCGTGCGATAGACTGCAAAGTTTTTGTGGCGTTATACTGTCTAAAGGGCGCCAGGGCCTTTAAGAAAATAGATTTACCCATTGGATAAAACTCGGATTGCTCTGAATTCAATCTAAAATGAGAAACGCACCAGGGGGGCAATACCAGATCGCCATCCGTAACGAAGCCGAATAGCTTCTTGTCGAAGAGATCAGCATACTCGTCATTTTCTTCGTCATTTAATCGTGAGAATAACATCTGCAGCTTTGAGTCTCGAGAAAGAGCTGCTACAATGTTATTATTCAAAGCAATCTTAGATGCAACTTGGACGGGATCAAACTCTAATCGTTCGGTCACTTGGTGAACATCCAGAGGATTAATTCTTATGACGCCGTCTCTAGTTACTTTATTAGACCAAAAAGCATCTCCAGACCAGGCCATATTGTACATAGCGGAGCGCACCCTGTTTTGAGTAACTCCCCATTGCCTCAAGAGATTTTCCATTCTGGTTTTCATTCTAGGATCAGAACAATCGATATTTATAAGCTGGCCCTGTACGTCTAACTGTGTTCCTTCATCAGCATACAGATCCACAGCCATAGATAGGAAAGGATCATTCGTTATAGCAAATTGAAGCTCAGCCAAGCGCTTTAACCTATCCTGATAACCGGTGAAAGTATCAGTAGTATCAGTGAGCCAGGCGTCGAATAATGTTTCGAGGCGCGAAGAAAGCTTCGTTGTAAAAGTCTTGCCGAGTTTGCCCTGAGCAATTCTCATATCGGAATCAGGATCTACTTTTACGAAATCTACGTTATGCTTTGCGAATGTACCTTTATTTCCTCCCGATCGGCGGAAGCCGAAAAGAGAGGTAAGATTTCTTACGAATCGAAATCGTTGTTTCTGAGATTTTGCTAGTTGAGCATCCTTACTGCTGTCAGAACCGACGCCTGGAAGAGGTCCAGCTCCACCACTATTTAATTTAGCCGCCATTTAATTTCCTTCTATGTCCCTTTTTAATTAGTTTCAAAATTCTATTAACAGTCTCTTCCGGATCCTGGTTATACTCTGATTCCCACACAATGACTACTTTTAATCCTTTCTTTTCTAAGAAAGCTGTTCTTTTTTTATCTTTGGCCCATATAGTAGATGCTTTTAACCTCATGATTTTTCTATCGGCTGTGTACTTCTCGGGATTGGCATGCCAAAAATCTCCATGAAACTCTATGGCTGTTTTCCAATCTTCTATAAAAAAATCCACTTGATAAAAAGTTTTCTTGGTCTTAAATACCATCCATTCGCCATTTAAATCGCTGTAATGTAGCCTTAGATTAGGATAGAGCTCGTGGAGCTTCTCATGTAACTCTCTACAAAATCGCTGACTGACTGCTGAGACTCCGGTCCACATTAGTAATATATTTTCGATGTTCGACCAGACGGATGAGAGTGTCTCATCCTGCCGGAAATGTAATCGAGGTTGGCGCCATGATCTCCATTGCTAATATCAGACACCGCTTTAAAATCATCCGGAATATGTATAGATTGCCCAAAAACTCTATGAGCTTTTTTACCACACTTACATTTAATAGATGCTGGGTGGTCTTCCATCATAGGCATTTCCACTTCAGTTGTTTCCTTACAAGAGTCGCATAGGTACGGATATATCACAAAAATCTCCTTCTATTAGATTTTTCCTAACAGTGTAATAAGTTAGTGTTTCGAGTTCTTTTTTCAAATAATTCCTTTTATTTTTTCTTCTCTCTGCTATATCTAAGATATCTTTAAAGATATAAAATCGACTATCTCCTCTCGCTACTTTTACGGCCAAGACAATCCAACAAAGAGCTCCTACTGTTTTTTCTTTAAGATCCAGTAGATTTTGAATCTGATGATCTTCTATGCGTTGAAGATCAAAAGACTGAAGTTTGTTGAGAAATTTTACCTCGCAATACCAGGGCAGCCCCCGTACCGAACCGAATAAGTCAAAGGGGCGCGGTATAGTATTTATAAATTGCCCTGTTGGATCTGGTATCTTATATGCTAGATCTCCTTGAATCATAAGGGAGTTCTTAAGTATGGTGCATGCTTCCGACTCGTTTTTCATTGTGACTAATTAGTAACAAACTGACTAATTTAGAGTAGGAACTTAAAGCATGGAAAACTCAATAATTACAATATGCGGTAAGGTTGAAGCGGTTGTGTATGATAAGGATGGCAACGAATTAAGTAAGTCTGTCAGTCATAACATCGTCACCTCAAGTGGAGACTCCTTGATTGCGGATATGCTTCAGCTAGTCCCCGTGAGACAGAAAATAGACTCTACTCATGGATATCTTCCCGTTGGTACAGGCTGGACGGGTACTTTACCTAAGGCAAATACTTGGGTTAATACTCAAACGGGAATCGCGCAAGTTTTGGACACAGGGTATCCTCAATTACTAGCAGCTTGGGGCGGCAGTGCGACTCCGGCTTCGAATTCTAATGTCGTGGTATACCGAGTAACATATACTCAGGGATCTTTGAATGTGTCTGGCATAAACGAGGCAGCAATAACTTCGGATTTGAATTCGGGCTCTTCGGTTAACTGTTTAGCCTACGCTCAGATTACACCTTCTGTAAATGTCACTACTTTAGATTCACTCGTTGTGACATGGCAAATTACATTCTTGGGAAGTTGATAAATGGAAATAAATAATTTAGTGGACAGTGGGTCCGCGCGCGTAATAAGGGGAGCAGGTATGCACAATGAAGTTAATCATCTCGAGGGAAAATATACTCTCACATGCAGAGACGAGAATGGTAATCTCAAGTGGGAAGATGTTATAGAGAATACGGTAGTAGATGTAGGCAAGAAGCATATTCTTGACACTATGTTTGGTACAGGTGCGTACACTCCAACTGGACCTTTCATGGGACTCATTAGCGGAGTAGGTTGGTCTTCGGTTGCTGCTGGAGACACTATGGGTACTCACGCTGGTTGGTATGAGTGCGGTGTCGACGGTTCTCACGGGCCAACAGTAACAGCACGTATAACTGCGAACGGCGGTTTCTCTGCGGCATCAGGTACAGGCACCGTTACTAAGGCTTTAACATCAGCGTTATCTTTCACAATAGCCACAATAACTGGTGGAACCTCTGTTCAAGGCTGCTTTATGGTCATGGCTTCTGGCGCAGTATCTACTATAGGCAATACGGGTGGAACTTTGTACTCTGGTGGTGCTTTTACAGGTGGCGCCAAGACAGTAGCAGTAAATGACGCTATCCAGGTGTCTTACTCCACAACAATGTAAGGATTATACAAGGATATCTTACTCAGTAAACGCGACATGGAGAATACAATATGATAAATGAGCTTTATAAATACTTAATGAGTCAGGCGGGCAATACAAACTATTTTACTATGACAGCAATAGTTCAAGAAGGAGATCCTTTAACTGTATTGATCCAACCGGCCCAAACTGCTGGGGATTTTATAAAATTGAATATTCATCAAGATGGAAATATGGAGATAGTTTCTTAATATGATAAGTGGCGCTAAACCTGGATCTTTTCTAACTCAGGTAACTGATTGGTCCACAGGAATAACCTATGCATTGTACCAGTATGTATATTACTCAGGTAATCTGTATAGGTGTACTACTGCTCATACCTCCACCTCATTCCCTGCTAATATAGCAAATTGGCTGGCATTGAATTCCTCCGCCTATACCTCTATGGATATAGGCATGGTTATAGCATTATCATAGAAGGCAAATAATGAAATTAATGATAGGAAGTGACATAGGGACATATACATTCAATCCAGCCACTAGGCAGATAGCATTGAATAATATTGGCGCCACTCTTTCCCTGTCTAACTTCATGGTGATAACAAATGTAACCAGCAATGTCCTGATATACAACTTTATGAACGCGTCCTTGGGGGCAACGGCGCTAAACAACAATGTAATAACATTGGCGTATAACACTACCTCCATGAGTTCCAATGATGCCCTACAGATATTCATAAATATAGACCAGACGGAATCCTTAGCAGCGCTATTAAGAAGGATGAACAAGCTTCTAGAGAGCAATGCTATTGTAGACTCCTCCTTGAGGCAGAGAGTGGTAATAGAAGCAGGATCGGTGGCTGTAACAAATGCTACTGGACTTGGAGTATCAATATCGGGTAATACCTCTGGAGGTAACCCATACTCACTGACATCCGTGGGAACATTGAATATAAATGAAGGCCCTGTTGATCAAAGATGGAGGATAGCCAACGATACAAGGCAGTCCTATGCATTGGGAATAAGAAGCCAGCTTCAATGGAGTTAGAATGAAATATCTTGTAGGCTCGGACTTTGGCTCTTACACATTCAATGCAGCAGCTAAGACAATAACATTATCTGGAATAAATACAAATACCTATAGGGTAAGCATAAATCTAACTTTAAATCAAATCCTACTGATAACCAATGTAACCACCAATGTAATAATATACAACTTCACCAACAATGCACTAGGTGCTACATCAATAGTGAATAATGTCATCACATTAACCTATAATACAACAGGAATGAATAACTCTGATGTACTACAGATATTCATAGACTTTCCTTCTGATATTGACTCAATACCCACATTATTAAGAAGAATGAATAAACTTCTTGAAAGTCAGGCAATCGTGGATTCACAGGGTAGGCAGAGGGTTATTGCTGACTCAATAGCTGGAACTACAGCAATAACGGCAGCAACATCCTTAGGGCCTAATATAATATCTAATGTTCCGGGAGGTAATCCTTATATAATACCTACGGACCCCGCTACTTGGACAAAGGATGCCTTTGGAGCTTATGACCCCACAACGGGTACTGCCATACAGACACCTACGGTACCAACAACAGAAAAAGGAATAGACCAACGATGGAGAATATGCGATGATACTCATAGAACTTATTGTGATGGAATAAGAACCCAATTAAACTTCTAAAAAAATAAAATGAAAGATAATATAAATAGATTTTATGGTAAGGAGAACTTATAAATGGCTTTGGTAAATAAACTTCAAAAGCAGGTGGATCTCCCCGTATGGGAGTGGATGAGATTCCTTCCTCAGGCTACAGCTGCTGGTACCGCCATGTGCGCCATCGATGATGGTAATGCCAGATACATGTATGTACTCACGGCCACAGCGGTTCCAAACTCCTTCTGGAGATATGATACATGGTCTGATGCTTGGGCATTATTGGCCGCTCCCCCTGTAGTTCCAGCCACATCCTTGGGACTTAAGTATTCCAAATACAGTGGATTCAGGGGAAAGGTTCTCTATGTTCCTGATACTACACATATAAGGATAGCAGGTGTAAGGGCAGGGCTCTTTGATGGCATGACAGTAAGGATAATCTCTGGAACAGGAGCGGGACAGGAACGCACAGTTACAGCTGGAGGAACCTCAGCGCCTACTGTTGTTGACGGTGGGTTCTTCTCGACAGTATCCGGTGTTGCCACCGCTACAGATGGATTGAAGAAATGGACATACAATCAATGGCAGGGATATCATTGCAGGGCAACCTATGGAACTGGATTAGGGCAGGTAAGGAAAATATTATACAATGATCCTACAATTCTTTATTTCAATGATGTTAACTGGCAGCAACTGGATTCTTGGCATAACACTGGGTGGTCCTCACAGTCTCCTTATGCGGCACCAGCAGCACAGACAGGGTATCAGATAGAATATTCCACATTGACACTAAGCTCGGCATGGACTACTAGTCCTGATACTACATCAACATTTTTGATACTATCGGGAGGAATATGGGCAACATCCTCTGCTGGTACTCCCGGATGGTCAACACACCAATACTATGATATTGCCACTGATGTATGGTATACAAAAACAGCAATAGCGGGTAATATAGTAGCGGCTTTGGGAACTGACTGGTCTTTGGAGAGGACTGGTGAGATAGGTGGGGCATACGTATCCTCAGTAACTGCAACAGCTGGTACTGCAAGGACATTGACAGCATCAACAGCATGGACAGTTGATCAATGGGTTAACTATCAATTAAGAATACTATCTGGAACTGGAGCAGGACAGAGAAGAAGGATAGTTGGTAATACAGCTACAATTCTTACTGTTGAAAGAAACTTTGATGTTAACCCTGATAATACATCAGTATTCTCCATATTCGCCAATACAGATTTAATGTATTTCTCTGGAGATGCACAGGGTAGCCTTCTTAGCTATAATGTTGAACAAGATACTTGGGCTACATCAAACGTATTTGACTTTGGCACCGTAAGACAGGCATACATATCAGTTCCCGGTGCTACAGGGTGGCCAGCGCAGCAGGAGCCTATTGGGATTACATCCATAGTAAGAGTAACTACAGGTATACTATCTGGAGTTATAAATGTGGCTGGAACGGGGTACACAATAGGTGATATAGTAACATGTTCAACCTCTGGTACTTTGGGAACATTCATCATAACAGCATGTGCTACTGGCGGTATACCTTCAGCCATAGCACTATGTGCCTCAGGTTCTGGATATGGTGCTGGATCTTCAGCGACCACTGGAGGTACAGGGTCATCATTGACAATAACCCTTACGGTAGGAACAACTGGACTCGTAACCACAGCAATAAACCATGGTCTTGTCTCTGGTCAGTCAATAGTCATTGGTGGCCTTGCCACTGATACGTGGTGGAACAAGTCCTTTACTATCCTAGGTGTTGGAGGAACGGCAACATTTTCTCTGGATGGTACAGGAAGCACAGCAACCCCAGCGCTTACAGGAACCCTTAATGCAACCACAGTGATAGATATGTCAAAGAACTGGTCAGCAACTGGAAACGGTGAGCATGCTGGAAGGCTATGCCTCCTGCAGGCGGCTGGACCAACCCCCGCTGCTGGTACTGGCTTGATGGCAACAAGGATAACATCAAATACAGCGAACACCCTTACAATACTTACCAATAATGCCCCTACAAACGGTACGTGGCGGTACATGATTGTGGACCCATGCTGCTTTGGCCCCATGACAGTCTACAAGGATACTGGAGGAAGGACCACAGGATATGTAACATCTTCTTCTTCAACTAGCATTACTGATTCCTCACAAACATGGAACACATCATTAGCTAATGGAAGGTGGGTGGGATATAGGGTTAGGATAGAGTCAGGTACGGGTGTAGGCAGTGAGGCCGCAATAACATCCAATACAGCGACTACATTGAATGTAGCCTCTTGGCCCAATGGAACCCCGGATACTACCTCAAGGTACCGGATAATGGATAGCTTCGGGACATTCACCTCTGGTGCTGCTGGTGTAGGAACAAACACAGCAATGAACCTACCTGCATCTCTATTGGTAAACAAAAGGCTACGTGTATGTGGAGGATCTGCGGCACCTTATGGACAGGAAGTTGTAATAACAGCAAATACAGCTACAACAATAACAACAGCCATTGGTACCCCTTCAAATGTCAATAGCTATACTGTTCTAGAGCCCCCAGCTTCAGGTACAAATTGTGGTCTTCAATGGATATTCGGTGGTACCTCCAACTATAAGGGAAGAGGAATAATAAAAGCAAGAGGAAACCAGCAGCAATTTGACATGTATGATATTCCAACTGAGAAATGGGATATATCCTTGCAGTTGGACCCACAGCCAGAGACATTGGTGGTAGGTTCTATGTATGCCTACGATGGTGGCAACAAGCTATACTTCACTGTAGGAGCAACAGGACGTGTATATGTTATAGACATACCAACATGGATGATACGCTCAGCATCATTGACACCATATGCCCAAGGTGTAGGCTTGGCTGGTAATAGGATGGAAATAGTAACTACTGTGGATAATCTTGATTACTTATATATAATGAGACATACTGGACAGGAGTTCTGGCGATCATTGATATACTGGGAGAGTTAAGTGGCTATTACTATTATCGCTTTAATGACGAGCGGGGGTAGCCCATATAACGGGTATACCCCTCTGATTGATATATACAAGGTGTCTGATGGCACCCATGTAGTCACCGCAACCTCAATGACCCAGATCGGGTCTACAGGAATATACAAATATGATTTCACTGGGTTTCTATATGGAATAAACTATACATACCTAATAACTGGAAACTCGTCAGTTCCTCCAAATGAAAGGTACCAATGGGGCTCGGTCATGCAGGATGTCCCTGACAGGACAGTAGGTACTGTGCAGACAGATGGTGGTAACTCGGCTACTCAGTTCAAGTCAGACCGTTCCGAGACTACGGTTGACTTCTGGAAGGATGCATTATGCCTATTATTCATAAATGGGGCTACCGTACCAGAAGTAAAAAAGGTAACTGCATATGATGGCTCTACAAAGATACTAACCTTCACCAATGGATATACAGGAACACCCTCCAATGGAGATACTTACGCACTTATAAGCTTCTAAGGGGTATTGAATGTCAAGGATACTATTTGATGCGTTTGACACTCAAAGCCCTGTAACCTACCCTGTCTCCATAACAGAATCAATATCAAACTCCTCTGACACCTCAAGTGCGGCTACTGGCTCAGCTACCTGGCCAGTAGCCATTGTTGAATCTGGTATAACTTCTGGAGATTCTCAGTCCTCTCTTCTGACGGCAGCAGTAACGATTCTTGAAAATGGAACCGTATCTGGCGACTCACAATCCAAGATACTAACGACTTCCGTATCTATTACGGAGTCCGGTACTGTTTCAGGCGACTCCTCTTCAGCGATTGCCGGCTCGCCGGTATCTATTACTGAGAGTGGTACAGTATCAGGGGACTCTCAATCCTCCTCCCTAACAGCCGTGGCGACTATAACGGAGGCTACGAATAGTTCTGATACTGGCGGTGCTACTAGGTACGTACCTGCTTCAATCACAGAGAACGGAGTAACCTCAGGGGACTCTTCGACCGGGGTAGCAGGATCTCCTGTTTCCATAACAGAGAGTGGTGTTACTTCCGGTGATACACAATCTAGTTCTTTAATCAATGTTGTAGCTATCTTAGAAAATGGCACAGTGTCAGGGGATTCCCAGTCAAATACTTTAACTACCACATCTGCGATTGTAGAGCCTACTTCTAGCTCGGATACTTCTAGTGCGATCAGATACATTCCTGCCGCTATATCTGAGAGTGGAACTGTGTCAGGAGATTCCTCAACTGGGACCTCAGGTACTCCAGTTGCCGTCGTAGAGTCAGGAACTGTATCCGGCGATTCTAGCTCAGCTAAGCAAACATTTGTAGTCTCCATTTTAGAAACTAATAATCTTTTAGACTACCCATCTTCTGGTAGTATTCTAGCTTCAATCGATGAATTTTCTCCTCTCAATGATTCTAGTCAAGTTTATGGCCCTAATAGATTAACTCTCCTAGACGCCGCATCTATTTTTGATGTTCTCTCTCATTACCATCGAGGTATTGAAAATTACACAAGATTCTTCGCAGACTTAGTATCTCCGAGGTCTTCTTTGATTGTCTCCAGGATCTTACACAGATATGAAAACGATAGCCATGGCGTGACTGATGCTTTATCGCACCCTCCATTATCTCCAAAAAGTCTCATAGCGAGTACAGAATCGATTTATGATGTTCTTACTTCCTCAAAGTATGGATTAAGCCGAGCTCAGCAAGATAAGGAATCATATACAGATTTTGTTACAGCGTTAAAAATCACCTCATTAAATAGATCTATTCACGATACCGAGTCATCTACGGATCGAATGAATAAATCTAACATTATACAGGTGAACCTGTCTACTAATTTAAGTATCAAGGATAACAAATAATGACCAAGCTGGACTTGCTTTTCACGTATACTTTAGCTCAAAGAAGAGACTCTTGGATCCAGATGGGACAAGCGGAGTCTGTTAATACACAAAAAAGCTTCACTAATGGGACCTTCCTTCGAGTTGTAGAGCCAGGCGTTCCGCTCAATGGTGCAGTGATATATGTAAATGAAGACTTTACTGACACGGGATTTTCCTGGAATAATTACTATGTCAGTAATTTAGCGACCGGGACTATCCAAAGCGCCAACATCATCTCCCCTTATCTTTATATTATATTGACTCAGGCGCAGTTTCAATCCATAACTGATCCTTTTAATCCAGCATGGATTCCTTTCACTGAACTAGAAAATCAAAACGACATTACATCTACAATAACTATTACTACTGATGAACTAAATATGATTTTCTCAGAGGCTGGAGTTCCCTTCATTAAATTCGAGGAGTTAGAATTTACACAGGAGGAATTCTTAGATAATGTCGTTCGTCCCTGTCTCTATGAGTACTACAAATGGTTTCCCATAATAACGATTGGCAAGTACCCTATGACGACACAGGGCTTCGAAATCCCATTTCCTGATCCAGTGGGAGCTCATACGACATTCGGAGTACATCGTGCTTATGTGAATCCAGGGTATCCTATTTCTATGGACAAGGGTAATCCCATATCTCGTTACTTTGATGAAGTTATTTTATCTACTTCTTCCCAGGGATCCTTCGCAAACCCCGCTATCAATTGGAAAAAGAAGCAAGGGTATGCTAATACAGGCTCCTTTTCCACCTTTATTATGGAAAGGGCTGTGAGACAAGGAGTCATTAATTATGGTGCGAGAACTCGAGTACGGACAGATATTCAAAACGGAAAGGTTATAGGTTACGCCAATAAAATGGGCCTCCTTGAAATAGAGTGGGCTACTCTTTCTACTGACTGGGACGACATACCTTTTAATCGTCGAAGTGAGGCAAGAGAGCTAGCTACCGCTAAAGTACTAAGAACACTTGCAATGTTGAGATCACAAGTCAAGACTACGGATATGGGGACAATTGATTATTCAGGCTTCCTGGCAAGAGCAGACAAACTTGAAGAAAAAGTTATCGCGCTTTGGCAGGCCGCAAGCAAGGTCATCATCATCCGCGGCAATTAATAATATAGAAGAGGATGATAGCCTTAATTACATAAATAGACTTGTATTTATACTAAGGGATGCTCGACTAGAGCATCCCTTAATATTCATATATTTTTATATTATTTATTTTTATATTAATAGATATCAGGATTTCGCAACTCTAGATATGCGAATTTCGCAGATCTAGGGGTAAAACAATATAATTAGAGCCTAAGTGCTATAATAAAAAAGGATGAAAATCAAATGAACGAAGTCTTTAAGACAGTAATGAAATTCATTAAGGCAGAGCCATCAAGTCACCACACAAATCCCTGGTTTAGAAGACTAGGATTCCTAGCTGTAGGTCTCGTGGATGTTTTAATCGGGGTGAACTTTTTCTCTTCATTGGGAGAATCTTGGATTATGCCTTTTGCTGGCGCAATTCTTGTATTCATGAAAATCTGGCAATGGATATCTGCAAACCATGAGAAAAAAAGCCTCTTCAAAAAGAGGCTCCACTACATAACCTGGTTTACTATTGCAGTAATGTCCATCATAGCTGCCATATCTTTTGGATTGGCTATTTCGTATGCTACAAATAGTGATGTCACAAAAATTGTAGGACTACAGTCCGTCAAAGACCAGGCTATAACAACTCAACTTCAGTCTTTAGCAGTTGAGAGAAAATCGATACAAACCCAAATAGATGATATTCTCGTTAAAGAAAGTCAGTTAACTCAATATGATACCAAAGCAAGAACTGCGATGGAAACTCAGTTAAAGGATGTGCGTAGTCGCGCAGACTCTTTGGATGCTAAGATTAATGCTTTCAATAGCGGCACAGCATCGGATATTGCTAAGCAGAGGGTGGCAGTGAATGCGCAGTTAATATTCAGCCAAATATTCTCTGAAGCTGGAGCCAGACCCGCAATTATGATATTCTTCTTATTGTTCGGTTTAGCAATTGAGTTAACTCTAGCCCTATCTGCTATACCGGCTGCAGGAGAATTAGAGGTAGTCGTAGAAAAATCACAAAAAGAAACCACAGTAGATTTTATGTCGGAGTTAAGCAAACTTCAATTTCAAATTGAACAACAACAAAAAGAAATCGAAGCAAGGCGAGCTGAAGCCATGGCGGCACCAATAAAGAAACCTAAAAAGGTATATAATAAGAAGATAAAGTTGAATCAGGAGGAAATGACTACATTTGTCGCAAACATTAGTAATCCTCCGGAGCCTTCTGAGGCCTTGAAAGCCATATTTAATCCTCCTGTAGTTGAAGAAGAGCCTGTAATGATACGGTTTGCGATGGAGTTATTTGAAAATGGGGTCCATCCATATCTGAAGACCGCAGAAGAGACATCGGATATTCTTAAGATATCTCGAGAAGACGGAAATAGAATGTTTAAGTTTTTATCTGAATTAAAGGGACCAACTGGCTTTACTCTATTAGAGTTCAGAAAAGAAAGCCAAGCGTGGTATCCTAATTATACTAGTGAAGTAACAAAGCATTGGCTCAAAGAACTAAAAGATTAAGCATGAGGAGTACTACATGGCCAATTTGAGGTTATCTGATTTCGAAAGAAATCTGGTAAATGAAATATCAACAATATCAGGCTACCCAGTTTCTATTGTAAGGGAGGTCCTTGAGTTCACTTTTCTTAGACAAATAGAACAGTATATGGACAAAGAGGAGCTAATGATTCCTTTTCTAGGGAAAACAAAAGTTGTATATAAAGGAGACACCTTTATCTCTGGGGCTAAGATGGCCGAGATAGATGTTCTATTTCAGCCATCTGACCTTTTGAAAAGAGTCATAGGCGATGTAGAGGACGACGAGCCAGGTATTATAGAGGGCTTGTTACAAAAGAAAATAAGAAATTCTTTACAGAATATATTAGAAGAGAAATAAGGAGAATAGATTATATGGTTTTTAATAGTGAGCATGTAATGAAGTGCTTGATCGATCCTCAGGGCTGGGCGACGCCTCAACAGCACGGGGTTGATCTTAATGTTATCGGCATTATGAAAGTTAATGGTGGACAAATTCTAAAGGAAAAGACTGCGTTGCAGACAGCCACACCCGTTGGTGTCAGCCGAGATGAGCAGACACATATTACTTATTGGGACTTGGAACCAGGTTATATGTACGCTATAACGTTCTCTCAGGGAATTGAAGTACCAGCTAACGCTAAAGCTAATATTATTCATCGTAGTTCTGTGCTTCGAGCAGGCGCAATGTTATTCAGCGCTGAATACGATGCCGGGTTTAAGACGAATAATATGGGGGCATTTATGATTACGACTGCGCCTTTGCGTATTGAGCAGCAATCGCGATTGGCTCAGGTCGTAATGTGTGAGACCGAAGAGACATCGAGTCTTTATGACGGCCAATGGCAGGGTGGGAAGAATTAATGGAATCCCCGAATGTAGATTACAAGAAGATTATGGAAATTCAGAAAGAAAATCTCCCTGACTGGCCCGGGATATACGAGAGTGGTATCGAGGGTATCGAAAGAGACCTAGATTTCTCAATGGACGTGAGAAATATTTTGCATACTAGGCGTATTTTTGGTCTAGAGAAGTATGGTGAAATGTCTTACGAGAGCTCCCTTGCAAATACTTTGGTAGCGCCCACAATTGCTTTAGCAAAGGAAGAGCTGCAGGATTGTTTGAATTATATCATGCATGAGATATATAAGAATGGCATTACAGGTGACTCCGAATTGATAGTGGAGTTAAAGAGAAGCGCCAGACTAGCTTATGCAGTACTGCACGACTTAAATAAATTCTATCCAGGCTAGCATATTATATCTCTATAAAGGATTAAAATGAATATCGCACATGAGGCACCTCTAAATTACTTAGAGGCAGTAAGAGCAGTAACTGACTACGATTACTGCCTTGTACACCGTTTGTCTAACCTCAGATACTTTAATTTCTTTAAGAAAAGTGTGGAGGCTGGAAGAAGAGTTATCCTAGATAACTCTCTGTTTGAGTTAGGCACCTCCTTCGATCCAGAGCAGTACTTGGAGTGGATTGAAAAATTAGGCCCAACGGAAGTTATAGCTCCTGATGTGTTTAATGATTTCCAGAAAAACCTGAATTCTTTAAAAAGTTTCAATCTTATTTTTCGAAAAAGATTTCCACACACGAAATTAATCGGAGCTATTCACGGAGTTTCCAACATAGAGCTCTTGCATTCATTCGAGACTGCTATACATTATTGTGATAAGATAGCAATACCTTTTGGGTCTAAGGCCTTTGAAGGGCCTGTGTTGGAAGACTTAGACTCCGAATTAAGCAGAATGAAAGACGACCTTCTATATAGGAAGTCGATGAATAGAATTTTATTTATTAAAAATGACTTGAAGAAGCGGTATGACTTATCAGTATTTAAAAAGTTTCCACTGCACCTACTCGGGTGTCACTATGGAATGGAACTCAAGCTATATAAGTATAAAACATCAATGTTTCCCTTCATCGAAACTGCGGATACCTCTCATCCCGTAGCTGCTGCATTGGAGAATAATTACTACAAAGAAAACTTATATTATTACAAACCTAAGGTCAAGATAGATGAGGTATTTGAAATTCCCTATATCGATTCTAGGAAGGACTTAATGGTTATGAACATCGGCCGTTTTAGGAGAGAATTCTTATGATGAAGAGGATTGCTATTTCAGGCGCACAGTGTACAGGCAAAAGTTCTCTTATAGCAGCCTTGAAGGAAGATAAAGCTTTTAAGGCTTACAAAGTAAGATCCGAAGGAGTGCGATCTCTAAAAGAGAATTTCGGGTTCGATATCTATTCCGGTAACGCTGAAGTGCAGCTAGCTGTACTAGCTCTACAAGCTAAGGATTCTGGAGAGAACGGTATTCTACTGGATAGAACTGTCTTGGATTCTTTGACATACGCGCTGTATTATCATGAGCGTCAGAATCCCAGGCTACCGGAACCTATACTTAATTTTCTTACTCACGAGTCTACAGTAATAGCAAGCAGAATAGATCACTTTATCATTATTCAACCGTCCTTTAATATGATTTGGGATGGGACTAGAGTTATTGACACTGATCAGCAAAATGATATATCTTTAGGAATGATACGAATGCTGAGGATCCTAGATATTCCAGAAGAGAAAGTCTTCTTTATTCACGGCGGCTCTATTCAGGAAAGAGTCGAGTGGGTAAAAGCGGAAATATTTAAGTAGTCCTTTGTATATATTACATTCAGAGGTGCAATCAGGATGACTCTTAAAATAGGGTACAAAGACTATAAACTTAAGTTCTTGACGACCATCACTAGAGATAAGACAGTGTGTGATGGTCTTTGTTTAAACGATGAGTCGGAAATTCATATAGAGTCTACGATTCATGAAATGGATGCCAGGCAAGCTCTGTGGCATGAAATATTCCATGCGTTCGAAAATACGAATGGAATACAAATAACGGAGCAAGAAATAGGCGCTCTCGCAAGAGGGATGACTCTATTTATACTCAACAATCCGGAATTTATGAAGAGGATGATGTCTAGTAAATCTATAAAGGATATGGGAGATAAGAATGCATGATTTCTTCGGAGCCTTCCAACTACTGAAGGATGGGCAAAAAGTAACTAGAGGTTTGTGGTCGGAGACCTGGAAGGACGCGTGGATATCAATGACGTATCTTCCTGTACCTGGGGATCCTGATAAGGCCAAGCGACCTTTTATATATTTTTATAAGAATGGAGAAATGAATCCCTGGGTAATTACTCAAGCAGACGTCTTCGCTGAAGACTACGAAGTAATGCCAATCACTTGAAAAAGGAGTTTAGATGAAGGAGTACAAGTATCTTAGTTGGTTTGTTACGGCATTCGTAACAATCCTTCTTATCTCAAACGTTATAGCTGGTAGGCTCGTACAAATGGGTCCATTTGTGGTAACAAGCGCAATGTTCTTATTTCCCCTGTCATACATCCTCTCGGACGTATTCACCGAGGTTTATGGATTTGCAGCTAGTAGGCGAGTAGTGTGGTACGGAGCTTTGGCAAACGCTATCATGCTTGTTATGTTCGTATTCGCTTCAGCTCTTCCTGCTCCTGGCTTTTTCGCCGACGGCAAGAAGGCTTATGACGCCGTGCTCGGGGTAGTACCAAGAGTAGTTCTATTCTCTATCTTAGCGTACATTGTCGGTTCTTTCGCTAATGATGTCTTTATGTCCAAGGTGAAGAAGCTCATGGTTGATTGGGATCCCACCCATAAGCATCTCTGGGTCCGTACTATCGGTAGTACTGTGGTGGGCCAGATTTTCGATAGTGGAATTTTTATCTTCGGCGTATTCCTCTTTACTATGCCTTTCCTCGCAGTTTGTGGAATGTTCATAGTACAGTATATCGTCAAGGTCCTAATTGAGGCTGTGATGACTCCCGTCACTTACGTGGTTGTTAAGACCTTGAAGAAGAGCGAGGGCATCGACGTAGTAGCTACTGATGCATCTAGTCACACTCCCTTCAGCCTTGCTACCGAAAATGCAGAAGTGAACTTGAAGTCCTAAAATAACTCATAGCCAAAAGCTATATACTGATAGGGAGGTCAAAGCAGACCTCCCTATTTTTTAAAGGAAAGTATGTTACAAGTACTAGATAAATATAGAAAAAGATTCGAGAGGGAGACAGGCAAGTCGCACAGGACAGCTTTGCCCGGTATTCCAAATCATCTAACGGAAGAGGAAGCTACTAGATTTCTAACAAATCCCGCGTGGGATTACGTAGTGTGGCTTGAGGCAACACTTCAGGAATATGAGAATGCCTATTTTGCTTTAAAAGAGGAAGGATTATAAATGAGCATGTATGAATCAGTTATCTCGGGAACGGAAAATATTGACAAAGTCCATAAGGTTGTAGTTAGTCTTTCTGGCGGACTTGATTCCACAACGCTTCTATACTTTATGGTAAAGAAACTTGGTAGAGAAAATGTAGTCGCACTAAGCTTCGATTACAATCAGAGGCACGGTGATGTGGAACTCAAGCAGGCATCTAAGACATGTGAGAAGCTCGGGGTCAAGCATAAGATTATTAATCTCTCTTTCCTCGGAGAAATCGCTGCAAACGTATCAGCGATGGTCAAGGGGTCGGTTGCAACCCCAACAATGGGTGATCTCGACGCTGAGAAGACTGTGCCAACGTATGTACCATTTCGTAATACAATTCTTACGGGGATCACTTTAGCTTACGCTGAAGCCAATGGAGCAGATGGTATCGCTCTCGGCGTCCAGTATGGTGATTACGAGAACAATGAAGTCTACTTATATTGGGATTGTCAGGAAGTTTTCACCAAGGCTATGCAGGCTGTAGCTGATCTCAATAACAAGCACAAGATTACTTTTATCGCTCCCTTCGTTAAATTGAAGAAAGTAGATGAGATACAACTCGGCTCAGAACTAAGTATTCCCTACGAGGATTCTTGGACCTGCTATAATCCCACCATAAAGTTTGAAAGAATGGATTATTCTTTCGACCCCATGGGAGGCAGAAATGGCCACTCAAGGAATCGATATATCCCTTGTGGCATTTGCCCATCGTGCGCTGGTCGAGCTGATTCTTTCAAGGAGCTCAAGATGAAAGATCCTCTCGTAGAGCAGGACGGGGTTGTATATTGAGTCTTCCTGATATGCAAAAATGTACCGACGGCTTTCCTAAGATCCCTATTAGTAAGGTAGGTATTAGAAATATAGAACTACCAATAAAGGTATACACGAAGGACTCTGTAGCATCGCGATCTTTTTCCACTATAGCTACCATATCCTCATACTGCGACTTAGTCGAAGGCGTGAAAGGTATTAATATGTCGAGAATATCTAGAACGATATTCGACATATTCAAAGAGCCTAGAGGATTCATTTTAGATATGGCAGAAGAGTGCGTATATGCACTCCAGAAGGCGCACGATACGGATGACATTTACCTTAAAGTAAAATTCAAGTATCCCTTCATTCATAATTCGCCGATATCCAAGGATCTCAAGTCCCCAGAAATTGTCGACGTGGAAATTGAAACCACGCTTGTGAATAATATTTTGAAGAAGTACTTGACTGTGGATGTAGTTGGTATGTCCTTGTGTCCGTGTTCTAAGGAAATGAGCCTTCTCATTAATAACCTGACCGAGGAAGAGAGAACTCTATTCGACGTCTGGGACAGTAACGCCGACGACCTCTGGCCTACTATGAAAAGTCTCGTTAGCAAATTGAAGAAGGCTGGCTTCGGCGCTCATAATCAAAAGTCATTTGTTAAAATTAAAGTAGAAGTAAGAGATGACATCGTATGGATAGAAGACTTGGTCAATCTTGTGTATCGATGCACTTCCGCCCCAACCTTCTCGGTTTTAAAGAGACCAGATGAAAAGTGGGTTACAGAGGTATCTTATATGGGCGGGTATTACGATGATAATAAACAATTTGTAGAAGTACCTGACGCTGGGCCTAAATTCGTGGAAGATATTTCTCGTCAGTGCGCAGAGAAGCTGAATGAGATGTGTGCAGTGAAAGATTATGTTGTCGTAGTTCGTAATCAGGAAAGTATTCATAGCGGCGACATAGAAGCAGTCGCCGTGTTGTCAGCAGGAAAAGAATTACGATGAGTAAATGTAAGCATTGTGAATCAACTAGCCATGGCCCTGGATGCCAATATGGGCCTAAGAGAATGCACGAGCACATTGCCGATGACGAAACATGCGTATACTGCGGCTCAACAAGTAGAGGCCCTGGATGTCAGTATAGTCCGCACGAACCATATCATGTTCATAAGCATGGCCAAAGCGACAACAAGTGCATTTGGTGCGGTTCGACCAGTATTGGACCTGGTTGTCAATATAGTCCAAATCATATACACGAAAAATAGAACAAAAGAATCCTCTTTTTTCTTGCCACCGAGCGGTTTCACCGCCTTATATTATATATGTAAGGTGGTGAAACCTTGAAATACAGCAAAGAATTCCTGCGGAGCATGAAAGAGTCCATTGATCGGACCGGAATGTACATGCCGCTCGAATACTGGGTTGCGTACAAGGATCTGCGGGAAAAATATCCCCTGGTCAACACCGGATTTGCCGATAAGAATATGGCACAGTTCATGCAGCTCGAGGACGCACTATGATTCATAAACTCACAATTCATCTGGGTGAAGATGGTAATCTATATGATACCATTGAATGCAACGCGAACCTCAAGCTAAGCTGGGGATCGCGTACCGGAGCCGATACTGATTGCCCCAAGTGTCTTGCTATTATGGCTGCACAGGAGAAACATAATGAGCACACCAAAAAGTAGTGACGTAGCTTGGCTCTGCTTTTTCTACACCATCGTCATCATTCTACTCGTCGCGCTTTTCTGAAAGGACACCTAAATGAACGAAGACCTTAAAATTCTCGCTAGGTTCGTGGATGAGGTGAATAAGACCAACTCCTCGAACGAGAAGATCGAGATCCTGCAAAAGTACGAATCCCTCCGGAGGATGTTCAGGTACGTTTACGACGAGCAGATTCAGTTCGGCGTGACGAGCAAGAATGTCAAGAAGCAAGGTATCTGCAACCGTGTACGGTATAAGGATATTTACGCTCTTCTTGACGATCTCGCTTCAGGCGAGCTCTCTGGGCACGATGCTCTTGGTCAGGTCAACGGATTCATCGAGGCGAACGGCTTTGCCGATTTGATCTATTGCATTCTCGACAAGGACCTCAAGACTCGGACAGGATCTACCCTCATCAACAAGGCTCTTCCCGACTGCATTCCTACTTTCGACGTCGCTCTCGCGCATGTGTACGAGGACCGCGCTAAGAAGGTGTTTTTCGGAAAGGAGCCTTGGTACGCGTCGAGGAAGATGGACGGACTCAGGCTCATCACGATCGTAGACAAGCACTCCAACGCCAAATTCTTTTCAAGGACAGGCAAGGAGTTTCTTACTCTGTCCAAGATTGCAGCCGAGATTAAGAAGTCCGGAATTATTGATATCGTTTTCGACGGCGAGCTCTGCATGGTCGATTCCGACGGTATGGAGACCTTTAAGGGCATCATTAAGGAAGCCCGACAGAAAGACCACACCATCGAAAATCCCATGTACATGATCTTCGACTGCCTCGATCCCGAGGACTTCTGGTCGAAGAACGGCAAGCAGGTCCTCTCTGAGAGGTACCATGTTCTACAGGCCTTCATGGCTGGGAGGACCTTCAAGCATATAAAGAAGGTTGAGCAGACCCTTGTGCGAGATAATGCTCACTTTGAGGAGCTTCGCAAGACTGCCCTCGCCAACCATTGGGAGGGCCTGGTTATTAGGAAGAACGTCGGATACGAAGGTAAGAGGACCAACAATCTTCTCAAGGCTAAGTACTTTCAGGATACTGAATTGCGTGTCAAGGGAATCATCACTGGTCCTTTCCGCATCATCAATAAGGAGACGGGCCTCGAGGACTCTATTACGACCCTGTCCGCAGTTGTTGTGGACTACAAGGGCTTCGAGGTCAACGTCGGATCCGGCTTTACCCTGGCCGAGAGAAACGAGTTTTATTGGAATCCTAAGTCGATCGTCGGCAAGATGATTAATGTTAGGTACTTCGGTGAGACCACTAATGATAAGGGAACGCTTAGTTTGCTGTTCCCTACCTACTGGGGTCTCTATGGCGATGAAAGGGATGTATGAAGAAACGAACTAAAGAGGAAATGCTGGCAGCCGCAGTCTCTAATTCCGAGCGGCGCAGAATAGAGAGGCAAGTTCCTGACGACTCGTGTGCCACGTGCGATGAGTCCGTCGATGGATCTCCCTCTGCCTCTTGTGTTGGGCAGTGTGCAAAAAGATAAGTGAGGGTAGTATATCTTGAGCAAGCTCATTCTAGTCCGAGGTTTGCCGGGCAGCGGGAAGTCCACTTGGGTCCGCACTAATTTCCCAGGGATATTCCATCTCGAAGCCGACATGTTTTTTATGAAGAACGGCATGTACTTTTTCGAGAAGTCCAAGCTTGCCCAGAATCACCTGACCTTACAGCGCATTGCAAAGATGATCTTAGATGAAGGCGCGGATGTCGTTATTTCCAACACATTCGTACATACCTGGGAAATCACAAGCATAATCTACCACCCTTCTGTCACGGAATCCGTAGTCTATAGGATGACTTCAATGTACGGCACTACACACGGAGTGCCTGAGGAAACCGTTACTCGAATGAAGGCTCAGATGGAAGATTGGCCCGGAGAGATACTCATATGAACACCGATGGCATGTACGAAGCCACTATGGTTCTTGTGCGCAATTTGCGCGAGTATCCTGCTGAGTGGCATGACTATGTCAAAGCCTTTCTGAGCAGAATTATGGCTCAGTTTCTCAACGACGGTATTTCACGAGACGATAAAGACTGTAACGAGTATGCCTGTAACTGCCTGGAAGCCATGCAAGACTGCAATATAAAACCTTCGATTGATAGCCTCATATCCGATCTGGAGTATTTCTCTGATCGGTGGTCATGGGAGCGAGTTATGTGGATAATGGAGTTAAGCAGGATAGTTAGAGATTCGGAGGAGTAGTGGAATGCTCATCATAGATAAGAATACAGATTACTACGACCACCTCGGAAAAATCTACGGGGTGGACAAAAATATAGTATATGATCGAAGGGGGTCTGTTGCTCTATCGGAGAAGGATCTTCTCGTCATCGCAGACAATTCCCATCCATTCGGCAATCCCAGAGATTCGTACATCATTGTTGAGATTGGTTATACTCAATATCTTTTCAGTGTTTCCGATTTCAAGTACAGAAAGATTTATTCGGCGTTTAATGACATAGAGGAACCTTACGCAGCTACTTTTAAACTCATTAAGACCTTTAAGGATCAGAAGCATTACGGAGAGGCCTCGATGTCCTTGATTCCTGTCGAGAAAGAGTATAGAGGCTGGAGAACATTTAACAAAGTACCTACTTCTTATTCTGAGCTCAAAAAGAGAGGTGGCCCTGTTCTAAATCCTATTTTGAAGGATACATCCTTTACAAGCCTTCTAAGTCAACAGGATATTTGGGTGGATTTGTCTAATTACATTTCGTCGAAGTACAACGACAAGACTATCACTATCAAGAATACGGATGTTGACAAACTTGTCAATCATGGGTTTGATAAGAGGACTTCTTTTAGACACCCTGTAAAGTAGGAGAAAAATGAATACGCCAGAACCCTGTAGCCGTTGTGGATTTCTTTACTCGGATTGTATGCAACGGGATAATTCCACTTATACGGCAGAATGCATCAAGGAATTGAGGATGGGTGATCTAAATTGTCCAAGCTTTAAAGACTGGAGACTGGTCACCATGGGAGAGAAGTGGAATCTTCAAAAATAATTTAATTATTTTTGCCACGATTGAAGTAGAGATTGGTTATATTGTATCTGTAGGGAATAAACCCGCGTCAGCAACGGGCAAAAATACACAAAGGAGAATTGAAAGATGGAAATCGTAAAGTACATCCGCAACAGGGACAACCAGAAGGTCGGAGTGCTCGTTTCAAACGGGTATAATTCGGTTGGTTGGTCGCTCTGCCATATTGGCCTCGAGAGGTTCAACAAGGAGAGGGGCATTGAGATCGCTCGCGGTCGTGAGGCCAGGGGGACTGAGACTATGATGCCCGTGTCGATCGCAGAGGACTACGCTGAGTTTCTGGAGCGGTCCAGGCGCTACTTCGGTAAGGATGGTTCAGGCGCTCTCTGAACTATAATTTAGAATAATATAAGCCCCCTTTGTAAAATAAAGGGGGTTTTTATTTTATATATTAAAGATATGCTAGAAATCAAGAATACAGAAGTCTGCTATCTCGGTCGAGCTATTAAAGCCTCAGGTAATCCTATGACCATAGGAGAAATAGATACAATAACTAATGACGTGAGTGCCCTAGTTGGCGCTCATATGGGGCGAGCAAAAAAGCTTGGACGCGTCGACGCAGGCTTCGGTCACGATAACTTCCTATCCGGAATCGATGTAATGTACGACGTGAAGTACTCGATGTACTGGTCGATGGAATTCCAAAGATACCATTTCAACCAAATAATTTCTTCACAATCAAAAATGCATCGACTCACGACGATGGGAAAAGATTGGGATAGCTTCTATGCTATGTTTAATGAATATGTAGATTTAGACTGCATTAGAAAAGTATTTGGATTAATTCAAATGTATAATGATGAAGAAAATTCTGAAATAAAATATACTTTATTTATGAGAATAATTAGTTCTCTTCCTATGGGCTTCGAGATGTGGATGACAGTAAGGACAAACTATTTGCAGCTTAAAACTATGTACCACCAACGGAAGAACCACAAGCTCAGGGAAGACTGGGGCCCGTTCTGTGAGTGGTGTGAAGGGCTACCTTGGTTCAAAGAACTGGTGGGAATTGACTAATGGAATATAACATAGGACAGCACATTGAGACCCCGGAAGGTGTCTATGTCAGGGTCTTCGCATCTCACGATGGCTCCTACCTTTGTCCTAAATGCAGCGCAAGCGTCGACAAAGACAGCATCGTAAGACATAATCATGAACACTGGACTGAGCAAGGGTTTCTAGGACTGCCCGAGAGCCGAGATAGTGATACGGCTATATATAAATGTAAAAATTGCGGCCACGAAGCAAGCGACGATGATGTTATACAAAAGACCATATTAATTCCACTTAGCGAGTACGAAGAAATTGAAGAGAGAATTAGAAAGCATAGTGAGGGTATGCTCAAGCTAATTAAGCTAGCATATAGCGGTAAAGAAGATAAACTTTTTAGAGGTATGTGAAATGACCAAGGAAGAGAGCTTACGAATACTCGCGGGAGTATTAGAGAGAATAAAAAATATGACTCAAGAGGAATTTAATATAAGGAGTTTCCTTAGTGTGCATGAAACTATGGAAATAAGATACAGAGAAAAAATTGATTTATTTTTATACCAGACAAGGAGCAAATAAAGATATGAGAATGGACCTAGCAGAACTAGTAGTAGTAATGGATAAGTCGGGATCAATGGCAGGCGCGCAGAGTGACGCTATTGGTGGAATTTAATCAGTTTTTGAAGGAGCAGAAGGAAGCTCCAGGAGAAGCAAAGCTTACCGTTGAGCTTTTCGATTCTCAGTGTTCCTTCTATGTCTTGAACGCGGACATTAGGAGTGTTGATCCTCTTAACGAGAAGTCATATAGCCCCAGTGGTAATACGGCTCTCTACGATGCCATCGGTAAAGCTATCGATGAAACAGGTACTCGCTTGGCTGCCTACGAGGCCGAGTCTCGGCCTGCAAAAGTCATCTTTGCTATTCTCACTGACGGAGAAGAGAACTCCTCACGAGAGTACGACAAGAAGAAGATTTTTGATATGATTAAGAAGACTCGCGATACCTTGGGCTGGGAGTTTATCTACCTTGCCGCTGGAGCCGAGGCATTCAAAGGCGGCGCCGATATTGGTATGAACGTATCCAAGATGGCTCTGTACAGGAATGACAATGCTGGTAATACTGGAACATATACCGCAACATCTTCTTATGTGACTTCTTTGAGAAGCGCTGTCGATATGGATCAATTCAAGGAATTTTCTATGTCTAATAATATGCAGGCTGAAGTCAACGCAGCAGTTCTCTCCGAGGAAAACAAAGATCCAGCACCATAAAAGGAGTAGTGGGTGAAATATCTTATAGTCTTTGAGTTAGACGACTCTGAAATGAACTTAGGGCTCGATGAGGCAACAAATAAAACTAGGCTAGTGCGGCATCATCTCAATGAAGGAAATTTAGTCCTGAGTGAAATGTCCTTGGAAGGTGTTTATGATAGTGAGAACTATGAAGTTGCTGCAACGGACTACTGAATGAGAAATCACACTAAATAAATAAGGAAATTAATAAGAATGTATCCAGCAGGTATGTTTGACCACGAAGGTGATTTATGTCCGGTTTGTAGTAAGGCTCCGATGTCTACATTTACTTTTGTAGAAGAGCCCTACCCCCATTATGTATGCCCTTTGTGCGGAGAAGAATTTCCATTGGATCCCGATCAAATGGAACTAGAGGAAGATGCGACAGGTATTGTTAGGCCAGTAACGGCTGGGCCCCCTGTTGCATCAGGAGTCTTATCCACTACTCCGGGAACTATGCCTGCTAACTCTGGAACACCTGATCCTACACAAGGGAAAAGAGTGGCAATACAAACAATGCTAGGAGATGAACAATTAGATTTGAGTCGAGTTCCCGATAATCAGTTAGATGGTATGATAGGTTCTTTAGGGAAGTTGAAAGTGAATCAATCTAGTCCTTTAAATACCGGAGCGATGGGTTCATGAGTCCGACGACAGAGGCTTACAAAATGATTTTTGTAAATAAGCCAGTTTGGATCCCAGGAACTCAAACACCCGGGACTCTCGTCGATATAAGAGAACTCCCAGAGCTGCCCGGTCGCGATGTTGGTATTGTAAGTCACTCTGGAATATCTCCAGTAGACTTTCCAGTTAATTTAACGATTTTAAAAGTGAGAGGCAAAGACGGATCATTACAGAGTTTTGAACAATATCAAATGGCTGGTGAATTTTAGTGTAATAATGTAAAAACTATACTAAAAAAGACCACCATATGAAAAGAAAGGTGGTCTTTTTTTATCGGCAATATTGAATGTGATGACTTTCTATATTGAAAATAAGGAGTTAGATAAACTAACAAATGAGTAAAAGGAATTTGACCGTGTCTAGTGCTGCAGAGTATCTGAAGAAGATGGGTTTTGAAGTCGACATGAGTCGCAAACTTCTCTGTATGCCCTCTTCTCCCGCTTTTGGCATTCACACTCTAGGGGTGATGGATTTTCTCGTCCTCGAGGCTCCTGGTCGAAATCATGGATTTCACCTCGTAAATGAGATTCCAAAGATCAAGTTGGACAAACTTGAGTCCGCTAAGATTGGGGTTTCCAAGGGAACCCCCGTAAAAGGGGTGGGAATCGCAGAAAAGAACATATAAGGTCTGAAAAAATCGGGAAATTCCCTGTTTTTTCTTGCCACCGAGTTTAAAGTCAATCTTATATTATATACGTAAGGAAAACAAAAAACGGTCAGAGCGACAGTACAAAACAGGGGTAGGACAGAGTCCGAATTACCGACGGTGATGCCTAGGTAAACCCACTCTCCTTTAAGAGAGCAAAACTTCCGAGTTGAGGAGCCTAAAATGGCGATATCGAAAGAGATTTGTGAGAGCTTCAGGACAGACTTTGCGGCCATGTCCAAGCTGTTCGAGGCCAAATACGGGCTTCGCCTCGATCTCGGCAGGATCACGTACAACATGACGGAGCTTCGGGTCAAGTTGACCGGCACCGATATGTCCGCACAGCCAGCGAAGACTTCGGTCTACGGCGTCGCTGTCCATGTTCCTGCAATCGGCATCAAGTTCAAGTTTCCCGGTAAGCAGGCTGTCTACACGGTTATGCGTATCAACGAGCGAGCTTCGAAGAACAAGATTCAGGTCCAGACGGACCGCGGAGCGCGGTACGTGCTCTCCCTGGAGCAGTATCAGCGGGCGATCATCGTAACTAAGTAAAGAAAAATATAAGGGATGCAAACGCCTTAGGTGCCCGAGTAGCCTCCGTGAAATAGCGGTAAGGGGCGGGACGAACACCTCAAACGGATAGCCTGTGGATAGCAATCGTCCACTCCGGTACGAGTAAGCCGGGTAGTTCTTGGGGTTGGAGGCGCAACCGCTCAGCGAGGATTGATCATCTCGCTGAGAGACACGTTCGAGTCGTGAAAGAATTGTCTGACAACATGTACGGGCCACCCACTGCATGCGTAAGGTTTTGGTCGGTGGATAAAGTGCTAAAGGGGATCGCCGTCAGAAGCGTAATCTCTGCATAAAGTTGGGTGTGAGTCCTGATGCGTGTCTACGAGTACGGTAGGAAACTCGTAGGGCAGATCGCGTGTACTAAGTCAGCGACGGGAAGGTGGAAGGCCCTCGTATTTTTCTGATGAGGTCCTAGCTGAAGGAGCTAGAGACATACTCCCAAAATCGGCGATAGCCCATCATACTAATTACTATATTAAACATAGCAGGGAGAATGGGATTCAGTGAGGTCTCATAAGCCTTATCTCGTCGGTCCGACTCCGACCTCTGCTATAGGTACTAGCGAGTTTTGACCTCGCCATCAGACCGAAGGTAGCAACTCGCCTCAAGTAGTTGCCATCGTAGGTACCGGATGATTACGGTTCGCGAGTCCTTCTTCTTCGTTTCTCTCCTTTGAAGCTGGCCAGCTTCTCTTTTTCTCAAATCTGTTTTCTAAGGAATGTATCGTGGTTACTAAGGAACTTGGTGAGTGTAAGATTTGTGGCGTGCCGCTTTTTGCTGAGGGGCTTAGTCCTCGCCAGCTTGAGGCTTTCGGGGCCACAGGAATGTGTCCTGATTGCAGTCGCAAGACGTACAAGTCGATGAAGGATGATCCCTACCCTGATTGGGACGATTAAACGAACGAAGGGGGTGTGTTGATTCGAAGCTTATGAAGATTAGATCCAACGGAAATGCCTAAAACACGAACGGATCTGTACCTTAAACGGTTGCTTTGTAAGTTGACGGGGAGTCAAATCCCCCACCTCCACTATTACTATGCGTCATTCGTATAATGGCTAATTATTCCATCCTTCCAAGTTGGAGATAAGGGTTCAATTCCCTTATGACGCTTTCACTGATTTGTTTTCGAGGGTCAATACCTGAAGGCCCGCCAAAGATGACTACTAAGCCAGGTAGAGAGATCGGAGCTGCTCAAATCGTGCAGCGGTGATGATTGAACTCTATTTGAGGCCATCTAGATTATGAATCAGAATCCTCGCATTCGTGTGAGACTAATAATTTGTAAAAGAAGGTGTAGGCTACATAAGATCGGTCGTCGAAGTTAGCCGAAACAAACTATGTGCATGACCCGTCCCACAGAGAACGTTGTTCTCTACCGGAAAGCTCGCGTGGCAAGCGTTAATCGCGAGACGGTTTCAATCACCGTAAAGTGTTGTGAGCCTTAGAGTATTGAGGCAAGAGTGATATACTAATATCGACTATTATGGTACAATCTCCCTCGTGATTCATGGGGACTGCCTTAGCGAGCCTACTGAGGAGGAAGCAGTATTTTGGGGAGAATCACGTAACACTTATTGACAACCATATCTAAGTGCACCCGTACGATAACCGGGTTCTTTTTAAGGTAGCAATAATTGAAGTCAAAAGATGTATCTAAGTTCGATATTGATTGGCAAGTTTTTAGGGTTAGCTTAAAGAAGCTAACAACGAATATAGATAAGGCCGAGGCGTCCGCCGAATACTTAATGGAGCATCCTAACCGAGCAGATCGGGAAAGGATACTGAATTACTTGCAGGGACTCGCGATCGCTTATCGAGGCCAAGAAAGGAAAGATGTAGAGGATATTGCCGAATCTTTATCTGAATTACCCGTATCGGATGAGAACAAGATAAATGTAGACTTTAGTAAGTATGATAAGAAAACTCTGCTAGGTGTTGCACGTGATCTAATGTCTCGTACAGTAAAGTGGTTGAAAAAGGGATATAGACACGAGGAGCAAATATCGTTTTTGAAGAGTCTTCTTAAGTATATTGGTGCTACCAATATTGAAGACGAGTTAGATGATCAGATACTACTTTCAAAGACTGTGCCAAACACACATAAGTTTCTATTTTAAATGCAGTATTAACTCAGTGGTAGAGTACGTGCTTGCCAAGTACGAGGCCAAGGGTTCAAATCCCTTATACTGCTCTCAATGGCCCATTCTTCTAAAGGTAGGAAGGGAGACTTTCAATCTTCAAACGTCGGATCGTTACCGGCATGGGCTATATCTACAATGTGAGGTTCTCTAAATGAAGACTAAATTGTACAAAATTGTTACTGCAAAGGACGACCAGTGGCTTGAATCGAAGGTCAATGATCTTCTGCCAAAGGGATGGGAACCCCTGGGGGCCCCTTTTGTGGGCCAGAGTTACGCCCATCAGGCAATGGTTATGATCTCCGAAGATTCTTGGACAGGCGGCCCGAGATAATATAATTTATGGCTCTGTAGTGGAATGGTTAACACACCTGTTTCTCAGACAGCGAGAGTCCCGGTTCGAATCCGGGTAGAGCTAAATTCTATAATAGCTAAGGCGATATCTCCGACTAATTAATTTAGGAGCGTTGAATAAAATGGGTAAGTTTGATATTGGAGTAAACCAGGAACTTTTCGATCCTGAGGATATTACAGGACATATTGACGAGAAATCATATCTCAAATATATCAGGAAATTCCAGGGACTCGGTCACAGATACGGAGATGAAATTTCCGATCAGATTATGTCGGACGCTTTAGATATTCTCACTGCAACTGCTCGAGCGAAAAATTGGGAAGGTGTTTTGGAAGACCTGGCTGAATCCGATGCCTTCTATGAGATCACTACAGTACTAGCGCAGAATTTTATCGACGGCATCGAGGATAATTGGATCGGTCCTATTCAGGGATCCAATAGTCGCTGAAAATAGAAAATAGTATGGAGCTCGACGCTCTATATTGTATACATACAAAGGAGAACCTATATATGAAGGCAAAGAGAACGAACCGCAAGGGGCGTATTGCGGGATCGACCTCAGTCACTATTGATGAGGCGGAGACCATCGAGAAGATGTATGCGAAGGCTCAGGCGACTATCGTCCGAGACATCGCGAGGGACACCGATCGATCCGTCAGTACTGTCAGGCGCGTAGTTTTCGGCACTCTCGGTTAAATTACAAACAAGGGGCTTAATCGCCCCTAATATGACTCCATCGTTTACGTTGGCTAAGACATCACCCTGTCACGGTGAAGTAGGCGGATCGACACCGCCTGGGGTCGTCAAAGTCCAACCGCAGTCGGGAAACGCGGCACTGGCAGCTACAGAGTGTATCCTTCACTCATAAGGATGTAGTACTTTCAAACCGGCAAAGAGTTCAAAGCTTGAGAAAGGGATCGGATCCCCGGAGGCAGGAAGAGACGTACGTCGGTATTCCAGACTCTTTTTTTAATTAAAACAATTAAGATTAAATAAATAAGGTTGCTGGTTGATTCTACCTCGCGCCTAAACCAACATATGAGCGGGGTTCGTTGCAAAGAATCGGAAAACCTTGAGGAGCATAATGCTCACGAAGGAAACAAGATGTGGTTTTCGAAGTTTCCATTCCAGTAATTTTCTTATGGGTAGGTCACCTAGTGGCGATGGTAGCGGTCTGTAAAACCGTGACGTAGAAACACCGAAGGTTCGAGTCCTTCTCTGCCCAGTACCAGTCTAATTCACTGCGGACTTAAATTCAAGTGACGTCATGATGCCCGAGAATTATCCGTTCAAATTACTGCTGGTCAAAACGTAAAAAGAAAAGCAGCGCATTGTGGGTCCCTGCGTCATGTGCCCATAAAAAAAGAGGTGGTTGTCAGGCGCCTCGTCCGGTAGAACTGATACGAGGGTGGTTCCTTGTGCAGCTGACTATTTTTTATGCCTCGGTGGTGGAATGCATACATGCTGGTCTTAGAAACCAGTGCCGAAAGGATTGAGGGTTCAAATCCCTCTCGGGGCAATATAAGGTTATCCGATCGACTAGTATACAGGCCAAGAGAGGTCGAGTCCAGGTTCGGATTAAAGCGATTACTCGTGGCGAGGCCTTGCTAGCTTCCCGGGTGCTTGAGCGTAAGGGGGCCAGAACACAGCCCCGCAGCTTGTATATGGTAACCTTTTGTTTTTCGGGTGGTGGCCCAGCGGTAGAGGCGGAAGTTATAAAAATGTGTCTCGTTCAGTAGACATTAACCGCAGCATAAAATAAGGAACTTCTAGTCGTAGGTTCGAATCCTACCTGCCCGGCCTATAGACACTTGCAGCAATCAAATAAAAACAAATCTGTAAAATTTGAAAAAGCGTGTCTAGTTTTTAAAGTAAGGAGTACATATGGGAATTGGTGATATGGTTAAACTGAAGAGCGGTGGGCCTAATATGGTGGTGGTATCCTCAATAACCAGAGATGGCTTATGCTGGGTCACAACTAATTGGTTTGGGAAAGATTCAGACGTTAATGTTTACGAAGATTCCTTCCCAGTAGACTGTCTTTATACTCCATAAGATTACGGCGTCGTAGCCCAAAGGCAGAGGCAATGGACTTAAAATCCATACAGTTTGGGTTCGAGTCCCAATGGCGCTATTGTGGCTTCTTAGCCCAAAGGCAGAGGCGATAGTTTCAAAAACTATACAGTCTGGGTTCGAGTCCCAGAGGAGCTATTTTTAGCGGTTCCGTCAGAAGATGATTGTTGTAAAACGACCCCCGTTCTGGACATCGGTCTTCTAAACCGATTCCATTAAATAGTTCAGCGGAGGTGTGAGGTTCAACTCCTCCGGGGGCCATCGAGAGTAAATGAAATTAGGGTTCGAGTCCCTTCGAAATCACTGAGAACTAATTACATTACAAAAGGAATACTATTGAAGAAATTCACCTGTGTTTTCGTATTGATCTTTGCGTTATGTAATGGTTATGCAGCTCCGTTCTTTCCTGATTTTCAATGGCCCATGGGAAACGGATATGGTAATGATGTAAAGATAACTAGTCCTTTCGGTTACAGAAGCGATGTCTTTTTACCTGGTCAAGGCGGCGATGATAGCTCAATGCACTTCGCCTTAGACATGATTCCGAAGGATGGATCGTATAAAGTAGTACCTATCCTGGCAGCTTACGACGGTACAGCAGTTGATGTGTACCCTGCACCAGGCGGCAAGTTTAGAGGTCATCCCACTTTCGGTGGATGTGTACTTCTGAAGCATGATTTGGGTATTGTAGATGGTAAGCATATATATGCATACACCTTCTATGCTCATATGAAAGAAGTAGATATTTCTACGAAAGAGAAAGTTAAGAAAGGCGAACTTATAGGAGTTATGGGTAGTACTGGTAAGTCTGACGGAGCTCACTTACATTTTGAGATCAGGTTTGATCCACGGAATTTCCTGCAGGTTACCTCGCCTCCTAAAATATTCATGACATGCACGTCTCTTATACAGTTTAATAGGAAATGAAATGGATGAAGTGAAAGATGTACCTATTGTACCCCCTAAAGAAGAGAAGGTAACGTACACCGTCTTAGGATCGACAGGTCTTTTCAGAGAGGAAGGTATTGTCAATGAGCGATGGACTTATAATGGAATGACTTTAGTATCCTTTAAAAATAAATCTATTGTGGTGAATTCTGATATTTGCGTTCCTGTAGAGTAATTACAATCTTCCTTAGATCAATGGTAGATCGCAGGCCTTTGGATCCTGCTACGCTTGTTCGATTCAGGCAGGGAGAATTAGCTATTTTCGATGTTCTGTAGCTCAACTGGAAGACCAGAGACTTCGAGTCTCACTTAGTCTGATCCAATTAAGAGAAATCAATCCTCGTTCGTATAAAAGTGGTACAAGGGTCTCTGAAACCCTAGGAGGTTGGTCAGTACAACCACGGGGAATAAATTGAACTTCGCCGAAAAGTAACTACCAATTATAGTAGAGGTTCAATATGAAATGTTTGAAGTTAGGTTCAAGCCCTAGCAGGACAATCAACATCTAGATGTAGCTCAGTTGGTAGAGCGGGTGGTTTGGGACCATCAGGTCGGAGGTTCGACCCCTCTTATCTAGACTAAGTATTTATATGAGGGTAGAGTTGTGATTATAAGAAAATTCTTGTTAGGAGCAGAGAAAGAGGGAGTTGCCTTAGCCAGCGGCATCAGTGATTTTATCACTGGTCTTGAGTCGACCCCTGGAGTCAAGGTTCTTGAAAAGACGACTAAGCATATCGTCGTGGCTTTAGAAGCCAACATCGATATTATTTCTTCGCGGGCGCCTTTTCAGAAGGCATTCGATGACTTGGAAGCTAAGGTCAAGAAAGACATCGAGGCTTTAGGTAACGTTACTGTGAGGGACGTTGTGGACTTTGACATTAACGTGGTGAAGCGTCTGTACTTGTTCGTCAAAAAGGTAGTCCAGAAGATTTTTAAAAAGTAAAGTCCAATATTAAGACACCTACAGCATAAAAGTTCCGGTTTCGGAAAGTAGCTCAGCAGGTAGAGCACAGGACCTCCATAAGTACTGGGTCGTTGGTTCGAATCCAACCTAAAAAGGTGTCTTGAATTTAAATCGAAAAATATTTGCCACGGATCTATCATATAATCTTATATGATATACATAAGAGTGGGAAAGCACACTAATTAAACATGGGAGGAGAAAGTACAATGAAAAAGTCCGAGACTATAGTCACAGCAACTAATACAAGTTTCTCTTTCTGGGCCAATCATAATAAAGGATGGGTGTCTACGGATATAGCATGATAATATTTCATGTACAGACCGAAGACACCAGAGACTAAAATCTCTGGTTTTTTAATGGGCTTATAGTATAACGGCATATTATGGTAGCCTTGCAAGCTTCAGATCAGAGTTCGACTCTCTGTAGGTCCACTTTTTCATTTCACAGTAGTTCAGCTGGAAGTAACGTCTGACTGTTAATCAGAAGGTCCCTGGTTCGATCCCAGGCTGTGGAGCTCTTTTTTTTGCGAGCATATCCCCTCACTCTGATAAGGTGTTGAAAGGGTAGTTGGCGCAGGGAGGTTCAATTCCTCCGGCTCGCATCAGGGAGGTAAGCGGGCACGTACGGGCAGCGCACTCCCGCATAGGCCTTTGGTGAAATGGTATCACTTCGGTTTCCAAGTCCGACGTTGTGGGTTCGATTCCTACAAGACCTGTCTCAGTTTTTCATCGCCAGATTAGTATAGTGGCATTACGAGTGACTTGTAATCTTTAAACAGGGGTTCGATTCCTCTATCTGGCTTCTTCATTGCTCGGTTCGCCTAGCGGCTATGGCACCACCCCTACAAGATGGCAATACCGGAGGTTCGAGTCCTCCACCGAGCACTACGAGAGGGATTATAAATGGACATTGAAGAGATCCGAAACTTTATAGATAGGTACGAAGCAGGCCTTGTCGACGCTGCTGACTTTGTTGATAATTGTAATGAAATAATTGATGTGTTTAAAAGATATATTGATTTATACGCAGCAACACATAGCTAATAAAAGGTAGGTATAGGAAATGGTAATTTTCCGATTAGGTAAACGCCCTAGAAAAGCAATCGTTAAGCGACCTTAAATTCTAGGGCCTATTACGGATAGCATGGTCGAATCCAGAAGACTTTTAATCTTCCACAAACGAAAATTAGCAACGGTCCAGGTAATCAAGACCGTGGAACCTATTGAAAATGCTGACAGCATTGTTAAGCTCACCTTTGAAAGCATGGGTTGATCTTTTCTCGGTCTCCTACTAATTGGTTAGAGATTGATACCAATTTAGCAGGAGACATAATGTATAACATTCTTTATGAAACTACGAATTTAGCAAATAACAAGATCTACATTGGGGTTCATTGTACAGATGACCTCGAAGATGGATATTTCGGCTCTGGCACCGTGTTACGACGCGCCATAAAAAAGTATGGCTTAGCTTCTTTCAAAAGACGAATTTTGGAACAATTTGAAACTATCGAAGCTGCGTTTGTTAGAGAAGCAGAAATTGTAAATATGTCTTTTCTTGCAAGAAAGGATATCTACAATATTCGATTGGGCGGGGACGGAGGGGATTATCTCGGGTGGCTCAGAACTGCAGACCCTCAAAAATATGAGAATATACGACAAAAGCTTAGAGAGGCTGCTCCTAAAACAAAATCAGAAGCTCACAAACGAGCAATCAGCAAAAGTAAAAAGGGTAAGCCGAGAACTTGGAAGACAAGAGGTAACACAGGGAACAAGCATAGCGAAGAATTCAAAGCATGGCAAGCAGAGAGAACTAAAAATAGAAGATGGTATACAAACGGAATAGACAATCTCTATTTATGGCTTTCGGATATCCCTCCTGAAGGTTTCTATCCCGGTAGAAAAGTAACTTGGGATCACCCAAGCCCGCCGTCGAGCAAGGGGATACCGAAATCAGAAGAATCAAAAAAGAAGTTGTCCGAAACACGAAAAGCAAAACATATCGTGCCAGGTAATAAGGGAAAAAAGAAGATAATTATAGATGGTGAAATCCACTATCTATAGGAGAAGGTATGAGTGAAATAAAAAGAAAGCTGGCGACAATTCAAAGTATTGACAAGGTGATTCCAATTGAAGGAGCGGACAATATCGTCAAGATTACCTTCAAGAATATCGGATGGTCTTGCGTAACTAATAAAAATTCCAATCCATATGAAGGGAAACAAGTAGTATATCTGGAAGTCGATTCCGTTCTCCCTCTTACGAATTCCGCTTTCGCTTTCATGGAGCCTTATCACTATCGCGTTAAGACTATTAAGCTTCGAGGCCAGGTTAGTCAGGGACTTACTTTGCCTCTGTCGGATTTCGTTGGAATGTTAACAAACTTCGACCTCGAGGAAGGATATGACCTCACTGATGCACTTGGAATCATTAAATACGAAGCGCCAGAGCCTGGTCAGCCAGGTATGTGCAAGGGGTCTTTCCCCGGATTCATTATAAAGACAGATGAGGAAAGGGCTCAGAATCTGGGTAACAAGACTATAGAGAGACTTCTTGCTGAGCATGAATTCGACGCCACTGTTAAGATGGACGGAACAAGCGTCACCTTCTATATCAATGGTATTACAGACGACCCTACTTCCGGAGAGTTCGGTGTCTGTAGTAGGAATCAGGAACTAAAAAATACAGAAGGAAACGTGTACTGGGGAATGGCTCGTAAATACAACATCGAGGAGCGCCTTCGGGGCTTGGGCCGAAATCTTGCTATTCAAGGAGAAGTTGCAGGCCCTGGAATTCAGGCTAATAGAGCTAAGCTTAAAGAAGTACAGTTATTTGTTTTTACTGTCCAGGATATTGATAAGACAACGAGATTCAGCAACGACGAAATTGAACGAATTCTTACCACGATGAATGAATTTGCTGATGGGGAAGAACTTAAGATGGTCCCTAGGCTAGCAGTACCAACCCTGGCTACCCTTGATGACATTGCGACCCTCGCAGAAGGCACCTGTGTCGTATCTGATTCTATCCGAGAGGGAGTTGTATTGCGGGCTAAGGATGACGCAAGTATTAGCTTTAAATTCATTAATCCGAAATATCTCTTGAAACACGATCTATAATATAAGAGAATAAAAAACAGCAAGAGCCGAGCTAAAGCGAGGAAGTCGGTTGTTAATCCTAGTGCTAGCCTAGGTTGAGACGCGGATGTGGGCGGAAGTAGACTTGCAAGGCTTAGCGGCTGAACAAGACTCATACCCAATTCATAAGACGGTGCATTGCCGCGTCAAAAAGAGAATCTATCCGATAGGGATCAAGGAGCACCTCTTTTCAAGTTCTCTCTTCATAAGGAACGAAAATGGCTATCATATTTATTCTTTTAGGGATACTTGCTTTTGGGATTTTTTGTGCGGTATTCTTTTCGTGCTTATCTGATGGCTGGTCTGCGGGAGAGATAGTCGGCGTAATTTTTGTTTCATTTTTTGCATAGCACTACTTCTAGTTCCTCTTATTCGTAATGGAGAAGTTCGATCTATAGATAACAGAACTATAACTACCGATTACTACGAGGGAATAAAGTATAGCAAGCCTGTGATAATTCGTACCACCAGGATTAATCACCATTGGTGGACTTACGCTGCCTTATCTGATAACCAGACCCAGACTTATGAAGTGGATGTAGGTAAGTAAAATGCCTGAGTATCCTTTCGGAGTTTTCGTGCTCCTCGTGTGTCTACTTCCTCTCACTATTTGGAAGATAATAGAGATCATCATTTATATGTGTTCTCACATAAGGATTATATAAATGGGTCACTACGATAGTTCATACGCTTCAGATGACTACAGAGAATTGTCAAAGAAAGGCAAATCAGAACTTCATAAGTCCTTCCGCGCAGAACTTAAAGAGCAGGGTTGTGTTTGGGGTACTTATGATGATGTACACGGGATAGCTTTAGCTCACTGGGCTGAAGAGAAAGGATATAGAATAGAAGGAACTCATACATTTTTAGTATACAAAAAATAAAATTACGTGGAGATGGTGTAACTGGTAGCACCTCTGATTGAAGGTCAGACTGTCCGGGTTCGAGTCCCGTTCTCCGCAATGTGTCATTAGCTCAGTGGTAGAGCGCTTGACTGTGAATCAAGAGACAAGGGTTCGATCCCCAATGACACCCTGAAAAAAAGGAGAACACGATGTATTAGGTTTGAAAAAGATATAGAAATTATACCAATATACAACACAGGAGCCTAGCTCATCGTAGGTCAGTAGCGCAATCCTTATAAGGTTGATGTGCCGAGTTCAAGCCTCGGGGCTCCTATTGAACGATAGCTCAGTGGGTAGAGCACGAAAAAATTAGGTCTTGACAAGACCTAAACTGCAATCCAAAATTAGCCTATTAAGCTCGTGGTCGTGGGTTCGAATCCCACTCGTTCAAAGTGGGGTCTTGTTTTACGCGTCATTACGAAGAATTTGTCAGAATAGAAGGTTCGACAGTAAAGCGAAAGCTTTTCATTCTCTCCGTAAAAGAAGCATGATATGCGTAATGACGCTTTTGAAAATGGAAGGGTCGGATAATGGTATTCCAGTAGATTGACTTCTGGTATTCCATCAGACTAATTATATATGAATTGTCGATACTGTGGAAGAGAGTGTAAGAATCCTAATAGTTTACGTAACCATGAAAGGTTATGTAAGTCTAATCTAAATAGGCAGCAAACTAAAGGGAACGTGGGGGGAGTTCCTTGGAACAAAGGACTTACGATAGCCTCTTCGGAAAAACTTAAATTCCTTAGTGAAAGACTTTCGTTAAAATATAAGAATCAAGAACTTCAACCCTCCTTTAAAGGGAAAACACATACGGTGGCTTATAAGGTTCGTATGTCGGATCTTATCAAAAGTAGGTACGAGGATGGATGGCAACCCAAAGCTGGCCGATGTAAGAAAATTAAGTATGAAAGCTCAATTGCGGGGTCAATAAGTGTGGATGGTACCTGGGAGTTGGCAACAGCAAAGTACCTTGATACCCTTGGGGTTCAGTGGATCAGAAACACAAAGAGATTTGATTATGTTGATGATGTAGGAGTAAGCAGAAAATACACTCCCGACTTCTATGTGAAAGATTGGAGTTCTTACCTCGAAGTAAAAGGGTATGAGACTGATCTGGATAGAGCTAAGTGGAGGGGTTTTCCAGAGAAGCTTATTATCTGGAAAGAGAGAGAATTGAGAAACTTAAATATATTGGAATAGAGAAGCATTGGGGAAATGCACGAACCCGCTAAGTTCGAGGCTGGGCAACCGGCAGTGGATCGTAACCACCTTATTCCGGCGCAACAGCAGTGGGGCATACGAGTTCGAGTCTCGTTCCTTCCGTAATTTAACAATATATTAATTCATGACCTTATATTAATAATGATATAGGAGTTACCATGAGTACACGTCTAAAAGTAGTATTTAATTTTAAGCAGCCTTCCGAAAGAAATGGCACCATCCTTCAGTTCACTCCCGTTACTATGGGCAGCTCCGAAAACGAAGCTTTCTTCAAATTCACTCCCGGCGGTCAGATTTCTTTCTATTGTGCCAATCCTGTTGTAGCCGATGAGTTTGAGATGGGAAAGCAGTATTACGTAGATATTACGCCTGCTGAGTAATCTATGGAATATGCACTAGAAAAAATCATAGGCACGGCATTTGAAATTCTCATATCGGGATTTCTTTAGCTTGTCTTGCTAAGTACTTGTGGAATATATGGAGGAATTCATGACCTTTTGGTCTGAAATCTTAGCAATAACTCTGGGATGTTTGGGAATGGAACTCGCTCGCAGACTTGAGAAAAATCCAACCTAATTAGGTATGAATAAAAGAACCATTCTTCTTGTCGAGGCTGAAGCAACAAGCATCGTAATACAGCGAAATCTTTTAGAGAGCTGTGGTTACAGCGTGGTAGTAGCGGAATCAGGGGAACAAGCTATAGAAATAACCAACGTCCTAAATAAAATAGATCTTATTTTAATGGACATATTTCTACCTGGAATAGGTGGGATAGAGGCAGCTAAGAAGATTTTACAAAAGAAAAAAATTCCGCTTGTGTTCCTTTCTTTTCATCCTCAGAGTTTGATGATAGAACGCCTAGAGTGTCTTTCTTATCAGGGCTATATAGAAAAGCCTTTATGTCGAAATTCGATTTGCGCCTGCATTGAGAGAATTTTGAATCGACCCCACTAATTAAAAAGAAGAGGGCCTTATGTTACATACCGCTATTTCAAAGTTAACTATGAATTTTCCATCGCACCGTATTTACGCGGAAGGCGAAGGGGCATATGTTTTGAATATCGATGGTATTCCTTCAGGAGTATCATGGACTCAGACTCTTGAGCAGGAGCTGGAATCCGCTTTGGGTAAAGACCTAGCTAATAATCAGCTGTGTACTTATTTGACTTCTCTGGTATATGAGTACTTTAACAAGTTGAGAGAAAAAGAGAAGTCTACCGCCCCTGTTCAATTTCAGACTTTTGTGCCTACGCCTTTGGAAATGAATTTGAAAGGTATGGACCAAGAAATATCAGTTAACGCCCTAACGTCCTCAGATGTTGTAACTACTATGGCTGACATTAAGAAGGACGAGGTTGTTGTAGAGGAAGTTCAGGTAAAGGATACGTCGACTTCATCTCGCAAGGGCTAAAGAGTAGGCTTTTGGAAAATAAAAGCCTACTTGAGAAAGTAGGCTTTTTTAATGGAGCAGTATGCTAGCGGCTATGCACGCGGCTTTGAATACCGTTTATCTCGCAAGGGATCGCAGGTTCGAGTCCTGCCTGCTCCGCGGATGACTTGGAAGTGTGTGATAATTGGTAGTCAGCTTGATTCGAAATCAAGTGCTCCGTAAAAGGGGTTGGGGGTTCAAGTCCGCCCACTTCCGTAAAAGGATTGATATGCTTGCTGTAAAAAAGTTCATCCCCGTAAAAGGTATTAAAGTTCTACTCTATAGGCCTGATCGTCCTTGGTGGAAGTGGGAATTGGTTACTCCTTCTACCTGGTGGTGGTACCAAAAATATTACTTTACGAATTTTGTCAAACAATCCTCCCTGTATTATAAAATCTGGTTTTACTTTCATATTCAAAGAAAGCGTAATAAAACCACCAATTGAACATAAATCTGCTGATATCGTATAAAGGCTATTACGAGTCCTTGGTAAGGATTAAATCATAGTTCAATTCTATGTATCAGCTTTCAGTGCCCGTATAGTTTAACTCTTTGGTAGAATTGCTGTCTCGTAAACAGCGGGTCTCCGGACAATGCGGAGTGTGGGCTTTTGGTTTTTGGAGCTGTATGTTAGCGGCTATACAACTTGCTTGGAAAGCAAGAGCTATCGTAAGGTAGCGCAGGTTCGAGTCCTGTCGGCTCCGTCGATTCAAATCTATAGTGGGGATTGACTGTAATCAATACCCTTAGCGTTACAGAGCTAACCCAAAAGGTCTTTAGAAAGTAGATCAAAGTTTTTTAGTAAGCATGTAAGTTCTTGGCAGAACGTCGCGCGGATGTAAAGCCTGGTGGAGGAGGGGTTCAATTCCCCTGCGTGCTTCTTCTTAGGTCCGTAGCCAAGTGGTAAGGCAGTTGACTGCAAATCCTCTATACATCGGTTCAATTCCGATCGGGCCTTTTCTTTTTGGGAGTATATCGGCACTGTCTTCGAAACAGGAAGCACGTAATTGGATGAATGCAGGTTCGAGTCCTGTTACTCTCATATAGTAAATCTCATATCTTTACAACTCTGTTCTAAAAAATCAACAAAAATTCGCCTTTTTCTCGCCACCGACATATGGGTGTCTTCTTATATTATATACGTAAGCACAAGAAAAGGAGCGCGAGATGCTCGATAAGGCAATCGAACATGGCAAAGAAAGGCGCAAGCCCTTCTACCGTGCAGGTAAATTCGACAGGACTTGTCGGTGTCACGGTGGATGCCCATACTGCGAGAGCAACCGCTTTCATAGTACTCGAATTCGTGAAATGAAAGCGAACGACCAACTAAAGGAAATATAAAGTGCAGCTACATTCTGCAGACAAGAATACTGTTCAGACCAATGTTGGTAACTCCCGCGAGTTCACCATCAAGGCGTCTGGTAAGGCGTTCGAGATTCTGTCCGCCAATCTGTATAAGGATAAGATTGGCGCCCCGATCCGGGAGCTAGCCTGCAACGCTCTCGACGCGCACGCGATGGCGAAGAACAAGGATCCCATCGTCGTTCATCTTCCCACTACGTTTGAGCCCTACTTCAGCGTTGAGGACAAGGGCACCGGTATGACTCCTGATCAAATCGAGGACCTATACACTTCGTACTTTTCTTCTTCCAAGGAGCACAGCAACAACCAGATCGGCGCTCTTGGCCTCGGTTCGAAGTCTCCTTTCGCCTACACCGATACGTTCTCTGTGGACTCGGTCTGCGAGGGCGTGCATACTTCCTATAGTGCCGTTATCGCAAAGAACGGCACTCCTACAATCATGACTCTGAATTCAAAGCCGAGTGATGCTCACCCCGGCGTGAAGATTACTTTTCCTGTCAAGGAGCAGGACTTCCGCACTTTCGTGAATCGCGCTGTGCACATTTTCTGGGCTTTTGACAAGAAGCCTACGTTCATCGGCGCAGTCAAGACTTACGAGGAGTATGTTAGGTCCGACAAGTCCTCCACCATCTACGAGGGCCGGGGCTGGAAGTTCTACAAGGAGTACCCCTCTTGGTGGAACGGTACTTCGAATTCGCTCATTAAAATGGGCAATATCCTGTACCCATTCAACCCTCCAGGCGACATCAGAAGTAAGCTCGCGACCAATTATGGTCTGTACCTAGACAACAAGTTCATCATTGAGATGAAACTCGGGGAGTGCGATATCGCTCCATCCCGCGAGGAGCTCTCCTACGATGAACTTACCGTCTCTAACATCGAGAGGCGCCTTCAGATCATCAATGCTGACTTCGATGAGAAGCTTAGGAAGACCTTGGACGAAAGCCCCTCAGAGTGGGTTGCTGCACAGAAAGCTTTCGAGTTTTACAACTCGTTCGGCTCCAGAAACTCGTATAAAGATAAAATAGTCACTTATCCTTTCACTTACAAAGGAGCTAATTACAAGTACGGCGAGGCCTTCAAGGTAGCTTTCCCAGAGAGCTATACTCAGATTACTCCTTTTAGGAGAAGGAGAGTGGCGACTTCTCTCACTGCAATAGCTATCGTCGCCGGTCAAGTTGAACTGAAGTTGGGCTCAAACGTATTCATTATTCTCGAGCCCAGGAAAGTCATTGACTGGAACTCTGCGAATACTAGGAAGAGGGTCGGCAAGTATATTACTAACAACAAAGTATCTACTTCCGGGTTGGTCATTTACGCGATGAGGAGTCTCCCTGAGTCTCTGCGAAAGCAGCTTCATGGAATTCCTGTCGTCAATTACGATGACCTCCCGAAGAATCCCAACAACAATTACGTTTCAAAGAAATTGAGGGCGTCGAGTACCAAAATAAGGGTGACGAATTGGGAATCGGGACCGGGACCGATTTGCGAAGAGGAGTCCTCTGAGCTCAGTCAAGACAAAAAGATTTTCATCATCTCCAAGGCCAAGAAGTACTATGTTGATTGGGAAGCCCTCGAGGATGCGAATGCCAATGCCGATCTCAAAACGTGTCAGTACCTCCGAAAACCTCTGAATGCGTTCGGAATTAGTTTGGCAAAGGTCTATGTTGTGACCAGCCTTGAGTTTAAAAGGACTCGATTGGATCTTAGTACCGATTGGATTTCCTTCAAGGATTTCATCGCTCAGAATCTTAAGGTTCTTGATGATAAGTATAAAGAATCTTACATAGCGCGGACTAAAAATCATATCCTTAATAATTTCTACAGCCGCCTTTTGAATCAGAAAGACTCCGCTATACAATATATTAAAAGGGGTGTTGGACCCGACAGCGACTTCACCAAGAAGTACGATCAGATTGCGCTTTTGGGAAAGATCGACAAGATGACAGAGCAGTATGGTGAACTAAAGAAATGTGTTACCGCGCATAACTTGGTCCCTTATACTATCACCTCCAACACAATCGTCGAAAAGGATACCATAGGAATGTATGCTAAGTACCCTATGCTGAAAGTTATGCTGGAAGTTATCCGGTACGAGAGCGATCTGGGGAGTGGGACATTACAGGTCCTTGTGACGGAAAAGAATACTTCAAATATAAAATATCTTGATCTAGTCGTTGACTATATTAAAATGGTAGACACTCGGGTCGTATCCGAGTGAGAAACAAGGTTTCCAACAAAATGGAGGTTGGTACGATGCGTATTCCCTTTGTGACTTCTAATAGTGGCCTGACGGCCTATGTCGGTGGTGAGGCCAAGATGGTCGCTAAGGACCACATCAAGTATGAGCTGATTCTCAGTAGTCTGCTCAATGACGTTCTTGACGAGGACTCGTTCAATCTCATGTACGACGCGGCATCGGCTATATTTCAGTTCTCGGATGGCAAAGTCAAGGTCGGGGGCGACAGGCTCTTCTACGACGGTGTCGAGATGCACAACGCCCTTGTTACGAGGACTATCGATTTAATCAAGAAGAATCAGTCCATTCAGAGCCTCGTCAATTTCATGAACAACCTTGTCGACAATCCGTCGTTCAGGGCTGTTACAGAGCTCTTTGACTTCCTTGACGCCTGCAGTCTGCCAATCACACCTAGTGGTTGCTTCCTCGCGTATAAGAAGGTTAACGGGGAGTATAAGTCCATTCACGCGAACCCTGACGGCACGTATCTCGATAACTCGATCGGCAAGGTCGTGGAGATGAGGCGTAATTTGGTCGACGAGAATTCCGAGCAGACCTGTTCCTCTGGCCTCCACTGTTGTTCCTTCGACTATCTGAAGAACTATGGTGACTCTTCTTGGGATAAGGTCGTTATCGTTCAGGTCAATCCTCGTGATGTTGTCGCCGTTCCTAAGGATTACGGCAACCAGAAGATGCGCGTGTGCAAGTACGTGGTTGTAGGAGAGATTCCTAACGACCAGGTCACCCAGCTTAAGGATAAGTACTCCACCTCTGACTACTCCGATGAGGATTACGATGAGGACGAGGATTATGACTGCAATCCTTGCGAGTGCGACGATCCTTGCGATTGGGTTCCTCCTGTGCCAAAGAATATTCCGCCCAAGACTCTTCCTGCTCCTGTCTCTACAGGAAATTGGATCTGCTCTGATGGTGGATTCGAGGATAAGTACGGTAGCTGGACGACTATGGAGTACTACGGCGTTACCAAGAACCAGGCTAAGGCTGCATTCGCAAAGGAATTTGACATCGATTATATCGATGTAAGGGTGAGGAAGATTCGATAATGAAGAAGCACGTAATGGTGCTGATGATGGCCCTGCTTATCGTGGGGCCATCATTTGGCAAGGGTGGAAGTTCCGGTGGTCATGCAGCTAGTGCGCACTCTAGTTTTAGTGCTCACCCCTCTTCGGGCATAAGTTCTAGTCGAAGTTCAAGTATCAGTTCCAGTAAGAGTTCGGGATTCAGCAGCACCTCTCACAGCTCTTTTACCGCTACGAGTAGTTCATCTACGAGTAGCGCCTTCACTATGTCATCCCCTTCTAAACAGAACCAGGTGAGTACCTGAAAGAGCACAGGTGTTGTATGAATGGCGGGTGGAGTCTAGGCAAAACGAACTTTGAATGCTCAAAGAGAAACAGAGAAAGCTGCTGGGGATGGGTGTTGAGTCATCCTCTTCCTAAAGATAAGTAGAATCAACTAATTCTATATTAAAAGAAAGGAGGTTAACTCATGACGTAGGGCAAATCCAGAAGTCCTCCAAAGTATGTAAACAATTTCAATTTTATATAACTCAAAGGAGGCAACAAATGAGTGATACAATTGAGACTACAAGGAATTGGATTGTCGATCGAGATACTTATCTTACGATGCGTCAAGACCAAATAGCAATCATGGACGACGCCAGGCATAATACCCTGACGGATATATACACGGGCCTTCTCCATACTTGGATGATCTCTCAGTCCGCTCAAGTAGTGAGATTCATAGAAGGATCCAGGGGTGAAAATCCTCGTTACGCAGATTATCTTGCGAAATATAAGGCGTGGGGAGAGCTGCGACCTAAGCAACCAATTTTTCTTGGTTGGCCTAGAGAGATGAACATTGTCTACTCTATTATCAGAGGCAAGCCTTACGAAAAGATTGAAGCAAAGGTTAGAGAGCATAACGGTCCTTCACGGTATGGATTGAAAAAACTCTGTGAATATTACAAGATTGACTACGCCGCTATTGAGGCCCAGATTCAACTAGTGTTTGATTCGCGGAGCCAAGAATGGTAAAGCAACTGATAGTAGTCAATATGGCTGTACCGATGGGGTTCTCTCAGCTTACGGTACAAATAGCTCACGCTTCTATGCTAGGCATATTACATCAGGGATCTTGGGACGACGGTACATTTTGGCTCCAAGCAGATGATAACCCAGAGCTGCAAACTTGGCTCAAAGATCACTTTACATTGATTGTCTGTAAGGTTTGGGCTAAAGAAGCCATTATGAAGCTTAAAGAGGAAGCGGAGAGCTTAGGTTTAGCTACAGCGGTTATGGAAGACTACGGTATGGTAACTGCTTTATCAATAGGACCAGCAGAAGAAGATAAGCTAAAATCATTTAAGAGACTGACATTGCTCTGAAAGAATAGGGGGTTCATCAGAACCCCCTCCTGTATCCATAGCCTAGTGGCAAGGTGGGGATCTCTAAAATCCCACACGCGGGTCCGATTCCCGCTGGATGCATATGAAGTATATTTTTGATTTGTATAAGATAGATAAAAGGTGGTTCTTTGATGACCCGTCGAAAAATATTTATCAAGAAGAATTTATTGACGGCGTACCAGAAATTATAGAAGCATATGTAGGCGATAAAGCAGTCACCGCTAAAATCATTCTAAATGATTCTGTTCCCGACGATGCCTCTGGAGAAATTCAGTACCACAGCCTTCATTATGCGGGATCTCTAGGGGAATGGACTAGATATGAGGATACGGATTTCGATGGCAGCGAGGAGATAGTTTATGGTGAAGGTTGGTTCTGTCCTACCTTCTGGAAGTACTTTTCAAAACCCGCGCCTGAAGTCCTTTATTTCAGAATCATGGCGATGTAAGCATCTCGTGATCAAACACGAGAAAACTAATATAATCACTTGACACACGGCTATCGCCGGTGAGTAATTCCCACCCCATCTTCTTTGCTATTAATCTGGAGAACCTCTCATAGAGTAGTAATCGCCCATGATCTTCTCTGGAAGAGAAAAATTCTACTCCGTCGATATCTTGCTCTTTTCTCTCAAAGAAGAGTGTCACGGCCTCAATGACTGTGTTCATAATGGTTGTGGAGGACTTGCGATCCCCTAGGTCTAGCATAGAATATTTGCCGTTAGCACTAAAGAAGATTTCCCAGATATTAAATTCAGGCTCTTCCTTATATAGCATCATTTCTAGTAGCTCGGGGTAAACAACTGACTGATAATCTACAAACAAACCGAGAAGATCCCTGGGATCCTTTTGAGGTAGAGCTAAAGTCTACCTCAAATACCAGTATTTGATAAGCAAACGGCCCCGTCTCCGGCATAACTGTAAATGTATACATTTGCTTGAACTTTTCGTCTACTGCCAGCTCTAGATCATCGGCTTTCAACTCACCCATTTCTAATAATTGTTTTAGCATCGTATCTAATTAGTCAACTAATTATATTATGGATAAGCTATACAATGATTTGAATCCGGTTATGATACGTATTTTACAATTAGACGCCAATTATACAAAATTACCAGCTGCAAAGAAAGCTATGGAACAAATTGAAACTCGACAAGAGATGGACAAAGTATTCGCGGACTACCTAGGGAGGCATTTCGACGCTTTTGCTTGACTAATTATCAATGAGAGCAAGAGATACAAGCACCGACCAAGTAAAGAAACTCATATACTTTTTAGACGAGACTACTGTATTCGTCGTATCAGTGGTATCCATCATTTTTTCAGATGTGCTACAAAAAAGTATCCAAGGCGGAGTCCTAGTTGCACAAGATTTTAGTCATCTTTCCTGGACAAAGATAATAGTTGCTTCGTTTATTTCTATAATATTATATGGAAACACGAACGAGAGCTTCAAGTACAACGATCGCCATAAGCCACCCTTTATGAAAAGAGTGTACAACGCAATCCTACACGGACTAGCTTGGAAGACAATCATTGGAATCGCGGGAGTTGGATGATATGGTGGAGTTAGATGAGATCTCATTTTCCTTCCTTGCATTTGACGATAAGAATAGGTTCTTAGGACTCAGGTCGGCCATAATAGAATTTAGCGCGCCTTGGTGTGGTCCATGTAAAGTCTTGACTCCTCGCCTAGAAGAATTGTCCAGGAAATACCAAGGTAGAGTAGACATTTATTCCGTAGATGTTGATGCACATCCCGATTTAGCGAGTCGTTTCAATATCTTTTCTATACCGACAATGCTGTTCATACCGCTAAGCGGGGAGTATAAGATTACTGTGGGTTCAGTAGCAACACAGGCTATTGAAGATTTGATACAAGAAATCCTTTAAGGATACAAAGTATTCATTAGATTAATGAGTCCTTGTTTATCCGCATCAGTCATCTGATCAAGAGGCTTTAATTTGCCTGCTTCAATTTCCTTGTATCGCGTACTTTCTTTTATAGCTTGAGCAGTCTGCCCTTGCATGCTAGCCACGTCTTTTCTAACATCTAAATTAGCTTCTTTAAAGTTTCCAGCATGACCCAAAAGAAGATGATGATTATCCGCGGGATGTCCTTTCTCATCCTCACATAGAGTAATGAGATTTCGATCATCCAACTCAAGTTCAGGTCGTCCGAGAGCTATGACATAATGGAAGGGTATGACATGATGTACTTGTACTTTTATGTTCTTATCCATAGTGGGCCCACAAGCTTCACAATAAGGGTGTTTTAACAGATGCCTTTTTTCAGCCAATGGCCAGTGAGGGGATCTTTCGACTCCGGCTTTTTTAATTTCTTCGTTTATTGTTACTGACATATTAATCTCTTCTTACTAAGTTAGTAAGAGGATACCCAAAAAGGAGGACACAATGTTATGTTTTAAGTAAAGGAGCAAACATTATGTCTCGTTCACGAAAGAAGAATTGGTTCGCTAGCGTTAATTCCCGACGGGCAAAAACCTTAGCGAATAGAATCAATCGGAGACAGCTTATCTTAGCAAGGAATGGCGAAGATGAGAATTATCTCTGTGGCAAAAACACCAAGTATAAGAGGTCCTACGACAGGTGGAATATCAGAGACTATGGTGGGAGCTGGGGAGTCATTTCTTTCACTCATAATTTTGTAGATAGGAGGGACTCCCCTTACTGGGACGAAAGAAAGAAAAATTGGCACTACTTGATGTGGATGAAGTGAGGAAAAATATGGAGAGTGGTACTTGTGCTCTGTTGAAGGAGCGATTCCCGGGTCATTATTTTTGGATTATCATGAGTTCTAAGAAAAGAGACCTCGTGGTAGACGGGAGTATGCCAGGAATACAATGGGAAGTTGCAGAGGAGCCTAACGTTTCTTTATTGGAAGGCGTTGTGACTTCTTTCGTAGATCAAATCTCTCCGTTGTTGCAAACCTATATTTCTTTTAAGGAGAAGAAACGCGATGTATAAGTTTTTCAAGACAATTGGACTAATTATCAAAGATGTCTGGTTTGGCGAAGACTCGCATTCCGCTAATAGATATCGCAACCAAAAGAATTTTCACTTTCCTCGCCACATGTGGCTCCCCTAAACTTATATTATATACACGTACAAACGCGGAGGACATAAATGCCTAAGAAAGGTCGACCTCTCTCTAAGGACCATAAAAAGAAGATGGCTGACGGGCGAGAGAAAGCGAAGTCCAAGAAAGTTTTCCAGGAGAAGGAAGTCATAACGATGGCAGGCGAAAAGCCCACCGTTATCATAACTGGCAAGGAAATGAATGGCTTCGACTTTTGGCCTTGTCTCCGCGATGCGCTTCGACCGATACATCAGTATAGGTCCTGCCGCTTGATCGAACGCGAAATCGCAGATCCCGCTGTGTGGAACAATCTTGACCTCGTCAAAAGTATGCTCTCCAAGTATGTCGTTCTTCAGGTCGGTCCTACGGTGAAGCCGAAAAAAGCGAAGAAAGAAAAAGAAAAGAAGCCAAAGAAGCCTATGTCTGATGAGAGAAAAGCACAACTTGTGTCTCAAATGGCGAAGGCCCGCGCGGCAAAAATCGCTAAAAATACCATATAAGTTCTAAAAAATCAGCTTTTTCTTTGCCGCCGACGTTTAATGCGGTCTTATATTATATATGTAAGCACGGAAAACGAAAGAAATACGAGCGGAGGACCGAATGGATATGAAGATGGCGAGGAAGCTGGCCGAGGTTCTGGACGATGTCTCCGGTAACGGTGATCTTGGCAGGGCCGAAGCGGCCGCAGTCCTCCTTCTTATTGAGGTCAAGCGTCTTGAGAGGGAACTCGCTCAGAAGAACGATCGCATCGAGGACCTTTCAGAAAAGGTTGCTCGCGCCCGATACGCAATAAACGCAATAAAGGTTGCGGTTCCAGTTCGAACTCCCGAGCAGTGTGCACTCGATTTCAGTAAGCAGGTCTATGAGGATCTTTGCAGGCGATACCCTTCCGGCACCGTACCCATGGAGGTTTTCAATCGTCTCGAGAACCAGATTCGTCCGTACATGCGTTCAAAGGGTCTCCGGGTCATCTATCGCGGTCCGCGCAAATCAAATAACGTCCATTCGTGGTCGAAGCCTTCAATGACTAGGCGCTGTGATGCGACTGGCGCGAGCATCGTTTACTCGAAGTAAGGGAGAGATACGTGCTGACTAAGCTTGACAAGCGCACTGGACGCAGAGTTGTCATCGAGGATGGAAGTGTCTTCAGTATGACTCGCATAACTTGTTTCTGCGGCTCCGAGTTCGATCTTATTTCCGAGTGTTCTTGTCCCCGGTGCGGGGAACGGTTTAATATCTTCGGACAGAATCTCAAGTCCGATGAAGACTACGATGAGGACTACTAAGATGAAGGAAGAGAAAGACATCACGATATGGCGGGCGGCTCTGGAGCTTATCTCTTTCTTGTTTTGTGTGCTCGTCATCTTCTCATTCGCACTATTTAGGTAATAGAAAAATTGTCTATCACAGTGACGCTCCGACCGTGCAGGAAGGAGATGATGGTTTCCCCATAAGGAAGGCCCAGCCAAAGTAGCTCTTCTGCAAAATGGTTCACCGTGATAGATTGTTTTAAGTTGGAGATTTTACATCGAAGCCTAGGCTAACGCCCATCAGGCAGAGCGATCTGATTTTGACGAATCGACGTCAAGAGCTTTGGTGCGAAATCTTCAAACTAGGTCCCCGTTACACTTGCTGTGGTTACACTTGCTGTGTGGCGGAGAGCAGGACTAATCACCCTGGGGCCTGGGAGGCTGATTACCTCATGAAGCGGTCTTGGTTTCCCACTTCCCGTTCTGCGCAGAAGAATGGAAAGTGGCTGAAAATACTTTGAGGCTTAGTAATCTTGTTGTGTATATCGGTACCGTAGTGCACGACCGGGTGATAGGTGGAAATGCTGAGAAGTCGACCAGCCTAAGCCTCTGAGTATTTTCAAAGGGTAAGACGTAAAGGAGGTATCCGGGTTCAAATCCCGGGGAATAACACATAGGGGAGATTAGTGTAAGGGCAGCACGGAGGATTATGGCCTGTCTAGACGTCCACCTCCAGAGCCGGTTCGAATCCGGCACTCCCACATTAGACGGGTCTTATTTTCTATCCCTGGCAGGAAAAGGAGATGAGTATCGTCCTACTTTAGTTCAGAGACATGCCAGTGTTGAGAACGGAGCAGATTCGCTTATTGTTAATGGTAGCAAACCTCCGGTTCAGGGGGTAGAGCAGGTTCGATTCCTGCAGCGAATAGAGATTACTTACATGACTGAGAAAGAAAAGAATATTCAGTTGAAAAAAATCCGCGCTAAGATAGCCAATCTTACCGAGGCGTATGAGAAGTCTGTAGGCTCCTTAGAAGATCAGCTTTATACCCTCGAGGCTGTGGTGACCGAAGAAGAAAAAGTCAGGATAGAACTTGCTGGGGTCGCCGAGGCCTACTATGATGAAGTGAAGTGGCGAAAGCACGTCGAAGAAAACCAGATTCATAATCTTTGTTAACATTATTTTTGGCCTTATAGTATAACTGGATAGTACGGCAGTTTCCTAAACTGTCAAGTGGGGGTTCGAGTCCTCTTAGGGCTATTTTGGGGGATTTGATGACAAGCGAGAGAGAACAATATCTTGTCGAAATGTACTCTAAGCTTTTTCCTCCTATGCCAAATATCCGACGGTTTGGTTTCGAGCATGGCGACGGCTGGTTTGGACTTATCGAAGGTCTCTGTAAGGAGATCGATTCCTTGGGCGATATCGGCTTCGAATTCGACCAGATCAAGGAAAAGTTCGGCTCCTTACGCATCTACTACCACGGCGTAAATGATATGCTCAGAAGCCGACTCGTGGATTACCTAATTGATAAGTATGAGAACATGAGCAAGTCAACCTGCGAGGAATGTGGTGATGTTGCCCAGATAGAAAATGTCAACGGTTGGCTTACGACATTGTGTCCGTGTCATCTTGAATCGTTCAAGAGGGAGAGCCTCAAATGAAGCGGTTGTTTTTAATTCTTACTATATCTCTTTTCTCCATGTACCTGTTTGCTCAAGATCCCTTTATCGGTAAGACATTTCGCGTAGAATGTATGCCGCCAGATTTGGTCACAGCCACGCTCATAAAGGTGTATCCAGATTGGATGCGCTTTTTGAATGACAAAGGTGTGACCAAGTCTTATCCTTATCGAGTCAGTGAAAACTTGGTGTGGATCAGCAATATGGCGTACAGGTTCAAGACTCTGAAGACAGGGGTTGAACTGGTGCCATGTTTTGATTTCGCGGAGTACAAATCTCTGAAGCTTATTGAGGTAAAGAAGTGATCAAAGCTACTATCATTTTCGACAATAAGATGGCCTCGAGCATGGGGCATTATTACTTAACTGCAGGTCAATATGAAAATCTAGACCTACTATAAATAAAGGATTTTCAGGATGGCAACCTTAACTCGCCAGAGTTCTTTTCCAGTAAGACTTAAACCGTGTCTAGGTTCTAAAAATCCCGCTTCCCCTAACACGAGGCGGGATTTTTTCTTTATACTAATTCAAAGAGGGTGTAAATGCGAATATCTGCCGGATTGATCCTATATACAAAAAATAAAGAGATGTTGGCATGTATACCTTACGGTAAAGCTAAGTTTAATCATAATAACCTTGACCTTCCTAAGGGTGGTATTGAACCAGGAGAATCTCCTAAGGAAGGTGTTGTTCGAGAGGTCAAGGAAGAGACAGGATTGGACGTATCGAAGTGGGACCTCGTAGACGTAGGTGAATTTCCTTACATGGAAGAGAAAAGGTTACATCTATTTATTTGTAAGGTGCCCAATTTAAACTTTGTGTCGGCCTTGAGTTGTCACTCCACCTTTAGTTACTTTGGTCGTATAGTTCCGGAGCATGTAGGCTACCGGGTTATAAAGTTTGAAGATATAAGGACCTCCTTCTATCGGAAGTTAGTTCCTATTTTAGAGAAAATATGTCAGAAGCTGTGAGGATATAATATATTTATGAAGCCCATACACGACGTCTACCGCGATTTTATCAATGACCCCAGAACCCTGACCAACTTGACAGCCATGGGATTCTCCCATGTGTGTGAACAAAAGCAGCAGGGGTTTACTACTATGGAATTTGTTCCAGGACAAGGATTGGTGGAAGTAACGTCCTTCGATTATGGGAGTAGATATAAAGCCTTAACTTCGATGCTGTTGACTCTTATTCAGACCGAGTACCCGGAGTTCCTTGTATCTCCAGAGGATTTAAAAAGTGACAGTTCTAATAGATCTGGATAATACTTGTAATGATTTCACCGGCTTGTTTATCAAGTGGGTCGAAAAATTAGGTTACGAGTTTGATTATGATAAATACGATTCCTGGGATATTGAGGATGCTATCGTCGCAGATAATCCCAGGAAAGTTTTAGCTGAGATTCTTGACAATCTTAAGTTCTGGGATGAGCTGACGCCCCTGCCTGGGTGTGTCGAAGCCATGAGAAAAATCAATAGCAAGTATACTGTAAAAATAGTCACGATCCCCTGGAAGCCTGAATCTGCGTTTCAAAATCAAAAGAAAAAATGGGTCCGCAAGTACTTCCCCTTCATATCAAATAATCAAATCTCTTTCGAATCTAAAAAATGGTTAGTAGATGGCGATGTCATTATAGACGATAAACCTGCTATTCTTAAAAAATCTGCCGACCTAAAACTAACTATAAAGCACATACAGCCTTACAACGAAGATACTGACACGGACTATGAATTTTCTAACTGGTCTGAGGTTCCTAGCATTCTAAGAAAAGCTGAGAAGGACTTGGCATAATTTTCTACAAATCTCTCTATATTAAAAATTAAGAGGATATACTCATGGTCAAAGACAGCTCCGGTATGCACTTCGATTCTTGGGATCGAGCTATAGATTACTTATCTCAAAATAACATAGGGCTAAAAATCAATAGAAATAAGTACTTATGGGTATGGAATGAAAACACTGAGTCCATAAGTTACTTAGGTGAAGAAGGGGACGACGATAATCTCCTACGAGCTCTGGAAAGAGCTATAGACAACCTCTTCTATAAGGTAGAAACAGGTCGACTAGGAAAAACAATTGGTGAAGATATTTCAGGAGAAATAAATGTATAATATTACGAAAGAGTTTGAATTCGCCTACGCTCATAGAATCTGGAATCAGAAATTAAATGGCCCACAAAGTCTCAATGCTAAGCCTAAGTGTAGAAACATACACGGACATAATGCTAGAGTTATTGTGGCCCTAAGTTCGCCAGGACTACAAAGCCATGGTGTGGTCCTGGATTATAACGAGCTAAACTTCTTCAAGAAGTTCCTAGATGAGGTTCTTGATCACAAGTACATCATCGATGAGTCAGACCCTCTTCTTCCTCAAGATGTGCTTATGAGAAATAAGTCTTCCTACAAAGTATTCGACACCTCTAATTTTCGAGAGAGCTGGGGGCGTGATGTAGATGATTTCGATCAGCCCCATCTAGAGTATCTCGAGTCCTTTGTAATTGTTCCTTTCGTTCCTACCTCTGAAAACTTGGCCAAATGGTTGTTTGAGAACATTGAGCAGTATTTGGGCAAGATGGTGGCTAGTGTTACGTTCTCTGAGTCTGCAAAGACGACAGCAACTTACTTCAAAGATATATCGGCAGGAGCTTAAAATGAGTAAAAATACAGCAGATCAACTAGTGAAGTGTCCTGTGTGCAACGCGATGTCTTATCCCTTGGTTAATAAATCTCAAATAGATTTTCTTAAGGATGGCGAAGAGATTCTTCTTATGTGTGGAGCCTGTAAGCGGATCATGAATCCCTTCTTCAAATTGTTTCAGAAGTATGCTGCAGAGTTTGAGGAGCTGAAGAAAGCAACAGATCCTGAACCAGAGGAAAAGCAAGAGGAATTTGAAAAGACCGAAGAGGCAAAGGTAGCTACTACCGATGTTTGAGCATAATATGCCTCCAGTGAGGTTTGCATTCATAGAGGGATATGAATCTTTTCCTCCTAGAAGAGGAACACCTGATTCTGCAGGGATGGATGTATATATTCCAATGTTTAACGACGCTTTCAATTTTGAATTCTTGGACAAGAATCAAGATCACAATAAAAGAGCTTTAATCGTTTCTTCAGCCGACAAGATTATAGTAAAGGCTGGTGGACATATTCTTATCCCCACAGGGTTGAAATTAGATATTCCCAAAGGCACATATATTGACGTGTGCACCAAGTCAGGTCACTTCGCTAATTTCGGGATGAAGGTTGGCAGTCATGTTATCGATGCCGACTACCAGGGACAAGTTTACATATCCTTGTTTAATACCAACCCATACGAAGTACTTTTAGTACCAGGCAAAGCATGCGCCCAACTTATACATAAGCCCTGCATTATTCAAGACTGGGAGTTTACCACTGAAGACCACTTACATGAAGTCACGTCAGTGAGAGGCACTGGGGGTTTCGGTAGCACAGGAGAATCGGGCGGGAACGATGGAAGTTTCGATCCTTCAGCTTTACCAAATCACCTGAGGCGAGCGCCGTCTCTAAAGAATACTCTCGGCAAACCAGTGAAAGAACAGCGAGAAACTCCTGCTGACAAATTAAGACCTCCTCCTGATACTCCGGAGGAGATTCGAAAAGCCCTCGCGAATAAAAAGGGATCTAATATGGTTGATGGGGTTGATATTAGTTCGTGGGAAGGTTCGTGGGAAGAGGAAGATCAGCTAAGCCAAGATATAGACTGGGCTGACGAAGCTCGTCGGGTACTCTGATGGGAGCTTCCTACAGCTACAGTAAGATAGGAACTTTTGAGTCTTGCCCTCTTGCCTATGATCTGCAGTACGTCAGAAAAATTAAGTTGCTAAAAGACTTCGACTACGACGTCATTAAGGGAATAATCTTTCATCATTACGCAGAAGTATACAAGGGAAATTCTAGGGAGGCAGCAGATAAAGCTTTCCATGAACCAGAAGAAGTAAAGCCAGAGTTTCTTCAAATGATAACTCCAGTACAGCACAAGGCTATACAAGAAGCATTCGCCTCTTTTAATCACTTTTATGATACCTTCTTAAAGTCCCGAGAAAACTTTACCATGAAGGAATTTAGAATTTCTAGTAAGACTCCAAAAGGTCATACCTTCACGGGCTTCTTAGACCTAGTGGTCTTGCAGCCTAAGGAATACTGGATTATAGATTATAAGACTCCGAAGGGGTCAAAAGCTTCCTTTTATTCAGGCCAGCTGTACACGTATATCCATTACATTATGGAGAAGTATAAGATACCAGTAGAAGAAGTGCGAGCTGGAGTATTCTTTCCTTTCGCTACGGATGTCAAAAGTGATGATGATAGATTTAAAGAAATAAAAGTCACAGGCAAAAAGATAGAGGAGCAGATAACCAAATTAGACGACACCATTGCTTTATTGGAGTCGCCCGATAGATCCAAGGAAGCTAATATGCAATGGCTTTGTAACTACTGCCAGTATAAAGGTGTCCAAGAATTGTGTCCTCTATCAGTAATCGCAGGCGCCAGGCCTGTGAAGCACTATGACGAAATTACAAAAACTCTAACCTGATTTGTACTGTCGCACTGGCTAAGTCAGGAAGGTCCCTAGCAATACTAGGGACCTTTTTTATGCTGGTGCTCCTTCCGAAAGAACAAATCCTATTTTAGATATAAAGGCCTGAGCGCTATCTTTCAATTGTTTGGGAGTCAAAATAATATTATTGTCATCCCACACCTGAGTTAAACATCGAGGTTCCGTCGCTAATTTCATCCTAGCCAAGTACACTGCCCCGGCTACAGCGTCTGAGACGTCCTTCGCATTTATACCTAAAAGTGAGGTGTCCCAGTTTGTATCTGCGCCATTGGGATTAATAGTATCTCCTGGAGTATGATCTACTTTTAAAGTCCTTGTTTCCTTTCGCTGGACAATACGTAAGCTACGTAAATTATTCTTAAAGAAAATATTACGCCCTATTTTTAAATTACCTTGTTCGATTAATTGAGTCAAGAACAAGTAAGGATCCATAGTCTTATCTACTGACAACTGTTCCATCTCTACACCATAACGCTCCAGGAACTGAATATTAGCCTCTGACTGAAAACTATCAAAGGAACCAAATTCTATTGGCATATTGCCTTCAGATATAAAATCAGTTATGCATTCCTTAATGGAGTCCAGATTAATTCGGCCACCAAAAGGATGGATAGGTATAACAGCATCAATAACATATACGAGATCAGTTAATAAATCAAAAGCTTTTCCAGTAACTGCAGAGTCATATTTCTTTTCGACATGACAAAAAGCTATGGCTGCCATGTCTCCCGATATAGCTTGGTCAACATGAAATACTCTGGGAATTGTAGGCTTATAGTAGAAGTAATATCTATCACCAGATTTAATGAAGAAGGTATTTTTGACCTGATTCCATATCAATTTCTGCGGTGCCATTTTAGCATCGGATTTGATACAGGTATAGAGAGATTTTAATTGGTCAAAGAAACAATTCTCTATCTTATCCACTTGATAGAATAATTTATCTATGGAGCCTTGAGGAATACCTGCAGTGTTCTTTAAAGCCTCGACTATATTATCCTTAAACAACTGCTCAATCTCTCTGGGCACCATTATAATGTCAGAAGGGTCGTATCCTTCTGTTGAATATAGTATCTCTGGCGGCTTACCATTACTACCCTTAAATACAGGGAACTTGTCATCTAAGTTTTTAAAGTCCTCAGGGGCCCATTCCCATCTAGACCCCTTCACTACGTAATTGGTTTTATCTTTGCTCGCTTCAAACATGCAATACTTATCAATAGGAGACTCGAGATCGTTAGGAGAGGAGTCCAAGATAGACCGGCCCCAGAATTTACCGAGAGGCGTCTTATCCATACGAGAACCAATACGTTCTTTTAATGACGTATAGAATTTCATTATGTATTCGTCACTGTTGGATGTAACAATAAAGTCATTAGCTAAAAATAGATGATCTTCATCCTCTATAGTGATGCATTGAGTTTCTTCCGACTCAATCTCTTTAATAGAGGAAAGTCTTAAGATCTGGCGATGACTCCGCTGCTTGCCTCTCCAGTACTCATCTATCCTTTTTTGTTTTCTACTCATCTTGAATAGAGGGATAGAGTTATCTTTAAAATGAATACAAACATGGTAGCCGTCGAAAAATATCTGCTCTCTTTTCTTTTGCATACTTAAAGTTGCAAAAGCCCCCAAACTTCTAGCTAAATATACCACGTCTTCGGCCAAGGTTTTTGATACTGAGGAGAATACACCGCCTCCCTTGTTGACAGATCCATCGGTATCCATTAAGCCCTGCAATAATTCTATTCGATTAAGAATGGAATCATATAGATATTCTTTGGGGATAAATTTATCATTGCTTCTCTTGTCGACCAGCCCTAATTTAATTATTTCTTCAGCATACAAATTTTTAATCTTAGTATTTTTTTCTTTTTTAATTATTCTAATATATCTACTAGGATATCCGCTGAAAGACCAGGTATAGTCTTTATTCAGGTCTTTTGATACATTTAAAATACTCTCTTCCCTATCACCGTCAGAGCCCACGGACAAGATAAAAGTATTGTGTCTAAAACTCCCGTCTCCTAAGGCAAACCCCATAATATATGGGGCTATGAAGTGACTTTTTTCGTTAAAGGGGGCGGGCTTAGACAGAGGAATACCCCACATATTTTTTAGGTTTGTAGATCCTTCAAATATTTCTTGAGTTGTTTTTTTATACCAGTATCTATCTTTTTTTATTATCCACTCGTGTTCTGGATTTGCTTTTATTTCTCTTCCATCTGAAAATACTAGTTTAAAGACTCTCGTTTTTCCCTGGGGGATTACTCGGGAAACTTTTGAGACAGTACCCTTATGGGTAAGAACACTGTCTCCTACTTGTATATCTCTCATCAATGTAAATCCAGACGGAGTGATTACTTCACTATCCATTGATAGTGCTTTGCCTGCCTCCCTGAAGAAGGCTAACTCCGTCATTGTTCCTGCGACAACCGTCAATCCTAAGAGATTATGTACGGATGATATGAGTTTAATATTTGTATTGTTGCTAAATTGTATAGCTGAAGTACCATTAGGAGAAGCTGTTGTCCAATAGATTCTATCGATAGAAGTTTTTCGCTGATAATCCTTTTCCATCTTAATCATGTCTTCTTTTGTTCTTACTTTTTCGAAGAAATCAGATACTTCTAGAAGACTTGTAAATGGCTCCAAGAGTACTTCTGAGGCCTTCTTCAGGGAGTAAGACGCTAAGACTATAGCTAGCTGAGCAGAGGGTGCCTGAGCGAATGTCCTCTTAGCGTCTCTCATCATAGAAAGATGTGTTATGATGTATAAGTTTATAAGAACGGCGAGGGTAGAGTTATGTGTTACGGTATAATCGTCGACAAGAAATAGTTTTTCGTCTCCGCTTACCTCTATGCACAGACCCTCATCGTTAGGAGTTCGCTCAATCTTTTTTAGATAAAGATACATAGGCTTTCTTTTAATTCGGCTTCTATTGAAGTGATTGTCGATCAGTATTTGCTTTCTAAGAAGTGAGAAGATAGGAAAACTATTAGTTGGAAAAGTAATAAAAATTACATACCCCTCTTTTCCATTTTCACAGTGGGGCCGCTTTCTGCTGTCTACATGATATGAAGATTTGCCTCCGAGGCCTCGAACCAAAGTAAGCATATTATCTCTTAAAAAGGGACTGGTAGTATAATAAGAGGCGAGTCCTGATCTCTTCGACACAGTTCCATCTGTGTCCATCAGACCTTGTAATAGTGCTATTCTATTGGCTAGGCTATCATACAAGTATTCTTCGGGAATAAACTTAGTATGACTTCGAGTACGCCTCAAATCCAATCTCTCTAGTTCTACTTTATAAAGATTCAGAGTAGATTTTTCCTGAACCAAAGTTGTTATATAATTACAAGACGCATTAGGTCGCGTGTGAGTAAAAACTCCCTCAGGCACTTCAGATTTGATTCTAGAATGGATTTCCAGGTCATCCCCACAAAGAAATAGCGTGTTACCAAAATGACCGCCACCGAGGAGTGCTCCTAGGGTGTAAGAAGGTATGACGTGAATCCGCTGCTTATGTTCTACAGGATTCGTGAGAGGAATAAACCACCGTGCCTTGGGATTTTTTTCAATATCTTTTAGGATTTCACGAGATGATATTATTTTCCAACAAGGTTCCGGATACGCTGTTTTTATATATTTTTTTTGAGATGAGTCCCATCTCTTTGTATTATATGATTTTGCGGCTTTCCAATAGTGATCCAGTCCCGATGAGACCGATCGCCCATCTGCAAACTGCATATCGCAGAACTCATCATTAGACCAAGTCGCCCTGTTTATAACTCGGGCGATGTCGCCAGCAGGGGTACAAACTTCATCTCCCACACGTATATCATCTGCGATCTTATAGCCCTCAGGAGTACAAATCTTTGTCTTATAACGATTTATTTCTTTCCCCCAACCGATGTGAGGATACAAGACAGCATTTCTATATGAAGATTTAGGGTCCAAGAATTCTTGGAAGCATCTACTGATCTTAGGTTGTACCATAGGAGCCATTCTACCGATATACTTATCGGTAAGAAATTCCTCTGGCGCTGGTGGCCTATCTCTATAATTGATTCTCCAACTATTAGACATCAGGTATAACTTTTGCTGATTTGATAATTTGGGGTTATTTAGTATAAAATCTAAAGCTAATCCTATTTTCCTAAGATCCACGTTTTCAAATACTTGGTATTTATCAAGTAAACTAGTATCTCCAGATATAACATCTATTAAAACAGGAATGAGTTCTTTTTTATTGGTAATACGAGAAGCTTCCATTTAATGTCCCACTAATTATATAGTTAGTGATTCTTTTATTCCGCCTCATATAGGCACATCTAAATCTCAAATTATCTATATATGACTTGAGAAGAGCAATGTCTTTTATTTAAGAATTGCGAGAAGCATAACAAACAATCTAAATGGAGGATTGCAATGTCAGGTTATAGAACTTTTAAGCGGAAGCTTGAGTGGTGGAGAGAGGCGGGCGAGAGGCCGGCCGATACAAGAATTACAGAAGGAACTAATACGGATAGTCATCCCTTGAGTGTTAATGAAACTTATAGTGGTGTGGCTACGAAACCTGGTTGGGACGGAGTAGGCGGTGCCAAGCTCAAGTATGCAAGTGGCAAGGGCGCTGTCAGAGGGTCCGGCCAGCCTAGTTTCGGCAAGGATGGATACAACGCTTCTAAGGGTGTGGATATGAAAGACAACACCAAGAAGAAAGTTTCCTTGAAGAAGAAAGTAATCAAAGAAATGTTCGGAGATGAGGAACCAGAAGAGGACGAGTTTGAGCCTGCTGGTGGTGAATTTGAAGATCCCGATATGGGTGGAGATATGGAAGGGATGGAAGGGATGGAAGGCGGCGATGAGCTTCCTCCTGATCTAGAGAATCCCGATGAGCTCGAGGGCGGCATGGGCGACGAAGTTAATCCAGAAGATATCGTTATTACTATTAACGGCGTGGATTACGGAGTTACTCCTCTTCCTGGAGCTGGTGCAGAAGGCATCGGCGGAGAGGGAGAATTCGAGGACGGGGGCGAGATGCCTGGCGAGGATATGGGTATGGGCGATGAAGACGACATGCCTGGCGAAGGCGAGGAAATGGAGTCTCCTGAGGAAGAAGAAGAGGAGCATCAGTTCGAGTCTCGCAAGAAAGTACAGAAGAGAGTTAAGGAAGCTAACAAGGTTGCTGAACTTCCCGACGGCGCACTATCAGGCACTGGTGACGGCCAGGTTCCCGAAGTTGCGGTTATGGGTAACCAGGCCTCAATGACTAAAGAATCAAGGAAGATTCTCATAAAGAGGAAGCTTGAGACTATTAGGAGAAAGAAAGTCCTAGAGAAGATCGCTCGGGCTAAGGAAGAGCGAGATACTCTGGGCGGCAAGAGAATCATGATATCTACAGAAGATGATACTCTTGAGAATGATACGGGTAAGCATGGCGATTGGGGCCAGGCGCCAAGAACACAAGGCGCGGCTTCCAAGAGGTCTGCTGTAAAGTTCTCTAAGTCCTCAGGTCAGCAAGAGCCCGGTGGAAATGGTGTTGGTCAGAAGGCCTCCGAGTCCACGAAGAAGCAGACTGCTGAGCAGAAGGAATTCAATGAGGCCCTTGCTAAGATTCGAGCTCGCAAGGCTCTGAAGGAGAAGGATCTAGATAACCTGGAGCTGAGGGATGGCAACGGCACCGGAACTGTTAATAATAAACTTCTTCACCAGTTAGGCGATCTTCCTTTCGACGTGGGAGCAGATCAGGGAACAGTAACAACACCTAAGAGTGCTTCCGGTGGAAATTATGCTGACTCTGATACAACTGTGAGGCACATGGTTACCGAGGCTAACTTCGATATGCGCGTAGATCCCAGCGTTGCTAGGAGAATCGAGAATATTCGAATTCGTCGAGAGCAGAGAGTCACGGAATCCAAAGCTGCCCCTAAGGCTGAGGAGACTTTGAACTTCAAGAAGCTTTTAGAGAACGGTTATAGCGGCTCAAAGAGATAAGTCCAAATCTCTTTAAATATAAAGTCCTCTCGAAAGAGAGGACTTTTCTTTTTATTTGCAATTAAAAGTTGGACTAATCATATATTATATATGAGAGGTAACATGACACTTATACTGACATCAGATATACACTATGGCCACAGCACTCTCGGCGATAAGTCCTTGTTTAAGGTGATCGATGAAATCAAGACTAAAAGTCCAGATGTTCTTATTATAGCGGGTGACTTTGGGTCCTCCTCCGAAGCAGAGCGAGCGGACTTTCTCCGAAGAATGAGAGAGGACCATGAGTTCAGTGCTCCTGTAGGTATTGTAAATGGGAATCATGATTTTTGGGACTGGGATGGAGTTCGAACTAGCGCTGAAGAAGTATCGGCAATAAATGATTCCTTTTTTCTTCATAGGAATATCACTCATCTTCAAGAGAAGGATATGGTTACCGGTAATGTAGTCATTACCGGATTCGACGGTTGGTACTCGAGTGATCCTCCCGTCAACGACCCCAGGTATATTCCAGGCTATTCTCGAGGAGGAAAGGAGTGGCTTAGGACTCGGGCTGAGACGGGCTTTGCTAGATGCCTAGGTACTTGTGCGGCAGCTAAGGCAGGTGGAAAAACTACTGTCATAGTTACGCACTTTGGATTCTTCGATCACATAAAGGATTGGAAGTCTGGAACTATGAGAAACTGGGGCGCCGAGCCTGACTGGTTTGGGGGAAATCCCAAGTGGGAAGATTTCCTGGGGGACGTCGATTATGTTCTCTTTGGGCATTCCCACCGAGCTTTCGATGGTCTTTCTAAGAATGGTCACACACGGTTGATCAATTGTGGTAGCGATTATAATAATCCCAAGTACGTAGAGATTAAGATGTGAAGGAAAATTAGATGACAGACAAAGAGTATGCTGAGGAAGCAAAGAACATAGAAGTTCATATCGATATGATGGTCGATGATACTATGAGGGCAGCTGCTTTTTGTTCTGTTGAGCATGATCTGCACTTCCAGGTATTCCGGCTTATTCAAGGTTACCGTGAGGCTCTTGAAGAGCTTGCTGAGTTGAAAAAGACCGTAAAAGATACGGTATAGAATTTCATATATACGGAAGAAAAAGAACAAAATAATTCCAAAAAATTCGACTTTTAGTTGCCACCGAAGGACTTCGTAAACTTATATTATATATGTAAGGGGGTCAGGAAATGAAAGAGTTCACGATTCAGTCCTTGACTGGTTGTACGCGCGGCATGGTTCAGAAAGTGTACGGCAACCGCGATTGGGTTCCTGGGCAGGAAGTCAAGCTCAACGCACTTCCGACCGCCATTCTTTACAAAGTCATCAAGGTGGCCCAAGCATGAAACTTTACTCAATCCGGTTCGTAAAGCCCTATAAGTGGAGCATCTGGTATGAGGGATGACTCTTGTAAAAAGGAGTTCTTCTCCATCGATCTCACTTCCATCCATAACGAGGAGCCACTATGAACTCACGCAAAGGCGACTGCCCTGAGACCGACGAAGAGCTGTACCGCACTCTCGACAAAAGGAATAAGAAGCCTATGAAAATCAAGCCGTCGAAAATGTCTTTGGAAGAGTTTCTCGGGACTCTTGTTCTCGAGCGCGCCAAGTACAACGAGGACTTTAAACTCTCGGAGGTCGGATTCTGGATTGACCAGTATGAACTCTACCAGAGGGGTTTCAGGGACGGGGACATGCACGACAGCACCCTCGTCATTCTTTCGAGAATGGAGTAAATTATGAACGTGGCCATCACCATAAAAATCCCGTCTGAGGATGTTGCGGAGATACTGCGGACTTACTTTGCTGGCCAGTACCCAGGGTTGCGGCCGCTCGGAGCTGCGAGGATTGATATCGAGATGGTAACAGCGGACCGCCCAGGGGAGGTCGACAAGGCTATCTTCAAGGGAATCTCCATTGATTTCACGAAGAATCTTCCCGAAAGGTGATCATGAAAACATGGCTTCACTGTTGGTCAGCCAGCCACAATCGCGATAGGCAGCGACTCTTACCCTGCAGTCGTTGTAAGGGTTACACCTAAGACAGTCATAGTCCAGCATGTCAAGACCGGACCGAATAAGTGCCAGTGGCCTAATCAGGACTTCGAGGCCTACCTTGATCAGCCCGATGGATTCGATAAGATATTCTATAAGAACACGCGCGGCGGTTACCAGTCCGGTTGCTACCGACTTTATATTGGTCGGGCCGTGTTTTATCAGGACCCGGGCTTCTAAGGAGTGGAGAAATGAGTACACGAGCCGTTATCGTTCTCAGGGACTACTCTCAGCACGAATTGAGGTTCTACAAACATGGTGATGGTGGCCCGTCGGATACCCTACCTACTCTCGAGAAATTTCTCGACTGGGTTGAAACCCGACGGATTCGCAGCAATCTCCAGCAGGCGGCTGGCTGGCTCGTAATCCTTGGTAATACTGAACTCGGTGGATTCAGAGAGCCGAATCCCGACGATAAGTTCATGGGCTGGAAAGCCAGTATTTTCGAACCCATGCCCGATTATGACAGCGGCGATGATGCTAGGTTCCAGTACATCATCGACCTCGAAAAAAAGACTATTGAAGTAAAGGGAGAATAAAGGTGAGTAATGAGACGTCGACCTCGAATAATGGTGGTATTGGATTTACCGGGCTTTTGACGATAGTATTTATCGTCCTCAAGCTCTTGGGTAAGATAGACTGGTCCTGGTTCTGGGTGCTGAGTCCCCTTATTTTTAGCGCAGGTCTTGTAGTCCTGATTCTTATCATCGCTCTTATCATCGCTCTTCTCATCGAGCTTTCCTAATAATAATTCAATAGACGATCTATATTCTTAAGGTACAAGGAGACATATATGTCAGATGTTCTTAATCGTAGACTGAGGGGTTCAGATCATAGTCTGGACCCCTATTTCTCTGTAAAAAGAGAGAGGCTACTTACTTCCAGTGGTGAGTATGTGGGATTCGATGCCCTCATCAATTCAAAACTCAACAAGACGCTCAGTGTCGTGGGAGAATCCTATCACTTCGTTCCTCACAAAACGGCATCTCAGACGGTGCATGATTTTCTCGACGCGACAAAACTTAACTACGTGATTAAGTTTATTAGAACCGCCGCCAACGGAGCTCAGTACTTCGAGGTCATCGAATTCCCAGATCTGAAGTTCGAGGTTCTACCGAAGGGAAAGGATACGTCCTTAGACGCTGACAAGCATAAGCCAGACGAGTACGTGCCCACCATCACTGTTCGTAGCTCCTACGACAAGTCCTACCCGACTCAGTTTGCCTACGGCGCTTTCCGCTACATCTGCATCAACGGGGTAATGGTTGGAATCGATATCAGTAAGCTTTCGATTCGTCATAATCAGAAACTCGTGGTCGGAGACGTCCAGAATAGCTTCGAGGAGAACCTCGAGAAGTCTATCGAAAGCTTGAAGGTTAGAATTCCTGAGCTCAACGAACTTGAGGGTCAGGAATTCGCTGAAGAGTTCCTTTTCAACAGGACCCTTCCTGCTAAGTTCAAGAAGGATATTGTAGAGATGGCGGGACCTGCAATCTCTAGCTACTACGACACTATGACTTCACCTTCTGGTCGCACGAAGCAGGTTCTGAAGTCCATCGATACGGACATGTCTGCTTACGCAGTCATGAATATCATCACCAGCCTTGTTTCCCATAAGGCTAAGAACGCTGCAAAGCAGCAGGGAATGTATAATATGGTGGCTAAAGTCTTTGATCTTTAAAAGGGGGTAAAGTGGGGCCTAACAACTACATAACAGCGAGTACAACGACTTACGCGACAAATACAGGGTATTACTATGATGCGCAGCCTCAGTATGTTTACTACGTTAATTCGGGCTTTGCAGCAAATAATCAAATATCGCCCGGGCCGATTTTCGAGCCGGTAGAGAAATCAGAACCAGAAAAACTATCGATTCGACAAACTATGATGGAGGAATTGATAAAGAGGTTGGAGTCTATATACATTAGTATAAGCAGTATTGAAATGCCTAAGCAGCGCTCAGACCTACGTGCAGACCTACGTGCCGAGCTACTACTTAGGCTAGCTTAAAAGTGAGGAGAGAATATGAAGATGATTGATAAGATTCGTAAGGCTACGGATGAGGTGATCGATGAGCTCAAGTGGCCTCTTCGTGTAAAGCAGATTGAGAGGGCGGCCGAGTCCTTCCAAGACACCATCGAGAGTGATCGCCTGACATCAGAGCAGAAGCTGGTCGATCTCCAGAAGAAGCTTACCGAGGTGAAGACCGAGGACGAAGCTCGGAAGATTTGGAAGAGCATCGCAGAGGCTCGTATTGCCCTCGAGGAGACTGATCGCCTTGCCCAGATCGTTAAGAAGGAGCGTGATCTCCTCTTCGGCACTGTAAAGGAGTAACATGAGGGTGCCTAAGCATATTAAATTTCAACGCAAGTTGGAAATCTACGCCAAGGTGCTACCTCTTCTCGAGGCCGGCTTGAAGCACTCCGAGGCATATAAGTGTGCTTCTCTTCTAACAGGGTATTCATACAGTACAGTATATAGATACTGCGAAATACCTAATTACTGAAAAAAAACCCCGTCATTGAGACGGGGTTTTTTATACGTTAAAAATCTGTAATTTTTACGAATGGTGCTGATGTGTCAGTATTCTTTTTAGAGGCTATGAGCCACGACGTAGCTAGGTCATCTAATAGATTGTCATTTTTAGCCTTAGCGAATAATTCTCCATATACTAGGATTTGAAAAGTATTAAGAAAAGTTCTCATTTGATCAGGAGTTACTTTTTTAGGATTTGAGAACTGAGCAAGATAGTCTTTCAGATCTGAAGCCTCATAGCGAACTCCCGGAAGCATTTTTTTAACAACTGAGGCTTTTTTAGAAAAATCTATCAGCACTTCTGGCGACAGTGTTTTCCACTTGGCCGTATCTACTCCATTGGGTTTATGCATCCCATACTTCGCAAACCACTCAGCAACCTCTGGAGATCCCGTTGCCTTGCCTAAAGCAGCTTGGGCTCCTTTTTTCTTAAACTCTACTGTTACAGATCTGACCTCCGAAGAATTACTACCAATTCTCACGGTGTAGTCTCCGGATCCATTTAAATCTTTCATGACACCAGTTACTGTTACTGTTCCTAGATTAATAGGAAAAGAAATGAATTCTAGTTTAGGTAGAATGTGAGACTCTGGATCATCTCCGTACTCTACTTTTGCGGCCTTTTTAACTTTCTTTAAGCTAACCCCAATAATAGTTTTGCTCTCCAAAGCTTTAGCTAAGAAGTCATTTACTAACTGTAATTTTTCTTCTTTAGAATCGGTCGAATTTCCTATTCTCTCGAAAACACTGCGAATGTTATCTAGCTTAGTAGATTTACATATATAAATATCCGATGGATTCCAACTATCTGCAGATTTAAATCCCAAAGAAGTGGCCATGTGTTTTACTAGGTCGTGTATATCTCCACCGGCAGTTTTTGGGAACGTTGTCCGGCCCCTAGAGTAGATATACTCTTTTCTATTTCCTATCCATTTAGTAAAAGCTCTAGCAGATTCAGTTATGGAATGATGCCACCCCTTGTCGCAATCAGGAAATAATTTCTGAAGTTCTTTCAGAGAAGCTTCTACTCCTAATTCGTTTAATTTATATAAAGCAAACGCTGTAGCAGTCTCCTGCTGCTCTGTTCTAGCCGTGGCGTCGCCCATCTTATTTCCTACTCCAGGGGTTGGTTTAAACTGGAGGGAGAAGGGATCTAAGGAAGGATCTTCTATGACAGGTCTATCACCTATTTTCATTACATGAATATGTAACTTAGCTGCAACTAAGTCAGCTGCTTCATTTCTATCAATGCCTGCGGTTGACCTAACATTCAATCTGATCTTTCCATCTTTACTATTTACCTTCTTAATAGTCTGCAGATTGTTCTTTGCTAAGAATTTATCCATTTGGTCTTGGGTCGTTTTTTCCTTTAAAGATTCGTGTACCTGCTGGAAATTCAAGGCAGAGAAAGTCAACCTGTCTACCAGTTTTATTATATTTCCGTCGATATCAGATACGGCGAAACCCTCTTGTCCGGTCAGCTTGAATGATCCATCAGGTTCCCGTATGAAGGGAGTCACTCTAGGTAAATTATTTAACTTACCTATCAGGTAGTTCTTTAATTCAACAAGTCCAGCTTGAAACATAAGTAGGTTGCCGAATTCCTCTCGTTTTGTTTGTCCAAAGTATTCCTGCACACTCGCTATTTTAGACTTCGCTGAGTAATTTTCTGGTAGCCATTTCAAAAATTCTTCCACATATTTATTGATATCTCCGAACTGGAAATTCTGGCCTACGCCGTAATTTTCAAATCTGATCAATAGGTCTCTTAAAGTAGGCTTTGCAGCTACCTCATTAGCGAAGTCTTTACACTTTTCAAAAGCTTCTGATGTCTTGTTCTGCAATCCGACGCACTCATAGGATTCTTCTTCAGTTAAGGTTACTTTGCCAACCAGGGAAGGCAGATTAGAGTCTACCGCAAATAATCCTTGCACAGGATTTAATTTAGATATATCTACATCTCCGAAAGACTTTGTTTCGGCTGCTGTCCTTAAGTCATTACCCCTTACGATTGTATGGAAGGCAACACCGGCATCACTAGATAAGATTCTCTGACCCAGATCCGTGTCTATTTCAACAGCGTACGTTAAGGTGTTAGGTGTAAATATAACCCATTGCTTACCCTGCTCATCCGTTCTTTGTTCTAGGTCTTCCTTTGTGAATAAGAAATCGCCGCACCATAACTCGCCATCAGGAATTCCTAATTGAGGAATATAATGCAAAGAGATTTTCAATTCATTAGCAAGGTTAGGCTTATCTCCATATCGTGCGTCTATCTCTTCATCAGTTTGAAAAATCTGCGGCTGCTTGGGAGAAAATGTATTCTTCATACCGACGAAAGGCCCATTGACACCAGGATAATTATTACCGAATACTGTAAAATGAGAACCATCCCATTTCATAGTAGCAGTGACTTCTTCTTCAGGGGTGTTGCCTTGTAGCTCCGAAAATAAAGAGCCGAGGTAGCGCATAGCCTTCTCACCGCCAATGGCACCTTCGTTGTATACAAGATCCTCTATGTGAGGGATATTAGCTCCACCTTTCTCGTTGAGCTCATCTACTTTTCCAAGCCCTTGGCAATAAGAGCATTCGACTACTTCTCCGTTTAATTTTTGCCGGGTACCTTTGCCCTGGCATACAGGACACTTACCTACCATCTCTGTCAGCCCAATAGGTGCTTTCTGATGCGTCAAGAAATCGTCAACGTAAGCTCTAAAATTCTCAGCTAGATCAGGGGGGAATGTCTGCTTTACTTTATCCCAAATATATTCTAAGGGCTGCACTAAGTCTGTTGCGGTCCAGGGTTCACTAGACTCAGAAGAAATAAGTCCTGCTACCTCATCTGGATTCGTTATCAAAGGGATAGAGGGATCTTTCTTCCCATTCGCATCTCGCTTAAAGACTCCTTGATTATTTATGCCATAGCCTAGTTGTTTCATGATAGCTGCAAGAGCCCCTACTCTTCCAATAGGGCCATACTTAGACTCACCAAGGCCAAATCCAGCATACTTAAATGACAACCAGTTAAGCTCACCTAGCATTAAGTCTATCTGAACATGCTTGTCTGTCTCATTACCGGCCTCATCGAATTGAGGAAACAATACACTCACCTGATTAAATCCTACAGATGGTGCACACTTAAAGCCTTCTTTTTCAAAAGCTGCCGTTATAGTTTTCAGATCTAAATCGCTTTGTACGCCTAAGTCGATATCTCCATTGTCAGGTTTCTTACCTGTAGATCCGATAGGCCGGTACTCAACTCCAGGTATGAGTCTTTGAAGAAAAGGGTCGAATTTCTCCAAAGTTGGCAGAATATATTCTCTCTTAATCCTATCACCGGAAACGGCGTGACCGCCCTCGACATAGTTTTCTAGAGAAGTGTATAATGATAATAACTCTTTTGCAGAATGCTCCTTTAAGGACAGAGCTAAATCATACATAGGTATGGATAAAGTTTCCGAGAGGTAAGTCAGTAGCTCATTGCGGATTGCTGTAGATTCCTGCACACCTAAGCCGTCTCTTGTTGCTTCAAACATTTCCATAGCTAATTCTTTATCATCAGCTGTTATACGCTGGAATTCTTCAAAGTTACCATCCATTGCGGCGTTGCGTGCTTTCGTAGCAGAGAATCCGTTGACGTCGTTTGAGTCTGGATCTCTATCTCCGGTTGAAACGACCTGAATGGAATTAAATACGTAATATCCGTGGTTAGATTGTACATCATTATACTTTTCACATTGTATCTTTAACTGAGCCACAGCATCTACGTCCTGGTAAATGATAAGATCAGTATACTTCTTATTGTAGAACCATACGAGAGCCTCGAAAATCGTAGTCACTTCAGGGTCTGCTAAGACAGTTACACCTTGAGGAACCATCCTCGATAAGAAATTGACCTTCTGTTCCCAGGATAGGGGATTCTTTTTCTGATCATGAGAGTGGGTAGTCAACACATAAGCATCTGTCTGATACTTCTTAGCTGTTTCGAGAACGATATTGAAAGCCTTCATGTGCCCCTTGGTAGGAGGATTGTAGCGGCCCCAAATAAAGGTAGCTTTCTTCTTAGGCTCATCTTCGACAGCTTCATCTAAGTTTTTTGATATAACCTTTCCATTAGGCCCATCTATATCAATATCGACTGATTTTCTATCTTTTCCATTGATATTGAATTTCTGAAGCATGTGAGGGTACTTTCCAGGATGAGCTACAGCGTCTAAACAGAACCTAGCTGCCATCTCTAGGCCGGGCTTCAAAGCATCTTTTGCGTTGGGACCTATTTTCGCCCCATATAGAAGGGATTCAACATCCTGCTTATCTTTTGGTGTGACTTCGAATATAAAGTCCTTAGGATCAAACCCAATTCCACCCTTGGCCCAGTATGCTTTCGCCACCCCTGGTCCTAATTCTACCCAGATCTGATTATAATCAGGTGTCACGTATCCTTTGGTGGCTTCTCGTTTTATATTGTTCATTAGTTCCCCTGGTTCCTCTTCTTGTTCCTTAGGTGCTTCTTCTGTTGGCACACCCTCTTGTTCCATTTCTACGGGCTCGGTATTCTGCTCAGGTTCTTCTACTTGCTGCTGTTCTATAGGTTGTTCCTGCTCTTGTTCGATTGGTCGCTCTTCCTCAGGTTCTTCCAAAGGAATATTTTGAGGGACTTTCTTCAGTAGGGATTGCGCAAACTGGTTGAGGTAGAAAGATAGATTTTTAACAACTTGATAAGTATGCTTATCAAGTAAAGTACTTCCGTGCCTTGCATTCCACTTTCGCGGAGCTATAGTAGTAGGGAATAAGGATGCGTTTTTCTGAGACAAGTTATAATTAAATCCCTGATAATGGAATGAAGGGCTGTTGGACCATAGCTTAATGCTGCATTTCTTGAAGGCGTTTACCACACCCTCTTTATTTAGCTCCCACCCATTATCATTCATCGTTTTCTGCATTGGGAAAAACCCTACCCATACTTCATATAATTCGGAAGGATCATCCTGAAGTTTAAAAGTGGCATTATCCACGTCTTTATAGTCATATTCATCCCCATACTTATGTGTGGAGTTAACTAAAATTTTGAATATGGCTAGATCTTGATCTGCGTTGTATATTGAGCTTATGAATTTAGAAGATTTGGTCGCCGGTCCTTCTATGGTATATCTCTCATCGGATGCCATTTGTATCGCACCAGATACTGGAGAGCTCGCGATCTGATTGAGGGACAGGTCCTCGTAGATTAAATGCATTTTACGTGTCATAGTTAATTAGTAAATTAAAAAAGCCCGACATAACATCGGGCTTTGTTTTCAATCTTCTACTTTAGTCTTCTTAGATCTAAACGTTGTCTTTTTAATTTCTTTTTCGCTGCTCCACGAGTCATCTTCTTGCTTGTTCGCTAGCTCTTTTTTTAGCTTAGCTATCTTGTCTTTCCATTCTTGACTCTCTGGATCCATTTTTATTATGATAGTCTTATCACTCATGTGTGAACTCCTTAAGTCGGATCAATTAACCTGGTAGATTTCTCATTTGTAAAAGTGCCCAGCGCTTCCATTCTGGATTGCCTGAGGCATATACTGAACATAGTGTCTTATATAACCTAAAGGATACGCGAGGAGCGTACTTCAAATAACTTCTTAAGAATTTTAAAACTTCTTTCTTTTGTGTCATTGTAAGACTAGGCACCAGGTCAGCAAGCTGCGTCTCTATGAGGTCGGTGGCTTGCTCCTTTGTGTAGACGTATCGGATACAAGTTACACGGTCAGCTAAGGCCGTAGGAACATCCATATAGTTAGAGATAAAGATCATAAAAGATTCAAAGTAGAACTCTACTGGAATCTCGTCATCCTCTTCAGTATCCAGATCGCTCATACCCTCGTCTTCGAATTCGCCACCACCACTAAACATATCTTCGTCATCTGGAGTTATGGTCGCCTTCTTTTTCGGAGCTTCTATCATTCTAGATATAGAATTGCTTGGATCATGCTCTGGAAAAATCTTTTCATAGATCCGAGAAGGAACTATCTCGGATCCTGCATACTGCTCGTTTAAGTAGATATCGACGCCCCGGACATTGGCGTTTTTAATTAGGTTTACTTTCATCATTTTAATTCAGTTCCTTTTTAGTGTCGTCTCATCTTGGTGTAAGATATTCGTCTGTCTTCTTTATCCGATTGAAGAGCTCCCTTGAGCATATTAGCCGCAGTCTGAACTTTCAATATAGCGTCATTATCATCCAGGATAACACAATAACCTTTTCTATAATCCCAAAGGATCTGCAATAAGCCAGTAAATCCAGCTATTCCTCCGGACTTATATACCGCCGGGCTATCTGTGCCATTGGAAGAACCCCATATACCTTCTCTTTTGAATACTTTTTTGACTGTGAAAGTCTTTCCAAGTCCAGGGTTACCATATACGAATAATCCCTTTGGGACGTCTTCAAGCTGGGCACCTTGTATCTCACCTTTAATAGCTTTGGACATCCTAGTTAATTCATAATTATAGATATCCATATTATGCTTTGCTTCATCAGCGAAAACGGACTGTGCAAATAAATCTTCTTCCGATGGAGTTGTTACTTGCTGCGATGGACTAGATCCACCTCTAGTGACTTGGGCGCTACCTTCACCGTTACTCGATAGCCAGGCTTTTGCGTGTGTATTGAAAGCCATGCTGCTGATTTTTTTCTTGTCATTAATATCTGCCCATGCAAGATAAGACCGATAGAGGTGTGCCATTTTTTTGCCATAGGCTTCATTACCTAAGGAGCTCAAAAACTCACCTACGTCGTCTTTTATCGACTCGCGAAGCGGGATAGTATGGAGAATATATTGCTCTTCTTGTACCTGAGCTACATAATTTTCTCCCGCGCCTTTCATAACTTCAGCTATCATATCCAGTTGATCCTGGGGATCAGTTGCGGATAGGTCAATTCTAAAACCAGGTTTATCTAAGTCTCCGGGCTTAACCCACACAGAAACACCTACGATGTCGCCGTCAGAATTCAACTCCACTCGTATGGCCTGGGTGCCAGTATACCCGTAGTAGGAATCCTTTATACCTGTTCTATCCTTTATCTGGATAGCCACTGGTGAAAAGGATATCTCAGCACCCAGAGCTTGAGATAACATTTGTATAAATGATTGAGCAGTCTGCGCAAATCGGTCACCCATTTCCTGAAGTTTTTTCATATATCATCCTTCTATTTTAATTAGTTAGGCGACGTTGGCCAGTCTATTTCTCAGCTCTAAAAGAGATAAGTTCAGTATAGATTCCTCTTCCTCCTTCAGAGAGTTCACGTAAATCTTGTAGGTGCTACTTTTCCGGATAAATTGCAGCACCCCTATTACCACTTTCATCGCTGTTTTTAACGAAGACGTAGCGAAGACATCCTGAGTTACAGTTAGAGCAGATCTGATAGCGTCGTGTTCTTTGTTGAATAAGTAGTTTGCGGGATCCTCGACAGTCTTATCGTCTCCTGGCCTAAACATATACGTAAAGTTTAAGGTTTCAGCTAGGTCACCAAGCTCTATACTATTTGACTTAGTCTCTATGATGCTGTTTAAAGAAGCTACTCTATCCTCTTTCTGAAGCTTGTCGTTATACAAAGTTTCTTTAATCTTAAAGTAAAGATATCCCGCAAAAGATCTATCAATAAGAAAGCCAGGCCTATTGTACTGAGTCATTAATTTTATAGTAGAATCCACAGCTGCAGCGTCTACTATATCTGGTGGCAAAAATATCTTTCCTTTCGTTTGTTTCAGTATAAGTGATCTTGCGTAGGGGACCATTTTTTGAAACATTTCTTTATAAAAAGGGCTTTTATCATAATTTACAATTCTTTGATCTCCCTCAACTGTTTCAATTTTACATTCTCTCGTCGTTAAGTACTTTTCCTGTAACTCTGATAAACACACTTCAGTCACAGGTTTGATTGCATATCTTGCCATTCGCGTTTCTCCAAAAAATAAAGGGAACCAGAAACGGTTCCCTTTTAATATAGTATCTCTTTTGAATATTATTTATCCAACGAGTTTTGCTAGATAGATTTCGAGATTACCAGCCTTAATATGAATTGCTTTCTTATCCATATCTGCTCTCAACTCCGCGGTTGTCTCCTTCTTTATCTTCCCTAAGAATTGCTTCAAAGAAGAATTAATAACGGTAACTTCGAAGTTATCAGAGTCCATTATCACAGATAACTCCCTATCAATTGAGCAAGAGCCTCCTCTCACACCAGAATCCTTTAAAAGAACTTTTAGTGTCTCCTTGTTACTCTTGTCGTATGCTAGAATAATAGGATCTAAATCTAAGGAAGAAGAATAGAACCCGCTGAAGAAATTACTCGTGTCTCTCAGCGCGTTTACATTTATATCACATATCTTTTTCTTAGGGTATATAGCTTTGAGGTCATCTTCTGCAGGCGGCGCCACATTAGACATTGCGTTATTAAAAACACATTTCATTACGCTAGTTTCCAGGTAGGCTTTATTTCTATTTTCAAACACTATGAAATTTACCACTAAGCCACTTGAGAAGGCCTGCACAAAAACCCTCGCGATCTTTTTATGCAGAGGAATGTACTCCTTTTTAAGGACTCCTGTCTCCAAGCCCCCATAAATGTATACGTGGGTTCTGTCATTAACAATAATCTTATCTCCGTATATACTAAGAGCATTATTCTTCTTTTCGTCAGAAGATATAAAAGGGAGGCAGGAACCAATAGCCTCCCCGAACTCAGCCGAATTCTTTATGCTCACTAGGGACAGATCATAATTTTTGACTTTCATACTGTCTACTAACTGATCATGCAACTCTGAGATTTCAAAGAGTTGGCTGTCCTCCATAAGAATATGGGGGAGTGAAAGTTTATCCTTACCTACCTTAATATCGAAAGTCGAGTTGTCTCCATCTTGAGTTACTGCAATAGTCATTAGAGCGAGGTCATCGACTAGATAGCTATGCAGAATGTAAAAGAACTTTTGAGACTCGAGACGAATTCCTACGGGAGTCTTAAAGTCCTCAACCTCGCAGGGAATATCAAGTTCCACATATGCAGTCGAGTCCTTAACGACTAAGGTAACTGTCTTCTCATTTTGAATCCACAGGTTTAAGTTGAGAATATCTGCTGCGTCGAATTCGAACCCACTTAGGATTTTTTCGTGATCAAACAGACCTTTAAAATCTATATTCTTTATCCTTAGGTTCATTTGTGCTCCTTCATTAAATGAATATATGAGTTAATACCGTTTTTTATTGCCACGACTCCTAGGACCTATCTTATATTATTTGTGAACTATAAAAGGGGAATACATGCTAGAATATGATGTCGTGATGAAGTGCAAAGAAGGTCATAAGCCCTCTCTTCAGGCCCTATATTTTAAGTACATACCATTTATCAACAAACACTACTACAAGATGCAGAAGCAATTCTACTTCAAAATTCCCATGGAGCGAGAGGACTTCGAGGTCGAGGGGTATGCAGCTTTGGTCAAGGCTATCGAGTATGTGGACCCTGATAAGATTACCGATAAGGAGAAGTGGCTTTTTATCGGTGTGTTCGGTTACTACCTTAACATGCTACGTAAGTCCTGTGTCATGTCATATATGCATCAGCAGGCAAATGAAACTCCTCTTTATGTCAAGTCCAGGAGCAGCAGCGACGAGTACTGTGTAGCAGATAATTACGCGGAAAATGAAAGTCGAGATATGACCAGGGGCATTGAGGAGGAGACTTTCATAGATCAGTTTAGATCTAATCTGAATGACTTTGAGAGACTAATTCTTAGTAAGCGTTTGGAAATTAGGGAAGAGGGCAAGCCTCGATCACTGCAGTCTATAGCTGGTGAGCTCGGGTGCTCTTTTTCTAAAATTCAGTCCGCAAATAAAAGAATCGAGACTATCTATAGAACTATGAGGGAATAAATGGAATGGGCGAAGAAAGTAAACCAGCTACTGGAGAAAAGATCAAAGGGATTCTTAAGATCGCAAAAACCGCCGCTGACTTCATTGGTAAGATCAAAGAATTGCCTCGTATTATTCATGCTATTATTCTTGCCGTTGCTTGCTTGGGCGCAGGCGGTGCCAGTGCCGTCTACGTTACCGAAAGAAGTGCTGATACAGAAGTTAAACGAATGCAATCAACAATTGCAAGTCTCGATAAGTCAATTGCAGACCTCCAAGCAAACAATCGACAGCTTATTGCTGACAAAGACGGACTTGTTGCAACAAATAAGTCTCTTGCAACAGAATCAGATAAACAAAGACAAACAATTACAACTCTTACAACAGAGCTTGGACAGCAGCACGGCATTATTGACCTCCTTACAGCAGAGTCAAAACGAAACCAACAAATTATTAGCGACCTTGCAGCAGCAGGAAGACAGTTTGACGAAGGACTTGGATCAGCAGGTACTGATATACAATCAACTATTAAAAGACTCCAACTTACTCAAAGTACAATTGCAAAGCTTATCGCTCAAATTAACAGCTCTCGAATTCAGTAATAAAGTAAAAGATTATGTTCTTGTGGGTAGTGGCGTTGCTATAGTACTAGAGACCGTATATATTATACTTAGGAAGTGAACTACCCTGAAACTAAAAAAGATTTCGAGGTTTTCTTGCGATGAAAAGTATAAATAGGAGAATACAATGGATGCAGTTTCTAGTTTTAAAATGTGGATTGCTGAACAATTAGAGGAAGGCTCCCTTGTCACTTCCTGGGATGAAAGCTTAATGGGCCTTGGCGAGGAGTATATGGTTGATGAAAGTGAAATGGATGCCGTGATACAATTCGCCGCTAGGTTGGCTCAGAGTCTTCGGCGAAAGTAAGATGACTATTCTAATCGAAGGTGTTCCAGAGGATGCTCTAGTAACAGCTACCAGGGCTCACTCTGGACAATTTAGAAGAGGAGGCGCTCCTTACATATCTCACCCCGCACGAGTTGCTCAGCATGTACAACGTGTGAAAGGCGACTCTCATAAAGCTGATGACTTAATAGCTGCGGCCTATCTTCACGACACCCTCGAAGATACAGATATGACCGAAAAGCAGATTCTCGATCAATTTGGTCCTAACGTCCTTAATCTCGTATTTGAATTGACTTCCGATGAGGAAGAGCTGAAACGGCTAGGTAAAACTGCATATTTACAAAAGAAGTTTTCGGGTATCAGTAGCTGGGCTTTAGTTATCAAATTGAGTGATCGCTTAGATAATGTGTCGGATCTTCTTGACGCTGATTACGACTGGGCTCTGAAGTATGCCAAGCAAACCCAAGACATACTAATTTACTTGATCGAGCATAGAAAACTAACGAGCACACAAAAAAGATTAGTAGGAGAGATACAGGAGATTTTAGACGAATTTTATAAGAAATAATCAACACACTAATTATCTATAATGAAGTAAATAACGCGTTCCGTATGGAAGCGTAGATGTATTTCAGGCCGTATAAAAGGCCACGTAAAGGAGAAGGTCATGACGACTTCAAGAGGTTTCAGGGTGCGTGGAGATGACATTTTATTTCCATTGCAGGAGGTTGCAGAGACAATGAGCGGATGGTTCGATTTGCTTAGTGGTTGGGAGGCGCCGGTTTCCAAGCTTCCTCATTCCTTGGCTACAGGATCTTCGTTCCCGCCTTGCAACTGGTATTCAGATGAACAAAATAATCTATATTATGAGTTCGCTGTGGCAGGCTTCAGTAAGGATGAAATCAATCTTTCGTTAAACGACGATCTGTTGATTCTAACAATCATTCCACTACCTGCAAAAGAAAAGGACACTAGAAAGCAACTACAGAAAGGCATCAAGCGATGTGAGTCTGTGAGCCAGTACAGAATTCCACTATCTAAGTACAATCTACAGAAGGTAGAATCAAAGCTAGAAAACGGAATTTTGTCCGTTATGATTCCTGCAAAGGAAGACACAAAGCCGATTAAAATAAATATCGGTTAAAAAGAAAGCCACTCTGAAAAGAGTGGCTTTTATTTTGCTTAAATTATTACTGCGATATCATCGGGATAATTGCGATAAGCGTGATCTCCGAATAATTCTACGTCATGCATGTCTCTCGGTTGCCTTCTCAAGGCCCACCAGATAGCTAAAAGAGTGTTGCCCAGTACCTGCAGTACTTTTCTTGGGCCAAAATGAAGCATTTGGATACCTTTATATCCGAATAGCCTGGGCGGTACAAAGTGAACAATATCAGCACCATAATATATAGCTAAGAATCTCACTCTCTTCTCAAAGCTCTTAACAAAAGCCGCGTTGCCTACCCTCGGGGAAGAGCCTGGCAAGCAAAATATACTACATCCATCAAAATTATACTGCACGTCTAGGCTACATATAGTTGCCAAGGCGCCACCATACGAATGGCCGGTGACGACGACAGTACCTGCTGGTTTTCTATCGTAGAATTCTCGAGCCCGATTGAGAATCACATCTCTCACGCCACTCTGCTTGTATTGATCTAACCAACCGAAATGAATGCGAACTTTTGAGTCCGTATTATCATAAGGTATAACTGCGGTATCGAAAAGCATATGATTCCACCAATCTAATGTTGAATCAGATGATCTGAATACTACAAAAAGGGATTCCTCGTCCTCTTTAAAAATAGCCTGTACGGTACCTTTATCAATGTCGGCCCTATCCGAAGACTCCGCAAATAATTCTTTGAAAAACTTCAGATCATATGTCATTTTTATCCCCACATAATTAGTCACTAATTTTATATCGCATGTACACAAAGGAGCTTCCCAATGATGGCAATTACACTACACGACTGGAAGACTATTCGAGAACTGAGACTATGTACTGCTGCTGGTTTATTAAATCCCATGGAATTCAAGATACTGCTAGCTCCTATGGTTTTTTTGGATCAAGGAGACGCGGGCGATGATGAAGAGGATAGTATTGCTGACGACCTACGACAAATAAAAAAGAATAAAAAAAGCTCCTCTGAAAAAGAGGAGCTTCCACCTGCTATAGGCTTTCATGTAGACTCAGAGGAAGAGGACGACTAACATTTTGACCATCCACACATACACGTGACACATCCCTCTTTATACATAAAGCCATCTTTACTACCACAAGAGGGACATTCCATAGATGTCTTTACTTGCTCGCCGTTCTTGATGTATCCTTTAAGAACTCTCGCTAAGGATTTTGACCAGGAACCGAAACCATCGCTTTTACCTAGCTGTTCAACGATGAACTCGATAGGTGTTCCGTGCCTCAGAGCTGTACTCAGTAGACGCGTTGGTCCTTCGTACTCGTGATTGAATGTTTGGGCAATATTCTCAATTACGACCTTATCTACTCCGTTAGGAATAATGAGGTCGTAATTGCCTTTGCCCTTCTTACGAATGATACCTGTGTCTTTATCCTTTAGATAACTCCATTCTTCTCTTTGTTCAGATATGAATGTCTCATATATGGATCCGCTGTACTTGCCGATTAGAGTTAGAAACTTTTGTCCCTTAATAGAAGTGACATAAATATCACACTCCAAGTCCTTAGGTCTTTTTGGCGCACCAGACCTCTCAATGTACTCAGGTCTCTTATAGCATACTTCTTTCTTCACTGGCTTAGTAGATAATATTCCCTTCATACTTCCCTGTGGATTAAATGAAGTGAATCCTTTTAAGCCTTGCTTATAAGCAAACATGAAAAGATCTTTATAGGCCTCCAAAGTATATCCTTCGGGTAGGTTAGCTGTCTTAGATATAGAGTGATCTATGTATTTTTGAAAAGCAGCCTGTACTCTTACCCCATCATAAGGATTCACTTCATTTGAAGTTATGAAGTACTCGGGAATTTTAGGTTCAAGCCCCGTCGATGTCATATGTGCTTTTGTATCATCGTAAGGGGTGTGAAGATATTCTAGCCAGGCCTTATCATACACAGTTTCTTTACGAGTCTCGTCTCCTTTTCCCGTCCTGATAGTTCTATCATACTGGAGAGCAAAGATGGGCTCAATACCTGAAGAGCAATTATTACCAACTGTCAATGAAATTGTTCCTGTTGGCGCACAAGTTAATATACCTATGTTCCTTAGACCACTTGCCCATATATCTTCATATAATTCCTCGGGGAGTGAGGTAATAAAAGAAGACTGATTAAGTCTTTTATCAAATGCAGGAAAGGTACCCTTTTCTCTCGCTAACTCAGCAGATTCACTGTATGCTTCGTCACGGAGTATTCTACCTATTCCGTCTGCAAGATCTATACTTTCTTGGCTACCGTATTTTATTTTCATCATGGCACAGACGTCACCAAAACCCGTGAAGCCTAGTCCTATCCGCCTCCACTGTTTGGAAAAATCTTCTATCCTCTTAAGAGGATATTTAGTTACATCTAAAACGTCATCAAGAAATCTAACTGCTGTGCGAATAGTTTTCGATAGAAGATCCTGATTAATCATCGGGGAATCTCCAAAAGCCCCTGTCACAAAGGAAGGTAGGTTTAAGGATCCTAGACAGCATAAACTATATGCTGGCATCGAAATTTCGCCACAATTTTTAATAACAGTGCCATTTGCATAAAAATTATGAGTATTCTCCACTGTTATATCATATACATCTTCGTTATCAGATGTTTCTATAATTAGCATTTTTAAACGTCTCCTCTGTTAATTCCTCTAGTCATGGATTAACTCATCAGTTGGTTGAAGGTGCTGTGCTTCTACCCATCCTCTATTTTTTGTAAGTATTTTGTGATCCGGAGTACATTTGATCTGATTGCCAGTGGAGGTATCTGTTATCCTGATTATTTTCGTATTTTTTCTAGTGAGAAGAGCATTTGTTACTTTTTGGTATTCAGTTTGACGAGTCTCTTCGTTGAGAGACTTCGCAAATACTTCTTCCCCAGAAACTACCAATTCTACTAAGTCCTTCATTCTTATTTTTTGATTTACGCCCTTGAAAGAAATATCTACAACGGTATCTCCTGTTACGCAAGGATTGACCGAATCTATATTAAAGGCGTACCAGCCGTTGTTATACCTATTTACTGTATCAATATTAAAGATGCCTGGTTCATTGTGCTCGAAGGCATTCTTGGCCAGGAGATCATAAAGATACTTAGCTTTAACTATTTTATAAACTTGCCCTTCCCAAACAAGAGGCCATTCACTATCTTCTTCTACAGCCCTGATAAATTCGTCTGTGAGAACTACAGAGAGGTTGAATTGGTCTAAAGCTTTTTTCTCGTCTCCGTGTTTTACTGTAATGAACTCTTCGATGTCAGGGTGATCTATGTTCATCAGAGCAATATGAGCAGATCGACGACCTCCTCCAGTCTGTATGACTTTTGCAGACTCGTTGAATATTTTAAGGAAAGAAATAGGCCCGGATGACTTGCCTCCCTTTTTAATAGCAGCATCTTTAGGTCTCAAGTACGAAATATTAAAGCCAACGCCTCCCCCTGAAGCACTGATCATGGCATCATCGTGGAGAGCTCCGAAAATGCCCTCCATGCTATCTCCAACAGCTATAGTATAACAATTATTATAGTACTTCATTTTAGAATCCGGACGAGCATTAGCTAGGATTCTTCCACCGGGGATAAATAAGCCTTTTTCCATAATGTCAAGAAATTCGTGTTCCCACTGAGCTCTTACTTTCGGTTTTTCAGCCATCGCTATTTCAGTCGCAACACCCCTAAATACATCCTCAGGGGTTTTTTCGCCGTTAATCATATACTTCTGGCGAAAGATTTCTTCGGAGATAGATTGAGAGAACATCATATGGTTTTTACCTTCCTTTTATGCGTATGGCTAATTAGTTGATCATCTCCTTTTTAAAGAATTTACGATAGCTCTTGAGGTAGGGCGCTAGCTTTTCGTCCATCTCCTTAAAGATAGCTGTGATTTTAGCAGCCTCCTCAGAATTCAACTTTGATAAATCGATGCCTTCGACATGAGTCTCATCATGATTCATAACAATCACCTTCCTGGGCTCGTTATGATAAGTAAACTCCATTAACTTCATTTTCTCTCCTTTATTAGCTGTGTATTATAGTCTTCGATTTGTTTCGGGGAAAAGTCTTTAGATGGTAAGGTGAGTTTCATCATCGTTACTAGACTCTCGAATAGTGCTATTTTCGCTGATCTATCAAGTATAGCCGTATCTTTGAGTATTGCTTTCACTGCTCTCGTCGCAAACACCCAGGCAGGAAACTCTTGTGGATGCACTGGTATAAAATTAACTTTGCCAAACTTCAAATCTATCCAAAACCCTGAATTATAGTTCGAGGGAGCTCGAACGAGGCCGGTAGTCAAAGAGTTTATTTTACTATCATTATGCACACTGTATACAAGATCCCAATCACTGTCTGGGCGTTCCGTGCCAAACGCCCTACTTCCTGTTAGATAACACAGGTTTAAAAGGTCTTCAATTGGTATATCTTTATTTTTTTTAATAAGACCTTCGAAAAGCTCATCAAACATGATTTTCTCCTTTTTATAATATAGCTAAACCTCTCACTAATTATGGTGAGGGACAAAAATAATGCCTACACCTTCTTCTATGGAATACCTTAGTTTATTATACAAGGAATTGACTCGAAAACTGGAAACTATTCATAAATACATAGATGCCATCGACAATCAGGTCGGTGACATATACCAGTCAGCTTATGAAGGCGTTTATATCTGTAAGCGCAAGTATGAGATCGTAGAAGACTATAAAGAAACAACTCCGAAGATTCATCCTCAAACTGAGTTCGCTTTTGAGCCGAGGCCCAATAAGCCTAAAAAAGGCGACACTGGACAGGATGTTCAGGAAACTATAGAAGACCTCAACGAAGATTTGAAATCTACCTTCGCTGAGATCAATTTCCGATTCTCTAAGCAGCAAGGAAACCTAGACAACCTAGGAAAGGTCCACTTAGAGTTACAGAATATTATTAATGAAATATTCCAAAATTGGAAAACCTTAAATGGAGATGAAGACAAGTTTTAACGCTTAATTACCAGGGTATCTGTTTCCTTTAGATTCCTCGCCTTCACTTCTTCTGTCTTCTCACCCCTTTTAACTTTTACTGTCTCGTCGGCAAAGAATACATATTCTTTGCCGTCTTGATTTATAATGACTTCATTAATTTCAAATTCTTTATTCCTGCAGAAGACATTCCAACCCGTCGTACTATGTACATCAGCGTTAGGATCTGTTTTATAGGCCTTCAGAAGGAACGCATCATTACCGTCCAAAGCTGCGAGCCTTAGTTGAAGCCCACTATAATCCATGGTTACTAGTTTACAGTGTTCTATATCAGGTACACTTACAATTTCTTTGACCAGATCAGATCCCAACGAATGAGATGGCAAATTCGTCCAATTAGGTTCTCGACAAGTATTGCGCCCGGTTTCCGCACCCATGACATTATATACAGGGTGGAGTTTGGACTTACCCAGATCCTCGTGAAACTTCAAGTGTTGTCTCCAACCCATATTCGTATCTGGTAGTCCTAAGAACGTCTTCTGCAACGTCTTGTATGCTCGGAGCTTCTTAAGAATAGTCGCTTCAGGTCTTCCCAATTGTTCCCACTGAGTTAACTGCTCGTCGCCTGTTAAATAATAGCCAGACTTAGACATACCACAATTTTCCCACCCAAGCCACTTAAGTATTTCACCTAATTGCTTACCACTATTAAAATTAGACTCGGGGTCATCTTCATCCGCGCAATCATCAAAGAAGCTATGAAAATCTAGACTCATTACCTTTAGTCCATGGCCGCCTAAGAATTCTTGTACCTTCAGCTTCTCGCTCAATTCTCTTTGAAGATCCTTCATCTCCTTATCTACATCGAGAGAATTCTTATCCCAAATATCCATGTCTACTTCGATACCCTGTATTTCAACAGGCACAAACATTTTCATCGCTGGCATTCTTTTCTTTTCAAAGTACTCGCGCACAGTCCACCAACCCTCTACAGGCGGAGGCCAAGCGAGGTCAATCCAGTTTATTCTTTTCTCCATCGCTTCATACACCTGGAAATTAATGATAGCGTCCATAGTCGCGTATTGTGATAAGATTTTTTCAGGTATGTCCAAGTACGTCTTTGGATTGTATCTTTTTTTATAGTCGTCTAAGTCTCTATCATAACCTCCAAATTGCGTATAATAGAAAGCTAAAGACTTCAAACTATTAGATCGAGACTCATTCAAAGTCTGTGCCATGGGTAGAGTATCAATATCAATTTTCGCTGTAGATATGCCTGCATTCAAAAGAAACTTGACATCGAATTTTAAATTTTGTCCTATCTGGATCTTATTTCTAAAAAACTCGGTAAGTAGATTCTTATCTATTAGATACCAGGGAATATAGAAGCCTTCCCTGCCATCAAAAGACATCGTAATGCAACCTATGCGGTCATTAACAAAATCAAACCCTGATGTTTCCAAGTCCCAGCATACCTTACATGATACGGGAGTCCAAGCTTTAAGAAAATTATCAGCCTCATCTGCTTCCATAAGCTTGGTTATTTTTAAGCGCGTGGGACAAGGAGGTTCACTCAAGCCATCGTAATTTTTTAAAATCTTTTTGATTTGTATTTCTGCGAAATGCATTCTAAAAGAATCTCTGGGCAAAATTCCCATTGGAGTTATTTTAAATATGTCTTCTAGAGCGTCAATAGGAAATACGTTACACTCATATTCTCTCGAGTAAAAGTATGTTTGCGTGAACACTATGTCATAAAAACTATTTATGTGAATATTAGAATCGCCGGTTATACCATAAATGGCACGACCGGACGTTATCATGATAGTCTTGTCTGTCATGTATGAAAGAATATTCGCTGCGTTTCTCTTATAGTACTCCGCGACTCCCTCTTTTTTTATCTCTTCTGAAGTCTTGCTGTACTTCGAAAGACTCACAATTCTATAATTGTAGCCTTGAGGTATCTGCCTGTCTAACCATTTTGTAAAGGCATCCAAGTGCCTTTGATTAGGGAATGTCTCTAAGACAATAATGAGATGAGTCTCATCGTTACTATGAGCTCTCTCGTACAGAAGAGCTCCTTTTGTTTCCAAGCCGCTCCCCTTTTTAGAAGAGCCTAAAGATACATCGCCGAATGTGAATGCTGCCATACGAAATTATATGTTTTTTATTATGTAAATATTCGCTTGAAGAAAGATATGAGTTTCTAGATATTTGAATTTCGCATAACTAGAGGTTCGAATTTCGCACATCTATTAATATAAAAATAAGTAATATAAAATATATAAATATTAAGCCTTGCAGGCTAATTGTAAAAAGCCAGTATTAAGACCTATCATTCTCTTCTTTTTGTATTATTATTCCGCGAAAAGGAACAGACCCGGACTTTTCGTAGGTATGATTTTTCCTATATACGCAGAAAAAAGAACAAAAGAATCCGCAAAATACTTGCCACCGAGCACACAGCAAATGCTTATATTATATACGTAAGCAAGAAACGAAGAACGCAAGGAGCCAAGAAATGGCACGAATCGCAATCGCGACCGGCAACAAAACCACGAATCACAGGACCGCACGGTCCGTCGTCACCCAGTACGACGTGAATTCGAAGGAGTGGCAGGACCGCATTACCAATCTTAATCGGGATCTCGATCGCAAGAACGACGGCTCGATTTCCAGGCTTCCCAACGGCAATACTCCGATGGTCGTCCCCGGCTACCGGACTCGAAGCATCTCCAGTTTCTGAACCTGCACTCTAAAAGGAGAGTTTATAGATGTCAATCAACGTGTGTTCCTATAAGATTACCGAGGCTGGTAGTCTTACGAATCCCGAGCCGGCTTCGTTTGCCGAGGTGTCCAAGCCCGACATGAGTCTCCGCAAGGGAATCACGGTTTACTTCGATACGAAGAAGTATACGGTTCTCGGTCAGGCGCCCATCTACGCGCTTATCAGCGAGGCAGGGGAGGACGTGGCAATTCGAGTGCGCAAGAAGCACCTCTACGTCCCGAACGACGTTCTCAACGGCACCGCGATCGTGAAGATGGCGGCTCCTGCGAAAGTCAAGGTCGCCAAGGTCAAGGTCGAGAAGGCTCCTAAGGAGCCCAAGGCTCCGAAGGCGAAGAAGACACTCATTCCTGCTGTCGTGCAGGGTGCGTTCGAGACGCGCATGGCAGAGTTCCGTACCGACAGTGGTCGGAGCATCAAGGGCCTTCGCATCGAGAACACGGACGGTGCATCCTTCCGCGTCATTGTCGTGGATCCTACTAAGTCTGGCTGGGTTCTCATGGCCTCAGATAAGTGGGACATTGGAGCCTACAAGTTCTACAACATCGATACCATGGCGTCGAGAGATTTCGATCGCGCGGCCGATAAGCCGGGCCCTGGCGATTCCTCGATTGTGTGGCCGAAGTGAAATAGAGGGGGACCTTAGGTCCCCCTCTTAGGTGGAGAACATTAAATGCGTAAGACGATTGACATTACGATGATGGACGGACAGGTGATCAAGGCTCCGCTGTGCCTGGTGTGGTGTGATATCAACGATACCCATACCGAACTCTATTTCGTATGGAAAACACCATATGGATGGATGCTTGTGTCTTAATGAAGACAGATATCCATCCCTATGGGACCACGCCGAGCCCATCGAGTTCCCGGACGTGTGGACGTTCGGCAAGGCGTGGGACGACGAACCAAATAATTTCGTATGGGGATATTTTAAGCTGGACGATAATGGCAATTGGTTTCGCAAGAATAAGCGGGGTTCGTGGATCAACTTCACGCCCGGCCTCCCGCCCGCGACCATAGAGGGGGAATGATGGACAGGTACACCGAGACGGCGCGGAAGATAATTGGGATTATTGACTACAACCGTGACGAAGGAAGCTACACCGATCCATCAAAAGTAGCCGCCATCCTCCGCGAGGAGTTCCCCGAGCCCGCGCAGGACGCAATGGGTGTTGCTCGGCAGATAGCGCCTATATTTTGCTATCCTGTCGATTATCCCGGTATCGACGAAGCCGCCGCCCTCATCGAAGCCTACGCTCGCAAGCGCGTGGGGGGGGCGGCGGATAGGGCAGGGACATGGCTGAATACGCAATTCGGTGGTGGTGGGTTTGAAGATAATCCGGCAATCCAGCGGCTACGCAGCAGACAGCATATTTTCCTGCGCGCCGCGATCATCGGCAAGGAGGAAGTATGACCAGGGATCAGATCGACAAGGTGCGCAATGCGATTGCATACGGCAAATGTCTGTCGGAACGCGAAAATGGTGAGCGATGTACTGTTACAGAGCTTTTTACGGAGGCCCTCGCCCTCCTCGACGCTGAGGCCGCGCAGGACAACGTAGACCGACATGTCTACAAGCTGACTGTGCAGCAACGTGATCTTGCATGGACGCAACTCAGGACAGCCGAGGTTGTGGAACGAGAGCTTGAGGCAAGAATCAAGGATTGCGAGACCCGCGAGAAGGCGCTCAGGGAGGCGCTTGACAACGCGGCGGCACAAATCGAATCACTAGCGCTATCATTTCAAAGCCACGGCATCATGGAGCATTACGACCGGGCTTTGAAATGCGCCTACGCTGCCCGTTCCGCCTTGCTCGGCCCAGGAGGCGAGGGATGATCAGATAGATACATAACTTTCAAAAAGTCCTCTCTAAGAGAGGACTTTTTTTTATGCCCGTATAGCTCTCCAAAGCGCCTTAGGTCCTCTCGTTATAACTCAATTTTCCTAGTAAGAAGAGAGAATTTATGCCGTTACACTAATTGATAAGGAGCCTCAGAATGTATATCGATGAGTATCAACCTATGTCAGAAATGCACACATGGATGAAGGGACGTGGAGTTGATGTAAATGTATACATATGCATTCAATCGGTGCTGAGTTTGGGAGACGAACGAAAAAAAGATCTTGACGTCTTTTTAAAAACATTCGGAGGACCATTCACTCTCCAGCATAATGGATCTTTTCATGAATACGATTGGAATATTTACACGAAGCCTAGCATAGGATACTATTACAATAAATACTTAGCCAGCGGCCCAGGGTATGATAATCCCGGAAAGCTTTACACTATAGATTTAAAAGATGGATCCTATGCATCAGAGCACACGCATGTTTTTATCAAAACAGCTTTATATGAAGTTTTAAAAAGACATGAGGATCTTCATTGGTATATCGTCAATGATTTCATGGACTCAGACTCCGGACCCTCTAATTCTAAATTCAGAGGCCATGAAGTTCTATCGACGGAAGAAGTAAAACCGTTTCTTGAAGATGAGCTGGTCAAAGCGGTTGCGTCGTGGAAGATGAGCAAAGAGAATTATAATGAAGGTGGGGCCGGACAAATGCCAAGAATGATTAAGTTAGGCCTATTATGATTGATGTAGATTTTCTATATGCAGTATTCCAGCCCTGCCCTCCTCGTAACATAGTATGGTATTGGTTAGACCCTCAAAAACAAAGTTACAAACGAGTATCTAAAATTGATTCTTTCATAGAATTTGTTGAGAATAAAAATAGAAAAGTGCTACCTCAGATGAAGGAGGCCCTATGCACGTACTCTTTTTGGATGTGGAATCAAGTCGACAATAGGGTGATTTTATTACATCCTTCCGATGCACAAGACCGCACCTATAGAGATCCGCTCGCCAGTTACTTTAAGAAGGGGCTAAAAGGGCAGGACCCCTTTGCACCAGAAGAGCAAGATCCTTTGAGTCACTTATATAAACTCGGCTTTCAGATGCCCAATGAAGATGATATTAAAAATCTCAGAGTCAGAATGACCCCTACAAAACAAAAATCTTTTTTGGCGCGCATAGGAAACATCTTACCAGGAAATACCTCGCGAAAAAAATAGCTATATTCTAGTATGAGGAATCATCCATATAGTACAGATCAAATAAAGTTAGCCCTGCGAAAACTCGGCGTCAAGTTTCCCTCGAGCATCGACTCTAAAGATAGAGCCATGGCTCATTGTCCTTTCCACTCTGACAGTACAGCTTCGATGTCTATCGATTTTACACGTGGAATCTTTCACTGCTTCTCTTGTGACGCATCCGGCTCCATCAACACCTTATCTGAAAAAATGACAGGAAGAAAACTCGATGTTCTTCTAGGCGTCGATACTTCTTTCTCCATGTTTTCAGGTCATATAAAACAAGAGTACACCCCAAAACCAATTAATGAAGAAGATGTCACGATTGATGTGCGAGGCATCGTCGCTCCTTGGACCCATGTGCCAGAAGCTATTGGGTATGTAAAATCTAGATTCATACCTCCAAGAATAGCAACGGCGATGCAAATGGGGTTCATCAAAGAAGCGTATGTGAATGGCACGTACTATGAGGATCGCTTAGTGATTCCTATCTATGGAAAATCTGGCAAGCTTATCAATCTTGAAGGTAGGGACGTGACAGGAACTCATAAACTAAAGTGCTTATATCCTCACGGTATAACGAAGACAATCTATGAATGGTATAAGCTTGACAAAGAGAAGCCTTTATATGTCGTTGAGGGACTGACGAAGATGGCTTGTCTTCGCGGCGATGATTATTTTGCGAATTCGACCACTATCTTCGGGGCATCCGTAACCGCATATCAGATGGATTTACTTAGCGAATTTAAGAAGGTCGTGTTAATACCGGACAATGATGAGCCTGGAAAAAAGGTTATCGATACCTTTAAAAATAGATTAAGAACTAAATTCGATGTTATGAGAATACAGGATACAGCAGCAAAAGATATTGATGAGATTCCTCGTAAGCTTGGTCTCGGCGTCGAGGAATACAGAAAGAAGGGCGGATTTCTCATACAAGGTTTCACTTCTTTTCTTTTCGGGGAATTTGCCTGACTAATTTAAATGAAGGAGATCAAACATGATCGAAGAGACTAAGATAGTCGAGCTCGTAGAGGTATTTGAGGACGCGTACGACAAACAAGAATCTGCATCCGTCTTAACCAAGGAAGCAAGAGAGGAATTAAAAAGCTACGCAGAAAATAGTGAAATGGATCCTAAAGCCATTTCAGAGATTTATTCTACTTATGCAAAATGGAGGCGAGGTAAGTTTCACTGGGGTCCAGAAGGAGACGCAGACGACTTCACAGATATTCTTGTGGCCGTAATGGACAGAGTAACTGGTGTAGATAAGGGAGTGTAACATAAATGTTATGTGAAAAAATAGACTCGCAATCGTATATGGAGGATTTTAAAAAGAGGTTTGTAAACTTCGTAGAAAAATCTCCTGTTAAGCTAAGCATCATAATCACACCGACTGAAGTGCAAGTCATTGATGAGTATACACAACAAGGGCACGCGTTCACCTGGGACTTCTCAATTCCGGTTAAGTCCTTTATTCACGGCATTAAGCAAATCCTAGTAGAAAGATGCTACCCGGTGATTCATAAGGTAGAACATATCGAGGTTCCTGTTTCTGAGAAGGAGCAGATTGAACTTGCAAGCAAGGGCTTGCCTCTCGATAATATTCCTACGCGAGTATACAAAAAGAGAGTAACGGAGTATCTCATAGACAAGGTAGTTATATACAAGGATATGTTTATTCTTGTGGACCGTGCAACAGGGCAATCCTATAGGTATAAATTAAATAAGAGCTCTGTGTTCTTCTTGAAGGATTTACGGAGTAAGAAGTTCAATAGGGAGACTGCAGGTGATTTCTTTTTTGCTAATGCAACTCTTATGAACGAGATTCACCAGAAAGAGAGTTTTTAGTGGTGGCAAAAAGGTCCTCACAAGATCCAAAATGGGTAGAACTAAAAAAGAAAGTACGTAAGAGAGATAAGTCGTGTAGGTTGATGAAAATACTATCTGCAAAAGAAATGATTCTTTTGGCGAAGCATGCTCCCCGAGCTCAGCTGATGACTTGCGACACTGCTCACTGCTTTGGTGTTGGACCATACCCCCATATGTGTTACAACATAGAGAATACAGTTCTCTTAAATAGATTCAGTCATGAGTGCTTAGATTCTTTTAAGAGTCCTGTCACTGGGGAGAAGATAGAGGAAAGAGAAGTTGAGCTTTGGTGGGGTCGAATTCTTGGTGGCGGTATTTATTTAAAATTAAAAGAGGAGTCGACCTCACATAAAGTTAAGGAGACCATAAATGAGAGTGAAGCATAAGTTTGATGACAGCTTAGAATTAGAAGCGAGGCGGTATGCCGGCGGGGAGTTCGAGCCTGGCTTTCCCAAAGAATGGGTGCGCCTAGGTAATTTTGATTTTGGTCTAGATGGATCATATCTAATAGCGCCTGTATTCAATGGCAATATAAGAGTAGAGAAAGGAGATTGGATTCTTCACAATAGGGATGGTAATTTTCTTTTTATGACGGATAGCGAATTCAAATTGCAGCACAATGAGGTAATGTATGGAACAGATTAAAGAAACAGTGGTCCTTGACAATAAGGAAGTCACTAAGGACGAGCTTCAGGAAGCCAAAAAGCAAGATACTCCCACTCAGAAAATCTTGGAAGTGAACCCAGGTACCTTCAAGACTCTGAAGAGACTTCAGGAATAACCGCTCATATAATATCATATATTATAGTTAAATGATATTATATGATGTGTTAATTTTCGACAGTTTAAATTTTCTGTACCGAGTGAGAAGTGATAAGAATGTAGACTGCAGCAATCTTGTGAAGATAAGCAATAAGGTTGTTATGGTTGATCTCATTAGAGCCTACCTCGATACAGTCTTTTACTTAGAACAAAAATACCTGGCCTCTGATGGTCGGGTATTTTTGTTGTTTGATAATGCCACTAGTAGGGACGAACTCAAGAAGATGTTCGCTCCTCTTGCGCCCACTAAGTCAAGAAAAGAAGTAGATAATGCCTACAAGGAAAATAGAATGACGGAGTCGAGAGAGTTTTATAATACTCTCGATTTAATCAAATACTATTACATGGTGTCTTCTTCAAAGTATCGTACGGCTCGCATACAGGGACTGGAAGCAGATGACTTAGTTAAGCCTTGTATTGATTCTATTCCCAATAGTAAAATTTTAATGATTACTAATGACTCTGATTGGGCGAGATACTTAGATAGCAACACCCATTATCTTCCTCACACATTCGAGCCTCCTGTAACTGATGTGATGTTTCAAGCTAAGCGAGGGTTCTATCCAACTGAGGAGAAGATTATTTTAGATAAGATTCTTTTCGGTGACTCCGCTGATAATGTAAAAGAGGTCTTGCCTGAGCTACCGAAGGCTCTGAGAGAACAGATTCGCAGCGATTTCGATTGCATTCAAAATTTTATTCTAAATTATGAATTATATACACCGTTAAAAGAATACGTGACCTTAGTGAGAGATAGACTACCAGAATTGCGAATCGCATATCAGATGGTGGCTACAATTCCTGTAAGTGACAAGCACTTTTTTTACAGTTGTTCAATAGGCCGGGATTCTAAGGTTCAGCGAACAGCTATAGAATCTGTCTTGAAGATAAACAATGTTAATGTCACATTTGAGTTCGGCGATATAAAGGTTCCGAGGGTTAATCCAGTTGGGTAAGATAGTATGTTTTGGCGATCTTCATCTTAGCGATAATAGACCGTGGTCTTTGGATGTTGCCAAAGAAATAGTGAAGTATTTATGCTCCCTGGAACATAATAATGAAGATAACACCGGTGTCTTTTTAGGTGACATGACAGAGTCCGTTATCAACTCGGGTGAGGTAGTACAGCAATTATTAGAGCTCTTAACTTGTTTAAGGCTCAAAGAAACGTATGTTATCATGGGTAACCATGATCTTAAAATGAAGAAAGGTAAGATGACCTCGCCTCTGTCTTTCCTGAATGAGAAGGGTTTAGTACCTAAGAATATTCACCTTGTTAGAACCATGAGCACTGTGGTACTAGAAGGAATGACAGTTCTTATGTTACCACATATTCATAATGACGGCATTCATTCAGTAAAAGATTATGAAGACATTACCGCGTCAGTGCCTGTCGATATTGTCATGGGCCATTTTGCGGACGAGTCTGACAAGGCTATGAGGGAAATCCTAGTAAATATTAGCAATATAAATCCTAAGTATAGGTGTTTGGGGCACATACACTCCGCTATAACGCCTTCGTACACCGGGTCTTTAGTACCTAACTCTGTGTCCGAGAAAGGTAGAAATCGACATATTAGAATTTATGAGAAAGACAGGGAGCCTATCAATGAAGCTATACCTGTCATATGTGACTACTATGATGTAGAATATCCTAAAGCACTGCCGAAAGTAGATGCTATTATACCTATATGGACTGTTTATAAATGTAAGGACCCCTTCATAGCAAGACAAACTTACGGAGATATTTTCATCAGAAAATGTGTATATGATATAGGAATTGATCTCACGAATTTCCATGAGTACTGTTCTTTAGGAAAATCCACGAATAAGAAAACAGTTAAGGATCTCATAGAATCCTTCCTGGACGAAAATCCCGAGGAAACTCCGGACGAAATAAAAGCAAAAATCCTGGAGTACTGTCCCACATACTAACTATGAATAATGGAAATCGTTGCCGATAGATTCTTTGATCAATCTAAATTCGCCAGTACTATTGCCATAGTAAGAATGAACCTCGAACAATTCCTCGCAAATAATATCTTGCGAGAGGATGGTTCGAGGATTTTTTATGCATCGAAGTCCTGGGCTTTTCGACAGAGAATCAATCTGCTGAATATGAACTCTAGTCCTGACTACTCCTCCCTGAATTTTCCTTTTTGTGCTTATTACCGGAATGGTAATTGGACAGTAGGTCCTGAAGTAGCGCCAGGCGTACCGGCAGCAGATGCTGCTATACTGGGCACAACCGATCTAGGACCTAATGTACGATTCTTCAATGCTCAGTTCCCTTTCAGCGTCGTCTTCTTTTTTAACAGAGAAGACGACGCTCAATTAGCCTACGAGGCCTTAATGTGGATTAAGCATCCTAGGCCTATTCAAACAACAGCCCCTGGCTTGGTGTATAAGGACACAGCTATTGATATACCTATACGATATAAGATAGAAGATATTCAATTTGCTCCCGAGTATAAAGAAAAAAATTGGCTGGAAATGAATCGCGTATTCCCTATTGAGGTCTCCTTGAAGGTAGACTCAGTAATAATACGAGCTCAGCCTCAGACTCCGAATGCTTTATATCCTACAGACGACGATACTATTTACATTACGAAGAAGGTCATTTTAGATTTCTTGTCCTTCAAAAACGATATGCTAGTGGATTCGGATGGGGTACAAGAGATTCTTTTGGGCTCTTTCATTCCAGACCCCGATTTAAATGGAACCTTCACAGCAGGAGTCTCAACAGACACAAGCGTAACTCTACATTGGACCTATAATCCTCTGTGTACGGCCCTGTATGAGCCGAATGTGACTATTCTTTGCAATAATGGTACTTCTGTGCAAGTTCCAAAGACAGCGCTGACTGCAACCATAAGTGGATTGAATTTAGGCTCCACATATACATTTAAAATTCAATTTTTTGCTTTATCAGGAGCCATAAATCAATACTCAGTAACTGCGCTCACAACTGGTAGTCAATCCAATCTCAATCTCAAGGGAATGATAGGATACACCTGGTAATAGCCAGAAGACTAATTAGATATGGTGTTATTTACTATAATAGAGAGGCTGCAAGGTGGAAAGTAATAGACTTATATTCACTACAGTTGATACAAGTGTATCAACGACCCAGAGTTCTAATAAAACGGGGTTGACAGTAGTTAAAGCTCCCAAGGGAACCTCGACTCCTATATTCTTTTCGAAGAATTCGTCTGACGCAATACAGTCAGTGATTGGATCCCCTTCTTCTACGTACCCGGGCATAAGAGAAGCCATAGAATTCAATCAAAATTATGGCTTATGGATTTCTGCTCCTGAAGGGGCAAAGACAAGTTACTCAAATTACTACGGCGGCGTTTATTTTATCGCTCCTGGAATTATTAAGCCCTTCTACCAGGTGACGGATCCTACAACTCCGAATTTCTTGACTGAGGCTTTTTGTGCAGGAACCTCCCTTTTAGAGTCTACATACAATGGCTCCGGCGTTATCACATCAACTGCTCAAGCTACTGTGACAGGAGCTTCTCCTAACACAGTAATTACTACCAGCAATGTGCCCACAGCCTACTTCACAAAGTATACTCCTCTTTACGTCAATCTTTATTATCCAGGGAACGGAACAACAGTTCCCTCCGCGGGAAGAGTTTCTTTGAAATGCGTAGCCAATGGGCCGGACTGGATTCTTAAGACTCCAACAAACAATATCGTAGTCGGATCCATTACAACAAGCACAGCAACTATTCAGATAACCGGCACTACTACAAACCAGTCAGACCCTGAGGTTATGGTGGTTGGGTGGAATTTTAATGCTGCCTTAAATACTTATATCAAGTCAGGCACGGGAGGAGCTTTCACAGACAAGCTCTCCGGAGTCCCCGGAGCCACACTCAGCTGGGTACTACAAACTCAAACTGATACTCTGATGACCTTGTATCAGACTTCCCCCAGATCAAATGTTACCACTTTAACAGTAACCGATGTAAATGTTTTAGTGTCGCCTAATAACTTATTGTTTAACTCCGTAACATTCTCCATGTCAGAGACGGCTTACAGTAATGTCATAAGGACACAAACTTTCACAGTAAGCCCAGACGTAAATGCGGTAGATGGTTACAACTCTTCATTGTATGTAGAAAACGTTCTATCAGGAAACTACTTCATTAACGGACTGTCTTACGGTAACTTCACAAGGACCTCAGGTTCCAGCCCAGGATATGATCCCTGGGAGCTTATTAACGGCTTGACAGGAGCTACTCCATTCATTATAAGCCCCTATGGTTCACGGGTAATGGACGCCATAGTCTCAACAAATGATAGCGCAAGCCTAATAACGTCTCTTCTATCCGGCTGGACAGCTAGCTCTACTAGCTTATTCTCTGACGTATCGATATTCTTTAATCCAGAGTTGACAATGGGTGATTTCCAGATTGCTACGCAAATGGGAAATATGAGAACATCTACGTTCAAGAGAGCAACCTATATAGCAGGCTTGCGAGTAGCTGCTTCAGACGCCATTACTGCTATGAGTCAGTACGTAACGGCAAGATCATCTCTACCTAAGATAACTGGCTTGGCATTCTACATCAATGAGTTCCTGGTTCAGACAGGAAGCACGAAGTTCTGGACAGTACCTATTGGTTCCGTAGCTACAATGCTTTGTCAGATTATGGACATCAAGAGAGGCGGCGCTGCTCCCATGTGGGTCAACACCTCCGACGGATTAGGCGGCCAGATTAATACTTCAGTGTTGAAGGCAAAATACGACTTTACAGCCGATCAGCTAGACACTTTAGATTTAACTCTAGGACTTAATCCTATCATTAAGGATAACACATACGGTTTGATGATCACTAGTCAGCGAACCGCACAAGATCCTCTAATGTTGACGGATTGGTCTAAGCTAGGTCATCAGATGTCCTTCGATCTCTTCATGAAGGACGTCAAGACAAATGTTATGACGCCTCAGATCGGCAAGCCTATCAACGCGGATTACATGCGCTTGAGGAAACGACAAACTCAAGATATTCTTTCTCTAAGATTATCAGGGCCTACAGCAATATGGGATTCTGGCAAGGTACTTGTTGAGGAAGTCAATACTGATATAACAAGGGCAGCTAATACGTTCGTTATTAAGGTTCGGGTAAAAGTAAATCCATTTGCCGAGTACGTTGAATTAATTTTTCAAAATGTAAGTCAGTCGGATACGGTGTAAGGAGTTTTAGAAAATGGGTACAGGAATGATAACAACGCTCCTAAGTTCCGGAGCTGATACTTTTACTAATCTGTTTGATGTTGAGGTAACCTTCCCTACCTTCTTAGCGGACGATCCTATTATTATAGGGAATACGACGAATGCCATCACAATGTCTGTCAGGGCCCAGGGATTTACTCCTCCAACGGGATTTACGGTACCGGAATATGAAGTCAAGTATAAAGCAGTAACTATAAAAAAGCCCGGCGCGACCATACAAGGCGACAGAACATTTTCTTTAAAATTCAGGGCCAACGCGACTCTGGGGCTATACGATTCTTTCATGAAATGGAAACATTTATTAGTTGATCCTTCGGGCGAAAGCAATCTAGCTTTAAATATTTTTTATACCAATCAATCCGGCGATGCTCGGGGGGGGAAGTACGTAGGTCACGTAGAAGTCAAAGCTCTTTTTCCAGATGACACTGCTTTTACAAGTGATCCTAATACCAGTGATTCCTGGATCTTTAGTAAAGTTCTTGTTTTAGATGTTACCTTAGATCCCTTCTCCAGGGATGGAGGAAATACGCCTCAAACTTTTGATGTTAAATTTATGTATGTGTATATGTCTGAGCCTGGGCATAATCCCGATGTTAATGTAGATGATACCGTAGTTCCGGTCGTAGCTCTGAACTCCTAATTAGAAACTTTTAAAAGTAAATAACCCGAAGATGAATTTCTTCGGGTTATTTTTTGACTAATTAACTATGGCGATAGCAGCTCTCAAAAACGAAACTTATAGTGTGGTAGGTAAGCTATCCACACTTATGTCCTGGAAGCCATCCTGGTCTAATTTATTTACGGTAGATATAGATCCAAATAATACTGGCATAGCGGGGCTCCTAGTAAAGTCTATAGATTTTGGTGGATACTCCTTGGAATGGGAGTACAATCAGGCGATGAGAAAACATGCTTTGAAGCTAGCAAAGTATGACACTGAAGCTACTATGACGATACGAGAAACAGACGTATATGACGTCAAAAAATACTTCTATGATTGGTTTAGTCTTTTTTGGAACAATGGAATTTATCAGGCAGGAGATTCGGGGCCTTTAAAAAAGAAAAGAGACATAGAGATATATACTCCTAAAGGTGGAGTCTACGTCGCTTTCGCGAAATTGAATGGCTGTGTAATGACAAAGCAGCCAACACCGAAATTTTCCTGGGACAGCTCGGCTCCTATTGAATATACAATCTCTTTAAAAGTAGATTCTCAAACTTGGGAAACTTTAGCATGATATATACTTATTTAAATACTCTTGTAGATTATGGAGATATCCATTACAAAGGGTATCTGACAACAGGTGGCACAACTCCCGATGGCCAACCATTCTTTCTTCAGCAAGAAGATGCAATTAATAACGCACTCAAGTTATACCTACTGAGCAAAAAAGGGGATTACGGTAGGTATGTGTCTAAAGGCGGCCCTCTCTTCGAGATCTTAAATTCTCCAGCAGACTTAAACACACAGGCTAAAATCAAAGAAGTTATTATAAAATCTTTGGCAATATACTCCAATATTCAAGTACAAGATGTCATTGTGACTACGGATGTCACTGGTGAAAAATGGAAAATTAAGGTTCAGTATATAGACCTTTATCATAAGATGACATCATCCACTTCGATTACCCTAGTACAGAGGACTTAAATAATGAAGCAATTTGATCAAGCCAGCATTCAAACCAGACTTGAAACCTTTCTTAAAGCACAGCCCGGATTTGCCCAGGTACTGAAGGACTCTGCAGTAGAAAGTGTTCTTTACTCCGTATCGGAGTCCGAGGCAGAACTAGCCCGTTACTTTGAGTACCTTTTTCAAGAATCGAAGTGGGAAACCGCTCAGAATGTATCCTCACTTATTTCTGCAGGTAAATTCCTAGGATACTCTCCTAAACGTCAGATAAGTGCTATGGGAAATATTTATATATCCCATGATTCCTTATTGAGCCAAGCGGGAACCTCTCTCATATTTGATTCTTCTGATCTTGCAAATGCAGGCTTATCTTCTTACCCCAATACAAGCTTTCTTATTCCCGCTCTAACAGCCGTAGTGTCATCCACAGGAATCCAATTCGTAACAATGTCTGACACCACGTATTATGGGCCAAATGACTTGTCTGGAAACGCAGCCTCAAAGTACGTAGAAGTACCAGTCATACAAGGTATCATACGAACTTTCAGGACCACATCTGGAGCAACTAGCACTGCATTTGAATCTATTAAGATTCCTAATCCCGGGATCGAGGCCGCATACACTTCCCTATCATCTCCGTTTTTTCAGGTGACCATATATCCCTCAGGAAACTCCAATCTAAATTATGCCTTGACCGAAGCTGCTGGAGATGTGGTCAGATACTCTGATATTAGACTGGCATCCGAAACAGAGTATGCCTACGACATTACTACCTTAGACGATTACTCCGGAGTCATTATTCGATTCGGCGACGGGAATTCTGGTAGACTTCTGCCTCCAGGAGCTCTAGTAGCTGTTCGCTACTTGGAAACTTTAGGAACTAGTGGAAATCTTAATCAGAGATACTCCACAACGAGATTCGTAGTGCCCCTCTCCTCCACTCAAACTTTCTATGTTACCAATCTAGATCCTATTTTAGGTGGATTAGGTAATGAGGGCATTGAAGAAATAAGAGTCAACGCTCCTAACGAGTATCTCATAGGTGGAAGCGTCATTACTACTGCTGACTACAAAGCCACCTTGAAACAAATTCCTAATATCCTAAAATCAAATGCTTACGCAGGAGATTATACGGGGTCTGATAGTATAACTAGAAGAGTTATCTACTTGACAGCTTTGGATTCCACACAGAATATTCCAGACGCAGCTACGTTAAATCAGAATATTTTAAATATTATTCTCGATAATAAATCTCCTTTGGATTTACTACAAGTTATAGACCCCAGTATCATAGAGTTAAAGCTACAAGCCAAAATAACATCTTCTGCTGATCAAGCATCCTTTTCTAATTTAGCAACAACTTTGGAAACAAGCACACTTAATTCCTTCGGAGTTCCTGCCTTTGATTTCACAAAGAGCTTCTATTCCTCTGATTTTATTACCTTGTTGAAGAACAATAAGACAGTACAGCAAGTATCACCCCTCCTCGAATCCGTTATAAATATCAAACCCAGTACCTTCCTTTCATCAGGAACTCACCCAGGATACTACTTCACTAACTTCACTTTTAATCCTATTCTGAGTCCTTTGTTAGATTTAAGTGGAACACGAAGCGACGGATACTGTTTAAAAATTAATATAATCTTTAATTGCGTAGCCTGCGAAGGTAGTAGTAGAACTTTAATGGTTAGACAGGATCCGCTGCATCCTGGAGTTCCCATAGATATGCAAGCTTATTCTGCAGGAACTCATGGAGGACTCGTCCTTAAACAGTACGCGCACATCTCAAGTATAACAGACCAGAGTTTCATAACAAATTCAATTGACACTTCAATAGTCCCTGAAATATTGTCATCTGCAGGCGCAACATACATTCCATTCCTTCTAGACTTTACTTACTCCAATTTATCTAATTCTAGTAACTTAGGGCATGGAACTTTATACATTCCTCTCTACAAGAGCGACGGCACTTTGTATGCCGGCTTCACTTCTTTAGATTCTGTAACCTTGGATGAAACCATAACAGTGGAAATCATAGCTCAGCCAAGCTCAGCAAATATTACGCCTCAGAATGAAAATGAATTTATAAAAGTAGGAACAAATGACGTTAGCGTTGAGGTGTATACAACACTATGAGTAATTACGTTTGGTTAGAACCTAATAGTCTTTACGTCCCTGTAATCTCCGGTAGCGTTAATATTGCTAACACGTCTAGCATTGCCTGGACCCTAACTCTTACTATGGCCAACGCAACTGTTTATAATTTAGGCATTGCTGCTGCCTCTACTGGAGCCGGTATTGTATCTCAAATAAATAGCGCTCTAAGTGGAGCTTTATTAAATAAGTATATTGCGGCCTCTCTTACTGCAACAACTAATCATTTAACTTTTACAGGGACTACCTTAGGTTTAGTAGATAGTATTTATGGCTATGACCCGGTGACTACAATATCCACTGGTATAACTTTAACGGGAACAAACTTAAGTGCTTTGATGGATAATACTCCTGGTCCGTGGTTGTTATATGGTATTGCTACAGCTACGGATATAGAATTGTACTCCGTAGATGTCGTGGATGATAACACAAGGAACTTTACGACAGGCTTCGAATTCTACCCCACTATAAAAGGACCCGTCGAGAATCTGCACTCAATAATGCAAACTACGTTTTATAAACAATTGATGGATTCTTTTAGAGAAGAATATCAGACATTCATAGATTATGTTCAACAATTGGGATCTTTATTTAAATTAGAGAACTTCCTGGGCGACTTAAATGAATTCAATTCTCGAACAGGAAATATATCAAATTATATGGCTTTCGAAGTTCCGCTAGCTTTAAAAAATTACTTCCTTGATATAACTAGAGGTAATAATTGGGTAAGAGGTATCTTAGAATCTTTAGGCAAGCAAAGACAATGGGCCGGAAGTTCTTTAGCATACAGAATGCTACCGCATCTTCTTTTTAAGAGAGGATCTTATTTCTTAAAGTCAGTATATCCTACGGTAGCAGGATCATTGTATAGTGGTCAATCCTTCAAATATATTAATGGCGGAACGATTCCTAGAATTCTGCCTGGCACAGTGGACTCCATATACCCTACAAGCTCTACTATCTTTGGATGGCAAGATTTTAACATACTGCCTCCTAGTTATTATAAGTTCGATACGTTACATAAATTTGATGAGTGGGTAAATCCACCTACGAATACTGTTCATAGTAAATTCGATACTGGTTTACCTATTCTCGACGCCGGCAAAGGACTTTTGGTTGAGTTAACTTTGGACGAAATTTTAACGCACTATAATACTATAGCCACACATAGTTGTCTGATGGATTTACCTTGGTTAACTACGCTCGGTAACTTGACAGAAACTGTTGCCAGAGCCTCTGATAGAATATCCATAGGATCTCAGTTGAATCTCGTAGCATTAAACACAGGTTACTACAATCAAGCTGGCGATAATGCAACTTATACTCACCCCAATATTCAGGCTAACTTTAGACAATTTAGAAGCAACTACTCTCCTTCAAGCGCTTCGTATGTAAAAGTAGGTACGGGAACTCTCAGTTCCCCTACCCAGTATTCCTCTACATTGAAAGATAATTCAAGCCAGGGGAATAACGGAACTTTAGTGGGGATGTCATCTGCTTCTATAGTGCCCAGAGGAGCCAATGCCTGCCTATATAGCCCAGGAGGGAAAAAAGTTACGTTGCCTGCTGCTCTCAATAGAACCACGGCTTCTGCCTGGTCCGTGAGTATTTGGTTAAAAACAAACGCTTTAGGAAGCTTGCAATTCTTTCTCGGAGGAGCAGGAGACGGGTCTCATGGGGCTCTCTTAATAGATGCCTCCGGAGTTTTAAAATTCAGAGCAACAGGGGGAACTTACGCAACTCTCGGACCTCCAGTCACGGCACTGACCTGGAATCATGTTGTTGTGAATTGCGATGCAGCCGGGAATATGACGGGGTATTTAAATGGGACGCTTGGATCTACAGTCGCCGTAGGGACTACTGATACGATATTTACTACACTATTTCAAGGATACCTCAGCGGCACACTATATGAATTCATAGGATACTTAGACGAATTTAGATTATACAACAGAGTTCTGACATCCGCTGAGATAACTTCTCTGTATGCTATGTCTGACTTTACTTCGTCCGGAAATGGTCTCTTGGCGTGGTACTCAATGGATTTTGTCCCCACTGATATTGCAGCTCCAAAATTGAAGGCGGGTGTCGGCTCCTATGATACCTTTATAAACGGCCAGTTCTTAGGGATAACACCAGTAGTACATTCATTACAGTCAACTTTAGCCATAACATCCCCTGTAACTTTGAATCCCAATTATTTCATAGGAGATAAAACCACAACTCCTCCTCAGACTACTATAGATCTCAATGGAAAAAATTTGTCCCCAGGCACACTGTCAGCAACTATAACCTTCAGCACGGGAACTACAACTCCAGGAAATATTATACCTCGAAGACTGGTGGTAGGAGAGAAACTCAACGTAGCTTTAAGCTTATATGATCCTGTGATATCTTTATACGCTCAAACAGTTCCTCTTGTATCGGTGGCTTGGTCCTCTCCAACTGTATACAATGTTGGCGACGAAGTAGTATATTCTCCCACAGGAGTTTACTATACCTGCCTCATATACCATACATCCGGAACCTTTGCAACAGATTTGACAACTCACAAGTACTGGACAGAGTCTACCTGGTGGCCAACTCCATTTAGAAATTTCACGGATTATATCCAGACAACTGCTGATTATACCTTACCTACAGAAAATTATATGCCATATATCTCTGGAGCAGGTCTAGATTTTCTTACGCTCTCAGGTAAATATGACTCTAATGGAAATAATCCGGTTGTGTACTTAGATAGAGCAAACGGTCTTTTGTATCTATCAATGCGTATCAGTTCTGACGGCGCTTTTCAAAATTTCGTCGCTATAGGTGGACCTAATTACGGAGACACATATCAATATAACGCCTCATTTTCATACTATTTAAATAGCAATAATAAAGGACAACATGTGGCTTTGACTGAGATCGGCCTATTTGATGTAAATGACAACATGATGGCTTACGGAACCTTTCCACCTATCATATATGATTCTTATGTAAATCATTTATCCACGAATTTATTCTTGCAGATGTAAAGGAACAAAGATGCCCACATATACAACTAATCTAGGCTCTCAGCAAGTAACCATATCATACCAGGAAGACATCACCGCTATAAATGCAAACCAATTATTCTTGGGTATGTCCCCGAAGGCAGATTCCTCTGGGCTTCCAAAATCTTTTGTACCAGCCTCAAGTATATCTGTGACAGTAGATACATCTAATATTAATGTCAGTATAAATGCTGGAACGACAATGATGTTCTTTAATACTGTCTCCTCCCAGCCCTTCTTGACAAAAGTATATCTCAATTCAACGGCCACTTTAACTTTATCTAAAACCAATTATCTAGGTCAAGGCCCAATGAATATTTCGTCGGCAATAAATATTCTTGCCGACTGGGGATACTCCTCGGTTGATTCTACTGCCCATTATGCGGGATTCAGTGCTGTAGATGATGCTACAGCCGTGACAAGCATTTTAGCCGGCCAAGTTCTTCTCGGTAGATTTTTGAATCAAGGCGCTATGGTAGCAGACTATGTGGCGAATGGAATATCAAGCACATTAAATGTTTACCGAGCAGACTATTCAACAGTTGTCGGATTAAATACAGTAACTAATTCTAATGTTTCCCTACAGAATCTAAGGCCAGAGTTCAGAGGCGACGGAGCCGGGATTAATTTAACAGCCGGTAATCTCTGGATATCAGATACTGTATGCTATTGGGCAGCAACAGGCAATCAGAGTTACGCTACTTTAATACCCCCTCCTCCAAAACTGGGAGGAGCTGGAACTTACCAAGTAGACTTACTCAGACTTTACCTGGATGAAACTTCCAGTACTTACTTTACCGCTGGGTGGTCTTCAAACGTAATTACCACAGGGAATACTTGGAACTTTGATTCTATGAATTTCTCTAGGGACGCTCTCATGTCATTTCTGAGCGGACAAGAGTTGAGTACATCCATAAGATATGGAATGATAGGAATAACACAATTCTCTGCTGTCGGTACAGCAATAACTGCAACCTCTGCCGCAGGATCAACATATACAGTAGGTGACTCTATTATATTGTCAGGATTCGTAGGCACAGAGCAGATCAAGCTTAATGGGCTATCTACGACTATTACTGCTGTCGGTACAGGAACATTTTCATTCGTAGCTGGATCTTCTCTGGCAACTAATACATACACAACAGGAATGGGTGGATGCCTAAGATTGATGTCGGGTGGTACTATAGGAATAACTAATTACACCGTTTCTTCCACGGGAATCACAGTAACTGCTAATACTCCTTCTAATGAAGTATCAGTAGGAGATGTAATTACTATATCAGGAGCAGTGGGAACAGAGCAGGCCAAACTAAATGGCGTATGGTCCGTAACCGCTACCGGAACTAATACTTTCACCTTCTTAGTTAATACTCAGGTGACCTCAGGAACCTACAACTCTGCTTTAGGTACTTGTGTTAAATCAGTTCCTCTTGTTTCTGGGCCAGGGTATACTGTTCTCGTCGAAGTGAGATCGTGTAACAGTAACCCGGGCTCGGGTGATTACTTCATACCTGGAGTATGGCCTCAGAATACTTATGCCCCTGAAACTTTTACGCCCCGCATAGGGGAAGTAGAGCGATTAGCTAAATTCAAACTGCCAGCATACGCCGGCATCACTACACAAGGAGCATAATTAATCATGTCAAACCCCACTCCGATATGGAAATATACTTGGAACACGTCAGGATATGAGCCCGTAGCTGTAACTCTCAATACCCTAAACAATCAGATATCTGATGTTATAAAACTACCTCACTCCTTTTTTAAACAAGAAGGTTTCCAGGCATCGTACTTAACATCAGAGGGATTTTATGCTCCTTTGTCAGTGGGAGTGGAGGATTCTTTATCTAGAGTAGATATTCTTTTATTCGGATTAGAGTCGGAATTATCTAGACTAGCGGGAGCCCAGATTTATTCTCGAATAAAACTTAATTCTCCTTTAGCTATAAACGCTAGCTTACAGATTTCCGTAGTGTATGTAGCAGACGCATTTGATCCCGCTGAATTTAATCAATCTCTAAACCAAGAAGCGAACGTTACTCATAAATCATTAACGGTATCTGACAGAATTATGACTTCGGAAATGGTAGCCGATAGTGCAGAGGTAGACGAATTTATCGGAAGCTTCGGGAAAATAAACGCCACAGAGATTAATTTCATAAGTGGTAAGGCCTCTTTCGCAGGAGCACAGTTCTCGGAAGAAGGATGTTCAATACCAGGTTCTAAGTGGTCTTTTGGTACCATTAATTTACGAGCCAATCAGTACGGAAGATTGACAGTCGAAGACCCTAATAATCATATATTTAAACCTTACGTTACTCTAGAGGAGATGAAAGACACTTCGTATATTCCTGTCGTTACAGCCAATAATCCTACTTCTTTGGCAGACAGTGGATTCATGTCGGTGGACTTGGATAATAAAAGAATATATGTAAACTCTATGCAAGTTAATCAAATTGTGTTGAGCGACGGAACATCTGGAATAGAGTTTACTAAAGCTTTACTAGTATCTCTTTTGGATAGAATAGCTTCTTTAGAACAGAAAGTCTTAGCTCTAGAGTCTAAGCAATAAAAAAGGATAGCGTATGAGCTTATTATACTCCGACTTAAAAGTCCCAACATCCGCCTACAATCTAGATACTCCTACCACCTTAACCATAAGTGGTACTACAGTATCCAGAGCCACTATGGCAGGCACTGTAGCTTCTACTCCCCCTTTAACAGGGCAACAAATACACGATAACTTTTTAGTTGTTGCCTATGGAGTCAAGGCCGTAGAAACTCGAGCCACTGCCTTGGAAGCTTTGGGGCAAGTAACAGGGGCGGCTGCAACTGGATATTTAAAGTATAATGGCTTAGTGGATCTCGATGGAGCTATGTTCGGGGGATCTCCTTGGTCAGTCACAGGTTCAGTCGCTATAACTGGGGGCGCTCTTACTGTAGCTTCTGCTTTAAGTACCCAAGTTCAAGTGAACGGAGGTACTGTACTTGCCACCTTATACTTGCCTGCAGCTACGTACTCAAGTACGGCAAACTATATTTCTAGTATATGGCTCAAAGGATCCTCAGTAAGCGTGACGGACGCCAATACCTTTACGATGACAGGAACTGTAAACTTATCTGGCGTAACAAAGACGGCCGGCTGGACTTTTACTGTATCTGTGAACGGCGGCGTTGCTACTACAGTGACTGTTACACTTTCGTCAGGCAGTGGAGCTACTAATATTGCCTCGGATATTCAATCGGCTATCACCGCCGCAGGAGCTGGAGTTAGTTCCTATCTATCGTGCGCTGCTTCAACAAACTTTATTAAGTTTACCGGTGCTGGAGGGGCGTATACAGTATCTATAGCGGGTACTGGAACTATACAAACAGTTATCAATGGAATAGCCGGGCCTTGGAACCTCTGGGACTTATCCTCTAGAATAACATTCTCAAATCCCTCAGCGAATTATGTGGCGATAAGCGGTTATGCTACGGTATCCTCTAACTTCATATTCACCAAGCCTGGCTCTAATGATTTGATGACAGCAATAGGTACTGTGGCTGGAATGGGATTCGTAGGAAATGTCACGCCGACAATTTATCATACTGTGAGGCTTGTTTCCTCCTCCACGAATCTAAACTTCAAAGCTAACTTATACGCGCCTTCGATAACTACGAATACGCTAACAATATCTTCTTTGGCTATTACAGGCGGTCTCGCAGTAACCGGAAACGTTGTAGTAACAGGCGCAATATCTGCTACAACGGATATATCCGCTTCAGGCAACGTAACTGTAGGAGCATCTGTTTCTACTACTACACAGGTAACAGGATTATTTAAAGTCAAGTACCCCGGTTTCAACAATATTATTTCTGCAGACGCTTCTGGAAACTTAATTGTCGTAGATATATACGCAGCAGCAACGTATGGTTCCTTTATTGTTCAGCCTGGTTACTGGGGAGCCTTACCTTCATTATCTGTAGACGCTGCCGGAACTTTGAATGTTGGAAGCATAGGTGGGGTACCTGCAATGACAGTAAATGGTGCTGGATTACTGAAGACTAAAAATATTCAAGTCTTATCAGCTACTCCCTTAGCGGGAACTTCTTGCTTATTTCTCGCCACATCATACGCTGGTGCGGGATGGGCCGGGAGCTCTGATATCTTAGGATACTCTGGAGGTATTAAAGCAAATACCTTAGCTTCTGTATCTAACGCAACCTTCGGGGGCGTAACTACTCTTGGCGGTGGTTTAGTAGCGGCTACTCTTGGCACAGCTACTACTGGCACGACTCTCATTGTTGACGGCTCAGGAAATATTAGACCAACAAGTTCTGATATTCGATTAAAGAAGAATATACAGCCTATCAATTATGGGCTGAAAGACTTATTAAATATCCGCGGAGTAACCTTTAATTGGAAAGATCCTACTGAAGGGCAGGAAACTTTAAGGAACTTGGGTTTTATTGCTCAGGAAGTTAGAGAGATATTCCCTGAAGTAGTATTCGGAGATGAAAGTAAAGAGATGCTTTCTATTAACGCTACTTACCTCATTCCCGTCATTGTCGAGGCAATAAAAACACTAAATAATAAGATTGAAGAGCTAAAAAGCCTTCAGTAAGTAACACATCGGAGATATAATGGCCTACGTTCCCGAAAACCAAGATGTCTGGTTAGATACTAACAGAGCTCATATGCGCTACAGATTAGGAAGTACCAATTATGGTATTACTCCTAACGTCTGGTATACTGTATGCTCAAAAGCGGGCTCCTCTGTTGCAGCCGGAGACATTTTAAGCGTCATAGACCAGGGATGGGCAACTTCCCTGGGAAGCTCCACTTATGCTGGGCAAGTCTTGCAGACTGATAACACAGTAATTGGCGCCACTATAGGAGTGGCTCTTCACGCAGCTACTGCTGGACAGCCTGTTGAAGTTCAAACAAGCGGAATGTATACCTGGCCTTCAGGAAAAGATACAGACTTAGGAACCTCCGATATAGGAAAAGTAGTTTATGTTCTCAATAATACTTCAACTACGAGCACGATCTTAGGATTAACAACTGATAGAAATATTGCTGGAGCCGTGGGTGCCCCTATCATTCTCGGAAAGATTATAGCATGCACACCTTCAATGGCCGGACCACTTACTATCATCCTAGATCCCACGGGAGACAGCAGAGCTGCTTCTAGTCTTTCTCAGGCTATCTACATCGCCGGAGAAGCTATAACAATAACTGCTGCACAGGGATTTCCTGTAGTTTCAGAAGATGCCACGGATGGTAAAATATACGTAGCCGATAGAAGAAAGTCTCCTATGTCTTTCTTTGTGTCTGCGACAGGAACTGTAGGCACAATTTCTGGAGGTGGTCCTTGGACAGCAACTGTTTCAGGTTTAACTAACGTAACTAATATATCAATCGGCGCTACCCTTTCGGCTACAGCTGGAGTTGGTACTCTTTATGGTGGATCTCCAACTTCAGTAGCTGTAACAGGATTTACTTCGACGTCAATAACTTACCAGGTAACAGGCGGAACCACTCCTACTGCAGGAAGTATCACCAATCTAACTGCCACCGACTATAAAAATCGACACAGAGTAGTAGGTTTCTGTATCGCGAACTCTACAGTTCCTCAAACCACATATCCTATTACCATAACTGCAGGTCAGCAAGTCGTAGTTGAAAGACTAGGCCCTATTACCCTAGGAACAGGAATTACTCTCACCTCCGGAAAGCAGCTATACGTAGATACGCTAGGAGCCGTTGTTCAGGATGACTCAACTTTCTCTGCTACAGACTGGAGATTAATAGTAGGTATTGCTACTTCTCCCTTAGGAACAGCAACTACAAACCCAGGCACAGCTTTAGTTCAAATAGCTCCACCAGCGACACCCTTGCCTGACGCCGTTCCTGTGGGCACTGTACAGGCTATTGGAAATTATGGTTGGGCATACGATTATGGTTTCTACCCTTGTATCACGAATGGTTCCGGAGGTTTAGTAGTAACGGGTTCAGGAGCTAATCAAGCGGGACAGCTATCTGCATATAATCCCGCAACAGTAGTAACTGCGCCAACCTCAAATCCCGCGGCTAACGGTACTTTTGATTTTACTACCTTATACCAAGCTATAAATACAACGTATGGAGGATATACAGTTTGGTACGTAGCTGGAGCAGGCACTGCATCTGGGACCGTAAAGATCAACGGTGTAACCTACACGATGGCAGGCACAGAAAATTCTACCTCCCTAGTAGCAGCAAGAATCCAGTCTCAAATGGCATCTACGCAGGCAGGCTATGTTTGTTATAATCCCTCAACATTCTATGTAGCTATATCTAATGATAGCTCTCATGCTCCTCCTCTTATCGACGCTTCCGGTTTAGTTAATTACACTGTGAATGCGACAACTGCTTCTACCAATGGAGGAGCTAACGCCGGCGTCAGCAATATTTGCTCTACTTTTAGTCTTCCAAGTCTTTACACAGTAAATCCCCACATTCAAATCAAGTACAAGAATTGGCAGTATCTACCTCTATCCAATGGAGCTCAATTAATAAAGACCACTCCTGTGGATTGGACACCATGGTCTAGTAACCCCGGACTGAATTGGACTAACACGTCATTACAGAATATTTTGACGAATACTACTTGGGCTAATACTCCTCCGAATGGTATTGAGGACCTTGTATTTTCTCTCTATGTCAGGAGCAACGCTACTCCAAGTAAAGTATGGAAAATAGAGCCTCTGCCTTCTTCTCATTATTCCGGCGGAGAAACTTTATACGGTTACCAGTGCTACATAGACACGTCAACCCAGTATCTCTATATTAACTTCATGCCCGGTGGATTGGCAATCTTTGACACCCCCGGCTCAGGACCAACTGTTATTCCTACGAATTCAACTTGGTCTTGGAAATTCGTCGTACAGAAGACAGACAGGTTCAATCGCTTTATAGATTACTCTTCTGATGATAAGAATCTACAGGCTTGGAAAGTTCTATATGGCGACTCCTCTTCTTACTCAATCAATTATGATCCTCTTACGGCAGTAACTGCAGGAAGATTCAATAGGCAGGTGTCAACAGCCCCTCTCATTGGAAATACTACTAGGTTAAATTACGAAGGTGACTTGTATGTTACTGATCTCGTAGTAACTAATAACGTAACTAACACAGGTGTCGCTAATGTTTCCGGCAAAGCAGATGGATCAGGATACAATAGAATTCGTGGTTCCTTGAATCTAAGAAACACTGCGGATGGCGCAGACGTAATTTATACTGACAATACTGGTAATCTTACTATGGTGGGAACTCTCACTGTAGGCGCGTCTGGCAATTCGTACATTAGAACAGCTCAAGCCGCAGGATCTTTGTTTGATACAGTTGCTACCACAATAAATATTGGTGGCGTTGTCGCAAGTACCACTCTTAATTTATTAGGATCTACTGCAACTGGGGTCGTGAATGTAAATTCTACTTTAGATGCATCAAGCACAATTGCAGCTGGATTCGTAGTCAAGGGCGGAGTAGGTGTTGCAGGTAAGATGTACGTTGGAACAGGGACGGGAGTCTTATACGTAGGAGCTACTGCAGGAACAATAGATACTACTGGAGGAGCAAGCACCGCGTACCTGTTTAATACTAACGCCACGACAATCAATGCTTTCGGCGCAACCACGACTCTTCAAGCAGGTACATCTGCCCAAGGCTTCGGGTATACTGGAACAACGACAAACATAGCGAATTCCACAACTGCCCAAATAATCAATATTGGAACAGGTGCCACAACTTCTACATCTGTGAAAGAAATAAACATTGGCACTAACACCGGCGCCAATGCCTTTACGAATGTTACCATTGGAAGTTCCACCGGTACAACCACAATAACTTTTAACGGGCCTACTTCTTTCACTAACACAAATAGTATTTATATAATCAGCCCTGTAACAGGGGGCAATGGAGTCACAGGAGTTGCTAACTCTTTCGGTACCCTTCACATAACTCCTTACGCCTACCTTAAGGTTATAAATAGCACAGGAACAAATACAAACGTCGCTAAGTTCAATCTATCTACCTTGCCAACTGATGGCTGGTCCATAGGAACTACGGATAGTACGGGAACCAACGCAAGAACTTTATCCCTGACAACAGGACACATAGCTCTCACAGGCAACGCTTCTACGTTCATAACCTCAGCGACGGGAACAGTAGGTTCTATTACTACTCTCGACACTGCTATCTGGTCCGCTATAGTATCTGGCTTATCAAGCACAGCAGGAGTTGTCGTAGGATCTACTATTTCGGCAACAACAGGAGCAGGAACCTTATACGGCGGCTCTCCTACCTCTGTAACGGTTATAAGTTTTACATCAAACACTATTACCTACAGAGTTGTCGGTGGCACTATTCCTACAGCAGGTTCTGTAACTAATATTACTGTTTCTGGATCTACGCTAGTTCTTCCCACAGGATCATTGACTCTACCGGCTCTTGCTGCAATCGGAGATATCCCTTATGCTTCGTCAACAACTGTTCTAAGTAAAATAACTGCTGTCGCAGTTGGTAACGCCTTTATTTCCCGCGGAGTCGGCACTGTCCCTGCATGGAGTAAAATCGGTCTAGATACATCAGGAACAGAAAGCGTCAAGCATGTCGATGGAGTCTTGCAGATTGTAAATGGCGGCTTAGGATTATCCTCAACTGTAGCCAACACCGTTTATAAAACTAATGCAGGCAATACTGCTTTTGTAGCATCTAATATAACAGACGACGGCAATATACACTTCAATAGCGTTTCTCTAGATACTATAAAGTCTGTGACGATTCCTTATGTTTCTGGTGTAACTAATCAAATCAATATTACCAACACGGACACCATTAATAACACCACTGCTATTAATATCAGTAAAACGAATTCGCCAGGTGGTGCGTACAATGTTTATGGTTTGCAGGTTGCTCTCAATACAACAGGCGGTACAAACGCTTACGGAACTTACTATAACGTCATTGGTACAGTAACTAACAAGTATGCTATATACATTGCGGCAGGTTTAATCAATTCGGCTGACGCAACGGAAGCTAGTCAAGGCGCAGGATCGCTGATCCTAGCTGGCGGTATGTACATCGTTAAGAAAGCATATTGTGACGGCGGCGTATATCTACTAAACAATGCCGCGTACTACACAGCATTGGTTGGAGCCTCTGGAGCTTCCGGTCAATCTACAATAACTCTTAACGCCAATAGTGGAAGCAGAACAATTTCTCTATCAGGAAGCTTAACGGTAGGCACCGGCGGAATCACATTAACTCCTAATGCGGCAGGGACCACATTAAGTATTACTAATACTGCGTTGACTTTCAATTCTACTTTAGGTAACACAGGAGTTCTCATTGCTTCTTCCGCAAATACTATAGACACAGAAGCTCAACTATCGATAACTCGAGGCGGAACAGGCACAAGCACTTTCACGGGAACCGGTAAAAATGTATTCGACAATGGCCCTATATTGATTACTCCCACTCTCGGGGTTGCATCCGCAACCTCTATCAACGGATTAACTATATCATCATCTACAGGAACCTTGACGATAACAAATCTTAAAACACTCTCTGTAAGTAATACGCTTACTCTAGCTGGAACTGATGGTAAAGCAGCAACATTCAATGATAACTTTACCACAGGAACTTTAACTAGCGGCTATGTCATATACGCTTCAGCAGCGAATACAATTGCATCGGAAGCGATTTTATCTACTTCTCGGGGTGGAACTGGAAACGGATTTACTAAATTCTCTGGTCCTGCGTCAGCAGAAAAAACAAAAACTTTGAGAGACGCCTCTGATACTATTCTTGAATTGGGAGGCTCTTATACCCCAACAGGAACTTGGAATTGGGGCAGTGCCACTATTTCAAACCTAACAGCTAGTGCTGTCGGCGCGGCCAATATCACAGGAACAACCTTGTCCTCAACGGTTACGTCGTCTAGCTTGACGTCCTTTGGAGCTTCAATTGCTCTAGGCACTCCAGCTTCGGGCACTCTAACTAACTGCTCATTCCCAACATTAAATCAAAGCACTACAGGTCAGGCAGGCAGCGTGGCTAATAACTTGAATTTTACCAATACCTTTTCCTCCGGAGGAACAACTGCTTACAATGGTGCTGCAGTTCGAACAATATATGTTCCAGGACAAAACTTAGAGACAGGGGCTACGGTGACATTCTCTACAGTTACCGCCGCTTCCTTCAACTCAACTTCCTTGAGGGCATTGAAGAAAAATATCAATGATTTTACTCAGTCCTCCTTAGATATTATTGACACAGTGAAGGTAGTGTCCTTCAATATGAAAGACGACGATGTCTATCACGTAGGCTTTATCGCTGACGATACACATGAGTACTTAGCAACTAGGGATCACAACAAGATGGATTTGGGAAACTCAGTAGGTTTGTTGATAAAAGGTATGCAAGAGCTTAGGGAAGAAAATAGAAAATTAAAGTCACTATTAGGAGTGGTGTAAATGTCAGAAGGATTTAAGACATATATATCAGGTTCTTACTGGGTATTAAGTACAGTATTTGAGCCTAAGAATGCAGACGCCACTACACCAAACTCCACTATTGGTAATCATTTTATGGATGGAGGATCCCCTATATACAACCTCTATTTAGCAAGGAATACAGCATCAGTAGGCGATAGTGTGGGTCTGGTTCAAGCAGCTAATGTAGGGTTCACTTATCAAGGCACTGATATTTCCGCTTATTTTCAAAAAGTGGGGTATGGCCCCGGAACCACCATTGTTCATCAAGCTACCTCTGCTGGTTCCACCGTCTATTCCTGTCCCGGGCCCGGGCCCGGAACAAATAAAAAAGTTCGCCATGCCTTTTTCATTGCGGGTGGAGGAGGTGGAGGTGGGGCAGGTGGTGATAATGCTGGAACCTATGGAGGTGGAGGTGGAGGTGGAGGTGGGGCTGCGGGATATTATAATTCTGGTGTAGTTGACTTACCCAGCGGTAGTATTAGTATTACTGTAGGTGCTGCCGGTACTGGGGGGACCACGCCCTCAGCAACGGGGGTAGCTGGGGGGTATTCAGCTATAGAAGGATACTATAATGTAAATGGGGGAACTGGAGGCGTGGGAGGCTATAGTGGACTTCCGGGTAGTGGGGGATATGGTGGAGTTGGAGGGTTTGGTGGTGGTCTAGGAAATTACATTGCATATGATACCTCACAATCTAGGGCTGTTCAAGGACAACCATCCTCTACAACTAATACAGCAACAATAACTGTAAGGAACTCAGCTACCATTACCAATACCTCTGGGGTTGGAGGACTTGGAGGCCAGAATGGAAGAGGAACCATTGTTATAATACAAGAGTCTGAGGCTTATAGAACTCCGGGGGGAGGAGGGGGGGGAGGAGGGGGAGGATGCCTTGTTGGCTCAAACTCTGGTGGTGCTGGTGGGGCTGGGGGTAATGATAGATTTAATGGGCCGTGGGGGTCATCCACAGGAGGAGCAGGAGGTACACCTACTAACTTTGGAGGAGGTGGAGGAGGTGGAGGGGGTGCAGGAGATGATCCTTCTCGTCGATATGGTGGTAATGGCGGGAATGGATATTGTGGATGTGTATACATATATTACTAACTAAAAATAGGAGAGAATAAATTGGCATTATTGGCGTATAGTTTTGATACAGGCTATGCAGAAAAACTTGATAATATCTATCTAAAGATAGTTAATATCTCTTTTAACTCATATAATACCCAAGTTCTTATTGATATGCAAGCTTGGCTAACTAAAGAATCTAGAGAACAGGCTAAAAAAGTTGATGAAATAGAACTAAGATTAAAGTTAGGAAAAAAAGAAAATCAGACAGACGAAGAATGGATAGAATTTGAGAACAATGCAAAGATAATGTATAGGCCTCAACCACTAGCTACTTGGCAGACGGGGTGTAGAGCGGTAGATATAGATGTACACTCTATTGATTTACTTGATCCTAACAGTATGTTAAGTTCTGCTTATCAATATTTAAAAGATAATTTCAAACCTGAGATACATAATTTTAAGGATGTTTAATGTCTATTTCCATTATAATTCCCTGTTATAATCAAAGTGAGTTTTTATTAGAAGCAATAAATAGTTGTATTAATCAATCTAAGAAAGCTGATGAAATCATTGTTTTATTAATGGACAAAAGAAGTTGGGAATTAAAGGAATATCTGGAATCACTTAACATAATATGTATAGTAAGCCCTCAATTATCTCTTACTAAGGCAAGAAATATGCTTATTGCAAATACAAAATCTACATATATCATACCATTAGATGCTGATGATTATCTTCCTTTGAATTTCATTGAGGAGACATCTAAAATAGATAGTGACATTGTCTATGTGGATAGCAGGGTGCTAGGTAATGGTATGGATATAATCACTAGGACTCCTGATATTGTTCAAAAAAGGCATTTTACTTCAAAGCATCCATTAATACGAACTACAGCACTTTTTAAGAAAACTGTATGGTTTGATATCGGTGGTTATAATGAAGATTTTACTTATGGACACGAATGCTGGGAATTTTGGTATAGAGCATTTTTTCTAGGAAAATCTTTTAAAAAATGCCATACTACTTATTATATATATAAACAATATCCTACTAACGGAAGAGCTTATATCGCTCGTGATAATTTTCAGATAATAAGAAAACAATTAAAAGAATTGTATCCCGGAGATTTTGAAGTGATCAGCCGTAGAAATATCCCACCAAAAGAAAGAAAGAATTTCGCGAATCTAAAGTAAGCAGTATACATAGGACTAATTTCTAATAGAGAGGAATACTCCATTGGATTTTATAGGCCTCACCTTTTTTATACCTTCCACCTTGTTAGTTATATGGGGAACCTTTATAGCTACCAAGTATTACCTGTCGGAGAAGACGCGATTTGAAGACTATTATCTTCTCCTGGCGATAGCGAGTTTTTTTGGCAAATTTTTACTGCAATCTTTCATCCTAGTAACTAATAATTTAAGTCCCAGCCTCGTTTTCATGGTCCAGGCTTTACAAACTTGGACCTATTGGTTTTTGTTGATCTTCCTATTCAAAAGAAATTTTTTCGAAGCCAAATTAAAAAGAGTCTTATGGATTCTTTTGACCTTGATTATAGTGATAGGTAGCACCATCCTCATAGCCAGCAGTTCTTTCCAAATAGATCCCGTCGTATACGTAGCGAAGTATCCAACTCTAATGAAGATGGACTATCTCTTAGATGATAGCTTTGTTAATACAACTCAGTACTTAAGAGTATTCATGCTAGGCCTTTGCGTGTGGTTCTCTTGGAGACTACTGAAAAAGCCATCCTGGATGTTTTTCGGCGCCTCCTTTCTTTTTCTAGTTGAACTTTTTACATTCTATAATAATCTACCCTGGAAATTTCTTCCTTCATGCTTTATATTCAGAATAATCCAAGTATTTGAATTAATTTCTATCATATGCATATCTTTAGATATGAAGTTATATTTTGGTAAAAGAGATTCTAAATGACTGAAGCTCCTGCTAGTGCAGTAACGCCTGCTGTCGTGTCTTTATTACACGACATAATCAGCAAACCTTTTTGGGAATCCGCTGTGCTGATAGTCCTAGCAGGTCTTGTGACATTTTTTGTTGTAGGCGGTCTTGCGTTCGCCCTATCGCGAATTCGAGGGGAGGTAGATATAGATTTCTTATCTTTGTTCCGTATAGGTAAGAAAAGAGAAGAACTAACTTCTAGAAATGATATCAATATCGTAGTAAATAATACCCCACCCTCAACTTCCGCTGAATTCGTTAAAGAGGAGAATAAGCTTTTGAATGAAATGATAGGGGCAGAAGACATGGTTGAAAAAGATGAGATTATCGCGGAGAAAACTCCTGGTGATCCCGATAACGTCTTGCTTATGGTTATTAGCAAGAGCGTTAGATTCGGATCGGATATCTCCAAATACAAAGAAGTGTACTTAATAAAATCTCAGATGGCTGCTGCGGAGTTGAGGTCGAATATTATTGAAAATATTCTTATAAAAGATTACATGGAGGTAATATATAAGAAAAATTCAAAAATCAACATTCAAGATGACCAGTCCTATCGAATCTTTGAAGAGATAGTCCATAACCAGGCCCATAGAAATATCTTAGCAGTCTTGCGTAGATTGTTCAAAGACAATCATTTAACTCAATACGACGAAGAAGGCTTCAATGAGTACTCAAGTGTACAATGCGAAAGAATAATAACGCAAATGAAGTTATCTATAAATGGGTCTATTCCTAGTTTTCTTGATCCGGGTCGAGAAGCAGTAAATATAATCCTTGATCGCTCGAATCAAGCGCTCTTAGAAACCTTCAAAGATATTTTTTCTGAAGCCCGTGTTTTAGCTTTCAGAACAGAGTCAGTTATACGTAAAAAAGAAAAAGACTTCGACGATGAGATAAAGAAGCTCACGGGAATTTCAGAAGCTCATAAAAGGGCTGATATCGCTTCTGAAGATCCCTATGCTATAAACTATAAAACAAGGGAATTAAAATATGAGTGATACTACTGTAGTAAATACAAGCGTTACTGTAAATACAAAGCCTTTGGGATTCTTTAGAGACCCCTCAGGAGACTTGAGTTCAGGAAGGCTTGTAAAGATAGGCTCTTTTTTCGCAGCCATTGTTATTGGCTTAGCAGGATTAGGTGTATTAAGTTACGCCGCAATCTATCCTGCGGCAACAGTTAACGCAGCCTTGACACCACTTTCCAGCTACTGCTTAGGAATTGCTGGAATGTTTTTAGGCGTCGCCGGCGGATCTGAGATCGTACAGAAAGTTACTAAAAGTTAAGTCCCACTGGAGGACACACACTAATTATAGAGTTAGGAGCCTCATAGAGGTAAATACAAAGGAGATCATATGGCAACTATTAAGAAATCCCTGAAGAAGGGCGGCGAGGCTCGTTGGACGTTCCGAGGAGCTCAGTCGGGAGATTTTTTCACAATTCCAAACGGATTCCGAGTCGCTACCGACGGCGTTGTTTTAGAGAACAATACAACCGTTCCAGTAGAAGGAACCATTTCTATCGGTAAGGGCAGCGTTCCTATTTTTGGAGCTTATGCCTTCACACTCAGCACTCTTACGACTGCTACCACAGGTACTATTACTGCTGGTGGTGCGTTGAGCTTCACCACAGCTCTGACTGCTGCTCAGGTTACCGCAGTTAACGCTCTCGGTAACACAGCGGCTGGATTAGCTCTCTTCGCATCTTCTCTTGTAGGTAATATCAATGCAACAGCGGCAGGAGCGGCTGCAGCAGCAGCAGCAACTACCAATCCTGGATACCTATCCCCTTGGACAGTATCTTCTTCTGGTGCAGTTATTACCTTCGTGGCCCCTGTTCCAGGCACTGTCAACACAGCACCTACCTTCACGGGCTCAGCTGGTGTAACAATCAGTGCAGCTGTTAACACGGCAGTTGGAGCAAACGACGTTTCTGTTCTATCTGGTTACTCTGTAGCCTCCTTGGCCCCAGGAGCAATAACTCAGGTTACTTTGCCTGCGCCTATCTACAACGACGTGGCTACCGGTGGAAGACTTAATACTGTTTTCACAGGTACAACTTCAGGCTCTGCGGGATCATATGTTCTCTGTGGAAAGACAGTAAGTATTCCAACATCTACCACGGCCCTTCAAACCGGAGTCGTACTAGGCGGACGTTCTATTTATGTCTCTACGATATCTGGTTACGTAGGTACAGCAGGTATCACTGTTAACGGCGTCGCTGTTACGGCTCTTGCTTCTTCTCTCGCCGGTATCGTTAACGGCATCGCAAATACTAACGTTCCAGGATGGACTATATTCTCTGACGGCGCAACAATCTTTACAATGATTGCTAACTTGCCCGGTCCGACATCAATGCCTGTTATAGTGACTGCAGGTCAGTTCACTAACACACCATCTACCCAGACTGTGGGCTTCAATCTTCCTGGTTATATCGCTGACACTTCTACTCCGATCGCAACTACAATTACTTTAAACGGTAACGCTGGTGCATTAGCTTCTGCTGTAATCGGTGGAAATTATGTCGCAGCTCCTTATCTCGCTGCATTGACTTATACTCCTACTATAATGGCCCCCGTCTTTGCTGGATGTGCGTGGTACCAGGGAGTTATGACTGGTGCGCCAACTGCAACTACTCAGATAGTTATTGATGGTGTTTCTTCGATCGCTTGTGGTGCAACTTCTCTAGCTTCCCTGATGACTGCCATGGCTGGTCTATCAGGCGTTAACTGGATTATCACAAACGTAGCAGGCGGCTCCTTCCTGATGGTTAACACCGTCCCAGGATATCACGCTCCTCCTGTGATTTCTTTCACCAACAACAACAACGCTGCTGTGGGTACTATTACTTCTGGTCCAGGATTTACTCTTTCTGGCTACACCCAGACTTACACGGCAACGACCGCAGTGTTTACTTCTCAGGCTACTACTTATGCGCCTGGAATGTCTTTCTACCCCGTGGTAGCTCCTACTACTCAGACTTGGATTAAGAATGCGGCTTACAGCGGCTCTACTGGTGGCGTTATTGTATCTAACGATATTGTAAACACCGTGGGCTACTCGGCTCCAACTCTCACAGTAGGAAGTACAATCGGTACTCAGACCTATGTGAATACCCTCACTTCAACTGATACTCCTTACTTCTTTACCTTCTCTCGTTCTGAGATGCATGGTAAGACCAATGTGTCAGTTCTTCTAAAGAAGTGGTCGTAATTTAAACGAATTTTCGAAAAATAAAGGAGGCTGAAAAGCCTCCTTTTTAATTTAATTAGAGATGTACTAATTTGGAACGATGTACCAAAACCCCAGAACTCTATTTCAGCAGCGTATAAATGGTCTTCTAAAAGATCCGGAATGTTCTCCTATGTTTGAGGATATCTTTAAATTGCTGCAGTTATATGCCTTAGAAAAATTAACGCCCAATAAGCCTGATGAGTCAAACTGGAAAACTCTGTTGCTTATGTACGAAGAACTAGGCCCATCTGGGATGGCTAAGCTCGTGTCCTTGGCTAAAGGCAAAGCCATAACTTTCCCTACAGAAGAAGAGTTTCAAGACTCTGTAATAACTACTTTAAGTTATTACTATAAGGAAGTAGAGAATAAGAATTGGGACGAAATTAAAAAGATACTGAATCAGCCGGATCTGAATACTATTAAGTTCGGCATTCGCGTACGGAATTTCTCGACGTTTATAAATGAACAGTTGTTGAAAAAATTCAAGAAGGTAGAAATATGAAAAACAAAGATTTAGAGGACGCAAAAAACATGTTAACTGCTACGTTGGTGGAATCCACTAAAACACCAACCTTATACGACCCTTCTACAGAAGTAGAGAGATCATTATCTAGCTTTCTTCAACATAGGCTGACCAAATTGCAGGAGGACGCTTCAAGAGAAGAAACTATATGGGAGGCTATAACAGAGAGAGTCTCTGAGTTCAATCCTGATCAGCTAATGAGGCTTCTAAATATTCTACAAGAGAATAGTAACTCAGGCGTTGAAAAAATCCTGAGTCCTTTCATTCCGAGAGCAGGGGAAAGAATTCCCCTCTTGCCTGACAACTCAAAGAAGAGTAAGGATATCGTCGAAGAGACAATATTCAATGAGTCTGGTAAAGATTTGATGGAGGCCTTTTCCGAATTGAACTCCCTAGTGAGGGAAATGGCTAAGACAAGAGAAACTGAGGATATAAAGAAAGTACTGTCGTAAAATATACTTTTCTGTATCTTTAGAAAGGAGGTGATCCTAATCTAAAGGTGACGAAAATGTACAAAAATAAAAGGTAGGAATATGCTAAGAGGCTCTCTGAAAAGAGAGCCTCTTTTTTATACACTACTCATCTCAAATATCATCTTCGCTGTATTACGATCTAAGTACTGTTGAGTACCGAACTTTTTAGTTGTGAAGTCCTTATCTTCCAAATTCATATCTCGAACACAATCTAAGGAGTTATCAATAATTAGGAGATAGGTGTACACCGTCTTCTGTTGCCCAATACGATGAATACGAAATATAGATTGGTTATACTCTGTATAATTCCAGGTTCTATCAAAGTAAATAGCTATATTAGCCTCAACAATAGTCACGCTGCTATTAAGAACCTGTATGCCCGCAATAAGAATATTGCGATCTTTCGAGGCTTGAAAATCTGCTATGATATCTGCCTTGAATTCATCCAGGGTCCTCCCCTTCGGTACTTTGACTTCCCCGTTGATGAGATAGGGCTGCCTCTTTTCTAAGATTACCGCCAGTTCTTGACCGACTGTAGGATGAGAGCACCATATAATAATTTTTTCGTTAGGATGCTTTTCTAAGAGATCATCCAAAGCTCCCATCTTACAGTGATTAGAGAACTTAAATTTTTCGACCTTGCGAATAAGATTGTCTGGTAACTTTGTTTCATGGTTTAAAAGTAAGCTTGGATTATCGATGGCTAAGGAGAGATAGGGGAAAGAATTAAACACAGCTCGAGAGTCTATGCCTCCGTAAAATTCTTGTATGGCTCGTAGTTTTTCTACAACGATTCCTTGGTAGATTTCCTTCTGCTCATCAGATAGCTCCACATAAATCTTCTGTATGAAGTGCTCAGGCAACTCCAAAACGTCGTCAGCAAATCTTCGAGTAGACACTGATTTTACAATATCAGCCATCTCTATAAGTTTATTGGGTTTGAAGTAATTGATAGCATATAAAGAAAATCTATTGCCAGTATCTGCATACTCTTGTAGCCACTCGAAGTAAGAGAAATTCTTTACTAAGGCGGGATCTAAGAACTTCAGCTGTGAGTAGTACTTCTCTTCTCTGTCTGCAGGAGTTCCTGTTGCAATGTATCTATACTGAAAGAAGGGAGCGGCAAGGTGTATGGCCTTAGATTGCCTGGCTTGAGGATTCGCGATATTATGTGATTCGTCCAGGATAATGATGCCAACATCTCCCTGAAGCCAATCTCGAAAGGGAATAGGACACTTACGATAATTCTTTGAATTGGATATCTCTTCCTGATACTCATCAGATACTAAGAGGAAAGATCGGTAGCTGCAGATGACAACATGAGATTTCACGTCGTCAAAAGGTCGCCGGTTTTTAATTCCCCCAACTCTAACATCTGATGAGTCATAGTTAGAAAATCTCCCCAGTTCTCTCTTGATATTGTAAGTGCCAGACCCTGAGGTAATGATAAGTACTTTTCTGACGTCTTTGTATTTACGGAGTAATTCAAGGGTGTTACATAGTATCCAGCTCTTCCCGGTACCTTGTTCATTAAAAAGAGCATATCGGTTGTAACTGGAGCATTTAGATAGGTCTTCGAGTTGGAAATATTCATGCGGCGCCTTCCCCATAATGGGTTGTACTTTTAAATCATCTTTAGTAAAAGGAATTCTTTGAAATTCGATCGATCTCTTGGGAGTCTTCAATATCTCTATCTGAGACCATACTTCGTTTGTAATATAAAGTTCTTCTACGTCTCCCAAAGCGTCTATGACAGAGTCATAAACAGACGTCGGAATACACCACTGTTTACTCTTTGGTTCAAACTGACATCGATATCTCTTATATATAGTAAGATCTGTATCGAAGGCGTTGACCGAGAATAATTGACTGGCATATATTTTATCGTCGCGAACTAGAATCTGAATGCTCATTGGAGATTATGCTCCTTGAAATATTTTCTCCAGTCTACGCCGCCTTTATAGTACTCCCCCTCACGAGGATCTGCGATAACAATATCTACTGTCAAAGGAACACCCTTCTGCCAGGGTTCCATTCTTTCAAATATTTCTTTGATCTTGGCTATCACCTCTTTCATTTCATTATCCCAGATAATGAAATCTACAGAGTCGTGAACCATACCTTGTATATAGGATTTAATATTATTGGCTTCTTTCCAGATTTGGAAATCGACCATGCAACCCATTACTTTACAAGCCTCATCATTTTGAATAGTCGTGTTGGCTAAGATATTATAAAGGCCCGCTACTTCTTTTCTATCCTCATCCTTACCTTTTAGCATAAGAACTGGCGTTCTGCGAATTGCTCCGTGGTAAGAACGAACATATCCCTGCTCCTCGCCTATCTGCTTATTACGCTCAATGCGATCAGCAAGTCCTTTATATGTCTTAAAGAATTGGTCTCGAATATAATCAGCGACCGTAATGTAGCCCCACATTTTAGGTTCTACATCTTTATACTTCTTAGCAATATTAAATTTCTTGTCGTAGAGCTGAAATTCCTCTATGAAGTCGTCGACCTGCTCTTGCGTCCATTTTACAGATAAAGTAGTCTCGGCGAATGTTATGGAAGCCATACCGAATAAAAATCCGAAGTTAACTGCTTTCGCCATTTGTCTGTATACATCGTAAATGTTATCTTTCTGGCGCAGTCTCTTAAATTCAATTTCTGTTATGGGCCTCATGACTTTTCTATGTGTGATTTTCATATAGAGAATATATGAATCAGCCTTTGTATATATTGGTCCATATGACAATACTAAAACTTGAGCTTGAAAACTTCATGAACATAGCTAAAGCCGACCTAGATTTTAAAAACGGCATAAATGTTATTTCGGGAAAAAATGGAGCAGGAAAAAGTGCTGTGCTTGAAGCTATCGCTTTCTGCATGGTTGAACGCAGAAGAGGGGACTCTTGGAAAGACTACATCAGGTCCGGAACAACAGGATTTAAAATCCACCTACTCATACAAAAGAGTGCGGCAAAAGCGGATGTCGTTGAATTCAGATATGAAGGTAATATAAAGCAAGGCGCGACCAGTAAGCAAATTATCTACCAGGGTAAGACCTATGTGAATTCGGAGTGCTCTGATTTTATAAAGGACACCTTTGACTCCGAAATGTTGGAGAATATTATTTTTACCCTACAGGATAGTAAACCAGTCACTCACCAGACTCCTCTGGAGCGTAGGACCATATTTAAGAAAATATTCAATTCTAATTTCACAACCGCTGTTGAGAAAATTAAAGCGGATATTGAACAAAAAGAGGCTGAAAGCACAACCTTAGCATACGAGATAAATGCCATTAAATCCAAAACTTATCCTAAGGTGAGATTAGAGAGTATGGATCCTCAGGAATTGAGTGTCTATCTTACAGAGCAATCTAAGATAGAAGATAAGATGAAAGAATCTACGTTCGATAATGAATTTAATACCCTCTACCTGAGCAACCGAGAAGTCTTCGAAAAGTATGTGTTGCCTTCGTACCTAAATACTAGGGATGATGTAACGAAGCTTGAGAAAGAAATCGGAGATTCTCTAGTGAAAACAGAATTCTGCGAACGCGACATACGAGCTGGTGAAGCACGGCTTAATACTTTAGATATAAATATCAGTGGGCTCAAGCTCAAAATAGAAGCTCTTGAAAAATCTCTGGACTCTGAGAGTGATTCTATAGGAGACCTTGAAAAAACTTTACAAGGTTTGAGAGCCCGTATCCGGGAAGCTCAGGTGCTTAGGTCCATCTCCAATACACATTTGGAAACACATAAGAAAGGTAAGTGCGATGCTTGTGGGCAAGATTGTGATATAACAAGGATCCAGGAGTTAGAGACCGGGGTTAAAGTTA